CATGCAGATCAGACTATATCTTGTGTGTTATTACACACCCCCCTGTTTCGGCGGTTGATAATCAACCGGAGGTTTCCCTCACCGCTTGGCCCTAACGCCCGTAAGCGATAGTCGTTGAACGTTCATCCCATAGGGATGCTTCGCTGCGGATTGTCTAAACATTCACACTGTTACTATACTCAACGTCATTACCGTTGACCATAAATATGTTACCATACCTACTTAGTGGTGATATGTATAAAGAGTTACCCGTCAATTAAAGGGGTTTATAGAGAGCACACGGTTCTACCCTCATCGAAACCTATAAAGGTATACTGCAAACCCTGATGATCTAATTTGTTATTCTCATACTCCATGTGTCTCCACAACACCTTTGCCCCAGATGGGAAAATTGCTTCCAGAGCTTTCTCCCTGAACTTCGGTTTCCATTCCTTATCAAGTTGCAAATAAATACTTTTCGCTGTATCAAAAAGTCCACCTGCACCTGTCAATTGAGGTGTTGTCCTACGAAACATTATACATGCTGTCTGCGGGTCATCGACATAAGCAAGCGGCATCAATTGTAGGAGATATGATTTTCCACTATTCCCAGTGACAACTACACAATCTTCTAGTCTGGTAACAAAGAAACCTGTTTGTGTTACAAAGCAGTATTTAAACCCATCCGTAGGTATAAACTCTTTAAACTCAACTTTCTCTTTATCGTTTAATGCTCTTAATGACTCGCCATTAACGTTTACATTAACAATGTACTCTGAGCCAATCTTCTTCAAAGAAGACTCATAATCGAAGCAGGAAACAACAAACTGGATAAAATCAGCAGTGGATTTGTTACTGGAAGAATACATACCGCCTTGTGCGATAATGGTATCCATGATTACATCAAGTTGATGCCTTGAGCAGTTATAATAGTTCTCTGTTATCTCACCACACAACACTCGCTCTCTGATTGTTTCATCATCTAAGTCCAAACCTGCACCAGAATAATTGAATGTTGTGATAAATTTTCCTTCCCAACCACCGCTGGAATTTTTATGTGTCTCCGCAATTTCCGAAAATGGTTGCGTTTTTGGTGGAGTATGGTAATCTTCTTTAAATAGGACAGTGTGTTCGTCAGATAACTCTTGACAAATACCATTACCTTCTATTCTTGTAAGTTTTTCGCAAGGGAGTTTAACAAACTCTAAAGGAGGGATAAATTTAGCCTCCCCTGTGGCTTTATCATATTGCAGAATGTCCTGCCCTGACCATTCTGCTATCTTAATCCAGCCAGATGGTGTCAACACCTCGTGGTCTTTAGACAAACACCCGGCGGCCCCGCCAATTATTAGAATTTGGGCTTTACTCTCCAAAATCATTTTTTGTTTAGGACTGGCAGGTCCAAATACTTTACTCAAAAGACCTCCATATTTTCTATTCCTACCATAGAAGGTAGTTTACCACGAATAACGATAAAAATAAAGCCCTTACCCTTAAATAAGGGCATTGTCAACTATTTGTCTGAAGAAAATATTGTCTTTACATACTGCTGCAACGTTCTTAATTTCATGCGATCTTCAGCAGCATTAATGTTGTTTTTCTTGATCACCTCGATGGCATCTGCGTTGCTGAGACCACGAGGCAATTTTTCAGGTTCTTTCGGTGGTATCATAGCTTCAGCGGGTGGTCTTGCTAAAAGATCGCTTATCACAACTTCTTTTGCAACAGGAACAACTCTCTCAGGTGGTGAAGTGCACCCTGTTAACATAAACAATAGAAAAGGAACCATGATAACATACTTTTTCATTTAGACCCCAAACTGTCGTTATAGATATCAACAAACTGGTTATCGAGGCAAACCTGTTTTCCTGCTTGTGTCTTGCTATAGCTTTTAATCTTTTTGTCAAGATTTTCTTTCAATTGATTGTTGATTTCCCTCTCTTGCACTAACATGGTTGACAATTCATCTATCTTATCCTGCTGTTGCTTTTTAAAAGCGTTATTATGATCCCGAACTTGCTGGTTAATCCTCTCCCATTTAAGATCAGTGTCGCTGACACCTGCGTTGTACGACGATGTTAACTGGTCATTATACCAATGTTTTATCCCCAAGATACCACAGACGAGAACCACACCACACAAAACAACACCTATCTGTTTTATGTTCTTAGAAAAGAAAGTTAACAGCGTTTTAAACCATATCATGATATATCCCCATCACACTCAATAATGTTTTCAATTTTCAGTGTTGTTTTTCTGTTTTCAGAAATATTAATCTTATCAGTTATGATATCGTATTGCATCTCAGATGGATTACTTATTGAGACATCTAAGAGAACTGCGCCAGGTTTATACGTTTCATATCCATAACCATCTGTCTTACCCTCCTTGCACAGGTATTCGTAATATTCTCTTGCCTTCTTCTCATCAACATAAAGGCTGAGAGTGCGAAAATTATTTGCTATATCTTCTTTGTAAAGCCCAACATAATGTGTATCTTTTGTTGGCATCATGAGATAGAAAACTTCAGCAGGACAAACTCCATATAGTTTTGTAAAGTATTTCCTGCCTGTTGCTTTTCTTAATCTTTGAAAGATATTAAACATATTAATTTTAGATACATCATTAAACGGCAACGGTTGCACAGGGGTAACATTTTTGTCTACCTGCTGGCAACAAGATTCTAATCTGTCCAGGCACTCAACCAAAGAATCAAGTGAAAACTGTTTTGTCTCATCAAAGATATCAGACAGTTTCATTCCGTACATCCCGCTAAGATGTGACTTTGCCGATTCCCAACTTTCTATCTGAAGGCTAGCAATGGTCATGGACAGTTTCATTGTCTCTTTTTTCGAAATTGTATAGCCACGAGATTTGTATTTTTCAGATCTCAAAAGTGACATAATCGGGTATTCAGTCTTATGATTTACAACTAAGACCCTTTGAGCGATATGTTTTAAGAAGTTGCTATCAAATTCCCACACACCATCTTTGAAGTTAAAAGCACCCATATTTATTGTAAAATCAAATTTGCTAAAGATATCTTCTGTTGTTTTGAACACATCCATAGCCACACATTGAAAGACAGGCTCTTGTCCAAAGTAAAACATCACACTCTTATCTGTCACACCAACCTTTTTGGTTGGTAAATTATCATCTTCATCACCTAAATAATCGCATTCATTGTCATATTTTCTACCTCTAGAAAGAGGATCTGTAAAATTTGAAAATGAGGTGTCGCCGTGATCAAGTTTATAGAAATTCCTAAATGCTATTTTTTGTTCTGAGGCCCAGCCATTTGTTTTCTCAGACAAATCATACTTTCCTGACAAGAGTCTTTTATCCATCATGTACGCAATGAATATCTCAAGATTTTCCCAAGATGGGAAATACAAATCAAGATCGTTGACTTTACTATTAGAGAACAAAGAGGTTATTGCCCCGCCAGCTATCTTAACATTCAGCTTTGACAATAAATCATAAACACCTTTTGGTATAAAAGAGCGCAAAATGTCATACTCTCTTTGAAAATCTTCTTTTTTGAAAACATGCAACATCTTAACTCTCCTTGAGTACAAAACAAGATGCGTAAAGACTAGCACATAAAGAAAAACCCCGCAATAGGCGGGGTTAGGCATAGGAGAGGAGATTGATTGGATTATTATTATAGTTATTTGAGAAAAGTGGCGAAGGAACCTTTACATGTCGAGAGTGTCTTACCGTTTACTCAGCCACGACCTTCCTTAGTGTCCACTTTAATTCTGGTTGCGAGTATTGGGATCGAACCAATCTGGACTGGCTTATGAGACCAGCGAAGTCACCAGACTTCAAACTCGCAATGTTCATTTATTACCAAGAGAAATCCTTCTAGGTGGATGACCAAAATGGATCTCATAAGAACCATCAAGTCTTCCTTTCTTTGTCCGGCAATACTTATCTACTTTCTTGTAGTCCTTCACCTCTTGAGTAGTATACCTAGAATCGGCAATAAGTAGAATAAGAGGCCACCCAACACAAAATTTTCTAACTGTCTCTATTTTTTGGATATATGCACTCTTCAATTTTCTTCGCATGATCTATTTCCTGTTTGGTGTGACGGACAGGATTCGAACCTGTGACCACCTAGTCTTCAGCAAGGCACTCTACCAACTGAGTTACCGTCACATGATTGGTAGGCGATGAGGGACTCGAACCCCCAAAATTCAGGTTCTAAGCCTGACATGTATACCAATTCCATCAATCGCCCATCTATATTAACAGTTACGGTTTTCCGCGATACACAGAAATAGTTTTTCCATTGGCATTGATCACGTAGGCGGTCTGATCCTCAGACAAAAATACTTTTTGATCAACGCCGGAAATAGCTATAGACTTTTGATGAGCGCAATACCCAACAATTTTGCCACAAAAAATTTGTTCATCATTTGGGGAGACTACTTTAACTGTTAACATGGTATCCTCTGTACATTTCTGTTTTGATATGTATATGTTTGTTGGTCTGTCCGGTTGGATTTGAACCAACGACCTGATCATCCCAAGTGACCCGCGCTACCCAAGCTGCGCTACGGACAGAGAGATGTAGATTTTAATTGTCCCAGAATCTACAAACTGGTATCGCTGGCTAGGTGATATCTGTGACTTGATTAAGTCAAGAATTGGCGGTTCCTGAAGGATTCGAACCTTCGGTGGGGAGATTCCTCCCAACGGCTTAACAGGCCGTCACCATCGACCACTCGGTCAAAGAACCAGAATATTTTGGTGGATCTGGTTAGATTCGAACTAACAATCCCTCGATTAAAAGTCAAGTGCCTTAAACCATTTGGCTACAGATCCTTTAAATTATCTTTAAAATAGCTAATTACTCGCACATAATTAGCTATACGCAACAGCCCTCTAGGGAGGGCACACTAATGATAGATTACGATTACATGACCATCATGAGTGTTTGACTTACGCCAGTAAAGAGCGGACTGCTCTGGGGTATCGGTAAGATGGTTGCAGCCATCCACCGAAAAATCACACCAAGCAACTAAACAAGCTACATTAAAGATAACTTGGAGGAGGCTGACAGAATCGAACTGTCACCATATCTCTACAGCGGGACTGGGTTCAAACCAGCTTGTGCACCATGCACCCCAGCCTCCAAAAATAGCCTCTGCCGAGAAGATACACCCAACAAAGACGGCGCTCAGGTCCGAAGAAATCTGAGCCTTGACATACAGTGGAGGAAGATGCCAGACTTGAACTGGCACACCCATTTCTGGGTTACTATCTCCTTAGCAGGGAGACCCCTTACCAAATTAGGGTTAATCTTCCAATACCTTAGTAATTAAAAACTGGTGGAGAAGGAGAGAATCGAACTCTCAAGCCGTTTTACCAGTCAGCACATTTCCAATGTGGTTTCGTCGCCAATCGATTTGCTTCTCCGTTTTAACTTGGCAGGGGATGGTTGATTCGAACAACCGATCACGGGGTCAAAGCCCGTTGCATTAGGCCACTATGCTAATCCCCTTTGGCACGAGAGTGAGGAATCGAACCCCTTAGTCACTGGTTTTGGAGGCCAGCCTTCACCCAGTGAAGTTACGCTACTCTCATTAAAAACTATTTTCGGAATGGGTTTATATATAAAACGCCAACATCACTCTTTCTCTTGAGAAAGCTCGGTCTTCAGGAACAACACTCTTCAGTTTCCAACCAACATAAATTCGCCAGTAAAATTGTTTTCCAAACAGTCTGAAAGACGGGACAAACGCGAATAAACCCCACGCATTGTCATTCCACATCAGCAAGTAGCCTTGTTGATTATCCTCCACATCAGAGCTTACATGGATGTTTCCTTTCCACTTTGTCACAGATGTAATTTCACGCCCAAGTGCGTGATAGGAGAAATTGTAGGCTTTATTTCTCCACAACCAAGCAACTCGTTGCAGATAAACACCAAAACTCCCTATCTTGCGAACTTCTGCCCATCTCTCTATGTGTCCTTTATCACCATCTATAGGATTATCATATGTTTCCATCCACCTGAAAATATAAGGTAGATGCCCTGTCTTCTCATTATAGAACGGAACAACAAAAGGAGCCAGAATAACACAGAGAACCGACATAACTGGGTCAAGAGGTGCTAACAGAATCCACGATAAATATTTCAAGTATCTCATGCAGGATCAAGCCTAGATATAATGTACTGGTTTAAATCTGAATATGGGAAGATACTTTCAAAGATAACCTGTTTAAATCTGAAACCGCACAAACCGAAAAGTACCTTCTGACACTCCCCAAAAGAACAATCTTTACCAACTTTTATCACAACCGTATCGGCAACCTGCACACTTTCTATCTCTTTAGGTTCATGATGCCGTACTATGATTACTTTAGAAACCATCATACTCGTCCGTATTAAAGCCTTCTACTAAAGATAGAAGATGTCTAGGGTTGGACCGCAAACTCAACCCCATGGAATTTGTTACGGTCTTCAGTTGACCCAAGCGGATTTCATTGACATCTTTTAGATGGAGCATCCAGAGGGTATCGAACCCTCGACTTCAGCTTGGAAGGCTGTAGTTTTCCCAATTAAACTATGGATGCATATTTGGTGGGAGTGGTAGGCTCTGCCCCTACGTCCTCTCGATTATCGGTCGAGCGATCTACTAACTGATCTACACTCCCAAACTGTACTGGCCCAACAACCACGATTGGAGGGTATCGTCACACATCAAAGCCAGTACAGATTTAGTTGGTGTGCCGTGATAGAGTCGAACTACCCGAGTCCCTTTCGAGACAGGAGATTTACAGTCTCCCCCGCTACCCCTACGGTCTAACGACACATTAACCTTGTTTGAATTGAACAATATCCGTCGAGAACGGTTTAGCTGCCTTAATGGGAGCTTTTTCTGAGTTATCTTTTTCGAGTAACTCTTCGTTTTCCTCATCAAAGTAATCAGAAAGCATCTGCTCACCTTTCTCAATAACATAGCGAGCAATATTTTCTCTGATATTGTCTTTTGTATTCACATTCTTCATCAAATCCCTAAGAACCTGATGAGCTTCAGGAATCATTGCAATCAGATTCGTTTTCAAATCTAGGATATTTTTCTCTAACTGAATTGCATTAGATTCCTCTTTCAGAGGACGACCTTTTCCTCTTCTACGTTTTGTAAGCTGCTTAGTAGCCATTTTAAAACCCCACTTAATGATATTATCAAATAAAAACATATCTGTCAAGTGGTATTTTAACATATTTACCAAGAAATTGAAAGTTTGGAGCACGGTGTCGGACTTGAACCGACATATATCCGTTTTGCAGACAGATCCGTAACCAAATTCCGGCAACCGTGCAATAAGTACCCCAGGTAGAGAACCTATAGAGTGGGTCTTACGAGCCGCGCTGACGATTCTCAAGTTGGGGTTAATTTGGTAGACGGTGGAGGAATCGAACCTCTCACTTCCTTCCCACTTTTTAAGTACAAGTTTAGAAGACTTGTGTGGGGACACCGCCCATTTTAAAGAATGCTTTATAGTGTATGGTTACTCAACCTCACTCCAACTTCCACAGTTGGTGCTCTACGAGCATGACTACGTTTGAAATCAACGTTGCGCACCGATAGCTTTCTCACGCATTGTATGCCTCATTCCCAACAAATGCTGATCAGACATTTATATCGAATAATATAAGCTAATACACTATAAAACAAACTTGTAGCTGGGCGATGGAATCGAACCACCTATGTATTCAACGGCTAGCCCGTCTATTTTCAGGATTATAAATCCTCGCCCTTGCCAAAGGGCTTACCCAGCATTGGTGCTCGCAGCAGGTTTCGAACCTGCAACCCCCTGCTTACAAGGCAGGTGCTCTACCGTTGAGCTATACGAGCAATAAGACATTGCTTCCGATTAACAGCCTTGAGGCTTTACAGACCATATCTTGTGAGTCATAACCTGTGCCAAGGATTTCAGATGATAAACGAAATTTTATCTTTCAAGAGTCAACTTTCAAGTTTCATCTTTTACATTTAACCATTGACCTTTATTGTATGAACTTTTACTTAGTGGAAACAACAAGGCATCTTCGTGTGCCTCGCTGCATCTATGTCCTGTATTATCCTCATACATATACGATACATGGTGGGGAATATTTAACCTCCAATCCCCAGGAGGCAAGATGATGTAAACTTCGTTAATCAAAAGCAATGTTTTAAATTTCAAAACAAAGGAACGATAATGATATTATCAGAGCCTTTTAGAGAGAGTGCTCAATCTCAATTTCTGTCTTAGCGTTTGACTCAGACAACGCAAAATCAACGTTAGACAAGAAATCTTCAATCTCTTCTTCAAGAGAACGAATCTTAGAAGCCAGTTCAAGAGGATCCACAACCGATGGTGTGTTCATCATTCGAATGGGAGCTTCCACAGTCTTAATCTGTTCTGCATCTGGCGCTTTATCACGTTGGATATATGGCGCTCGGGCATTTTCAAGTTTATCTTCGAGAGATTTTTCTTCTTTTGCCAGCAGAAGCTGTGCAGAAGTATGCTGTGCACAAAGTTTGTTTAACAACTCTTGTTTAAAGCAAATCGTCCGTTTGCGTTCGATTGCCTCAGCAACTGTCATAGACACATGACCAATTTTAACAATCGTCTCAGCATTAGACTTAACAATTTTTGCTTTCAGTTCATCACGCACTGCCAAGAGGTCTTGCAGACCTTGATAGTCGTTGATCACAGATTTCTTAAAATCATCAATAGAACCGATATAACCAGGAATCTTACAATTATTATCAGTTCCTTTTGCAACCTTAATACAGTCAAGGTTGTAAATACGCTTGTTGATCTTCTCTTCGATTTTAGAGATAGAAGCAAGTGCACGAGTTACAGAAATCTTAGTAGACATTCAATCTCTCCTATGTAAATCAACTTTGATAAAGTCACTATACAGAAAAACAAAAACTATGTCAAGAAAAATTTTAATCTTTTACAGCATCTTTGATAGAATCACAAAAATCTTGAACCACATCAGATGTGGGTGACAAAATCATCTCATCGGCTGCTGCTATAGCATCTGATGCTAAATCAACAAACGGAGTTGTTACCGCAGCAGTCACTTCAACAGCCGTTGTTGTTACGTCGCTTGCAATCTTAAGCAAAGATCCTATCATAATATTACTCCTGTTAAGCACCCGTGATTCCCTTGATTTAACGACGCTGGCTCACGGTGGCACTCTCGTCAATAAATTATTTTTTAGTTTTCTTAACGTTTTCTACAGAAGTGCTTGTTTTCTGTTTCACTTCTCGTTCACGCTTTGTTTTCCCAGTACGAATACGATAGGAAGCAGAAATCACTTCACCACCAATGACACGAGACACAGATTCATAATACATTTCAGTATTACCGTCTTCATCTTTGCGTTTTTTCAGAACTGCTACAGTTTGCGTTTTGCCACCAAGACGCACATCGTGCGGTGCAGAATGTGTCTGCGTGGACTTCGATTCAAACTGAAAAGGTTGCTTGATCGCCTCGATAGGCGACACCTTTTTAGCAGACTGTTTCTTAGCCATTAAGTTTTCTCCTCCGAAAACAATAAACCTAGTTTATTTCGTGTGCCACATTTGGTGGCCCCTGCTGGACTTGAACCAGCGACCAAGCGATTATGAGTCACCTGCTCTAACCACTGAGCTAAGGGGCCGTATCTCTTTGGTATGAGATGATATTATCCTGTATGATCTACATTGTCAAGAGATATTTTAAAATTTTATACATCCCAGTTTTCTTCTTGATGACACCCTTCCCCGAAACCAACTTCTTTTTCAAAATCAATACCTTTTTTCATACATTCCTCACATTAAGAGATATTATTTTCAAACTCAAAACGTAAAAAACGAACTCTGTCAATACACTGTTGTAATCTACAAAGCAACAACTCAACTTGTCTATGCGTCTCTTCAGTATACGTTTTGATCATCTTGCTTTTCTCCGTGATCTTTTCATTGCAGCTTCTGCACGTCTTTGTTTACGATTTTTATACGGTTGTTCTAAGGATCCTGATAACGTACTTTGTTGTGCTAATCCCTTCGATGGGGTAGAAATAATATAACCCGCCTTCTTCACCGAACGATGCAATATATTTCCAGGATTCAATTCCAAAACCAGTTGTAGAAAAAGCGACATCATCCGCTTCTTCAAGCGCATCATCATGTGTTTTATGAAAAGACTCATGTTCTACGTACTCCCCGTTATCAGACTTAAGAACCATTTTTAATTTAAACATAACAAATCACCACTAACTTTATTTTTATCTTGTTATTAGATCTTATCAGTGGTGTTTATTTTTGTCAATTAAACTATTCCAGAAGCCTTGACACCACGCTCGTATTCTGCTACTGCAATCTCATGAGGAGAAAGGTCATATGAGGCATCCTTGCAAAGACCTACTTCGATGTAATGTTCTTCTAGCCCGTCAAGGATATCTGGCTCCCACGCTTTTTTCATGTCCGTGTGGACTGATGCACGGTTTCTGTCGTGCTTCACTACGAAATTTCTCAAAACGCTCTCCTAGAGATGAAAAACCCCTCCGTGTGGAGGGGAATGATTATGCTGTTAAAGCTGTGACAAAGCTCTTTGGCGAATTTCTTCAAGATCCTCATCAACAAACAGTTTACCATTAACAAAAACTGTTCTAAGCTCGTTATCAGGGTCAGATACCTGATTTATACCAAGGTTATCTACCAGCTTCAACTCACCACTCTCATCACGAACAACTTTCACAAAGCCTTTCGCAGATTTCTTACCAAGATCAGTTTTAGGCTCTTTTACGACCATTACTTGTCTGCCATCAATCACAGCACCAGTAGCTTTTACAGCCATACCCAGAGAATCGCGGGTTGTGTATTGCGTTGTATAAGAACCTACACCAAACACAATGTTACTGGAAGCAAATCCTCGTTCTTCAAGGCGCTCAAAGATCTCTTTAGCACGAGAGATTGTGATAGAGTCTCCGTAGATTAATCCAACATGGCTATCAAGAACTTTGTAACCCAAAGAGTTTACACTACCACCGAATATTTCCCACAGGCATTGTACAGCACCTTTGACCTCCTCCTTGGTCAGGTAATTTGCAAATTCATCACCTGTCAAAGATTTCCAATCTACAAGGTTCCCTCCTGAATCCCGCATCCAGGAAGTGTCTCGGGACATCTCATACAAAGTAACATATTTGCCATTCTTAAACAGCACAGCATCCATGTTACAGCACTGCCCCGTTGCCCATTCTTCCTGAGAGCACACACGATAGCCAGCAATGATGTGTTCTGGGATCCCACTGTCCGGTCTGAAGACCAGCTTGCCATCACGAGACATAATCTCATCTTTCAGGATTTTGGCTGCCTGTGTAATGATTGCCCAAAAATCATAGCTGTCTGCGACGTATGAAGCATAGCCTGACGGAAAAATCTCTGTTGCATAACGCTTTAAGAACTCAACTTCAGCACGAAAACGTGCTTCAGCAAGCGACATATCAGGATTTTCCTGCTGGATACGCTCAACAATAAAACCAATGTTCGTTGTCGCTACGCTATGCTCAGATGCGGGAATAGACCCAGCAACAAAGCGACCTTTCATGTTGTAATAGCGATTTGCGTAAACAATCGCTGGAATTGTATCTGTGCCCATTGAGCTAATCAGTTGCCCAAATTCGCTCTGTGCTGCGTCATGTGTTCCAGCTTCACCACGGTATGCAAAACAATGGTTTTGGAAAGCAACATGATCGTTGTTATCGCATGTTTTCTTTGCCCACAGTTCTGACAGTTTACGGTATTGCCAGAAAGTCGTTGCCGTGGTAATTGTCTTCCAAGTCTCCGAGGAGATCACGCTCTCAAGGAAGTTTGGCAGCCAGTAAAAATCAGGATGTGTGTTCTGAATCGTGAACATCGGAACCTGAACCGGAACAAGTGTTCCTTCAGGCAAGGCTCTAATTTCAATTGGGAGATAGCCAAGATCATGCAATCTCTCAAAACCCCAAGTTTCAACAGCATCCTTCCCAATGCTCAAATCACAAATCTCTTTGTAATCCTGAATCGCTTTTTCTTTCGGCAAAGCGAAGAAATTATTATTAAACATGTCGATCAGGAACCACTTGATAAATCCCTGAAGACCAGCAAACATTACACGATGGTCATCATCTGCAAAGTGTACAAAGTGTTTCGCATTGCGTGGTGTCATGTTGTCTTGAACAAACTGTGAACGTCTATCGTACATCGAGATGTGACTTGGTTTATAAAAATCTGCGAACAGTAATGGACTTTCTTTGTGAAGCATGATCTCAACCCTCCAACCTAAAAGCGTATTTTTTCACTAAAACGTACCTTTGTCAAGATGTAATTAAAAATTTTCTGTCCAGTCGTAGTACGCATAGATTTCATCAACACCACCGTTGAGAATAAATTCTTTCCCACGAGAGAAAATTCCATGCGTGACATACAAGACAACACGTTTAGCGCCAGCAGCTTTCAAGGCTTGGGCAAGGTTTGTAAACGTAAACCCACCATCGCAGATATCATCGACAATCAGGCATGTCTTCCCACCAACATCACCAAAAACCGTTGTGCCTGTGATTGCCCCTGTCGAAACATCACGGACTTTACCAGCCTCCACCACACACAGATCCAAAGCATCAGCTACTTTCTGAGCCTTCTTACGTGCTCCTGCATCTGGAGCAATCAGGACAAGGGATTTGTCAGAAAGCAGGTTAAAATCAAAATTCATTCCAAGAAACAACTCCGCTTGAGAACGAATTTTCACGTTATCAATCAGCGCTGAGGATACGTCACTGTGTGGATCATCGACGATAACTTTGTGGAAACCAAGTGAGTTAATCATTGTGGCAAAGACTTTCACCGACAGAGATTCTCCAGGGTTCATAACTCGGTCTTGTCGAGCATACGGAATGTACGGCAGGTGTAAAACCTTTTCCACACCAACATCCAAATTGCCAAGACGATTAACTGCATCAACAAGCAGTGCCAAACACATCACATCCTGTGAGTTCTTGAGTCTAGCGAAGATATCCACAAAACCAATCGAACCTTTAGGGACATAGTGCATATCGATCTTCACCTGCTCCTCACCACCACTAAATGTGAAATGGTCAACTGGCACATGTAGCTTGTTCAAACTCAAACGAATATTCATGATTTATCTCCTCTGATACGATTGACGATAATATAATTTCTTGGTTTCACGTTACCATCAGAATCCTGAAATCCTGATCTAACACGCCTGATATAACCAAAGCTCTCCATCCGAGACAGAAATTCAGACACTTTGGTTCGTGAGTTTTCATTCCACCCCAACAGGCCACACAAGGATTGTTGTGACGGAAAGAATACCAGTTCCCCACCCAGAGGGTTCAGATTCTTGAAATACTCGTATCTCCACAACAAGCGTATCAGTCTTTGCAGATCGCTTGGTGATAACCGTTCATCAAAAACCCACTCTGTCGGGACAGCGATGTACGACCCAGCTTTCGGATTTACATGGAAACCCCCAACATTAGATTTCAAGGCAAACTCCGGTGTGTAATCCAACACCGAGAATGCTACCCATAACCCCACACAATGTCAACCCCTCCCATATGTCCCCATTTCAGGGACATGGGTATGTCCCCGTTTTGGGGACACAATACTAACTGATCAAATTAAACTAACATACAAGATCTATTAAATATAATACTACGTATTATAATACTATGATCTATTTAATATGATCTAATATAATATAAATTATATAATATAATTTAATATAATACTACGTATTATATATTATAATATATTATATAAAATTTATTTAAAATACATTAAGTCTTGAAGAATGTCAAGACTTGATATTAAATATTTTTGTTGATATGATTCGATTGAGTCGAATCGTATGGTTCGATGATTTCGAATCATAGAGTTCATAGAGTTTTGCCTGAAAGCGTGAGTCGATGAGACTCTTCAGGCAATACGTGAGTGTGTAAGATGCTCACTGCGCTGATAGCTTGTGACCATCTAACCCTCATGAGCCATTCTGAGATAAACCCACATCAACAAACCCTACAGGTTTGTCTCTGTGTGTTGATCTCAATCATGGATTCGGGTTGTCACAAGTCACTATGTGACTCTGTGTGTGGGGATCTTGAATGTGTACCGGAGCATGGCGCACAGGACTGGTTCATCTGTCCGTCTCAACTGGGGCGCGGCGGGTGTTAAGGTTTAGTTTTACGTTTTGTGTGGGTGTGGAGGAGAGTTTTATGGCCTACGATGAAAATTCTATCAGAGTGCTGTCACCTGATGATATCAAACAACGATTCGACTGGGTACGCATCGGGGATTTGGTTCACGAATATAACTTACCTGTGGATTGGGTCAGACGTGGCTTTGAAGCGTGCTGGAGGTTAGGCATCGAGCCTGATTATTTTATCAACAAGTACATCCTCAAGCATGATGTTGATCCTGTACCTGATTTCGAGGCTGTTTTTAAAGAGATTATTATGGAATCTCGATTCGGGGATCAGGTATGCACTCGGCAGTCTCAAAACTGAACCCACGAAACAAGTTTGCAAATGTAGCCCACAGATAGATAAAAACATCAACGCGCAAACGATCGCGCGTGGCATCTGTAGAGTAAATTTTCAATTTTCGGAGAAAAATGATGAATCGTACCATTACAGAAAAAGATCGTGAAATTGCTAAACAAAAACGAGAGCAACAAAAGCGAGAATGGACTGCGCTGGCAGAAGCGGGAAAAATACGCCAACATTTCGCTGACGCTAATCACTGGGCAAGGCTTCGCAGCAAATACGGGATTACATCCCCGAATAAGCTAGCACCAGCCGAGAGTAAGTATGGTTTGAAAATCCTTCGAAAGACGGTTAAGCTAACCGGAGGATTTGAGTGGTTCAAAGAGTCTTTCGGTATGGACATCAAGCAGTTTGTCAGAATGAACCCTACGTGGTCTGCATACGCTATTCAAGGGATCTTCCTTGAAGAGTGGGATGATTATCAGAATTGATTTTTGTTGTGTTTCTGATAGCCAACTGGTATGTTTATTACACGGAGTAATAACCCGTGTTACTTGTTTTATACAGGAGAGTTGATATATGTCTTGGCCCTTTTTAATTTATCTTATTGATGTTCTTAGTACAGACGGGAAGTATGAAGGTTGGGGATTCTTGTTGTTCCTGTGTGTTATTGTATACATGTTAATGCGTATTCTTCCAAAGATCCTCGAAGAACCTAAGATGGATATCTATCCAGGACAAAACCTTGTTTTAGCACAAGATTGGTCACGATTTAAAGCCGGAGATGTTCTTGTTGTGAAGGATACTGCGGGTGGTGATGTTCTTCTTCGCCACGGGGAGGAATCACTTGGTTCTTGGGTGAGTAAGAGCATTTTACGAAAAGTGTGCAAACTTGATGAAAAACAAGGATATATCCCACAGCAAGATGCGATGGAAACACCGCGAAAATTAACTGTGATTGCTATGGTTGTCTGTGTAGTAGGTATTCTATATGCCAACTTCATGCCACAGAAAGAGACTTCTTACAAGATGCTTGCTGCGTATGTAGGTCAAAACATTGTAGAATCTCCAAGGACTCAACAACTTGCAGACAGCACAATCAAGTATCTGGATGCTCAAATCAAGAAATATACCCAAGAATTAGGTGATGCCGCAGAAGGTGAGAAGAAAGATTCTAAGACTGATCAGAAGGTGAAAGAGTGATGAAAAAGGCGTTTGAAACAAAACGAATAGCTTTGGATTTTGATGACACTTTCACGCTAGATACTGAGAGATGGTCACAATTTGTTGCTCTATTCGCAGCAAAAGGCTCTGGTTGGTGTGTTAAATTTGTTACTTATCGATTCGACTCAGATGATAACTCTGATATCCAGTTTTGGGCTGAAAAACTAGGTATCGAAATAATTTATTGCAATGGTGTCCAGAAAGCACAAGTTTGTGCAGAACTTGGTTGGACCCCAGATGTGTGGATCGACGATTTTCCTGTTCTCATCCCTGTGAAACAACAACTACAGGGTATGCTTTTAGGAATAGAAAATAACGAAGAAAAACACAATGCTAAGTAGTTTAAGGGGGAGTGTTGAGAAGCATTGCGTATTACAAATTCAAATGTTGGGAGAAACTCTATGATTTGAGTTACCTTATTTTTGGGAATCTCCCTGTCACTGAAGACATTAAACACAAAATGTATCTTGCATACATGAAATACCGTCTCCACGAAAGAAAGAGTGGTTGATGGGAATGTTATGATGCCCTGTAGAGAGTATCTACAGGGCTTGAATGCTTAATCACAGGACTTACCAATGACAAGTATTTTACACACGACAGGTATTTTACCACACTATCAGAAGGAATATTCTTTCCCTGATTTATCTGGGGATATGTTGCAAATATACGACAAAGTGCAAGGCGAAGTGTCGGATCTACAATTTAGTTCAGACCCTGATGATGAGCAAGAGTTTGATAAACAGATTTGTCGTGTAGAAAACGAGCTTATAGAGCTACAATCATTAGCCAAATCAACAGATATTGAAGACTTAAGGCGATATGTTGAGAATCTTGAAAATTTAGTGTTCGGGCTTTCGCAAGCTATTATAAACATTGGTGAAATTGCTAAAATTGCCTCTGACAAGTTGCCAGACAACACAGAAGATCTTGAAGAGGCGTTGCAGAATATCTGCTATGAAGGAAGTTCTGCTCTCGGTTGTGAATGTGATCTAGGAAATGCTCTTGAAGAACGTGGGTGGAGCCTAACCCAAAAAACTTTTGTTTATCGTATTATTGGTGGTGAGTTCCCACGACTCATACAACTTAATGCCCTTTTTGGAAACAGCCAGAGTGATAATATTGCATTAGGTATTGAAGGTTGGTTCTGTTTAAGGGGTAAAGAATTAACATTTTGTTGTGGCGATGATGTGTTAATTCTCAACGCTTCTAAACCTGGTGTTGGAATAACAACAAAATTAAATGGTAAATCCACCAGTTTTCATACCTCTGATTTGTCAGCTATTTTTATGGATATATTTGATCCTTCAGAAGATGAAATTCTCATGTATGAAATGACCAGCGGAAAAAGGTATGATATTTTGTCGTGGAGAAATATTTTCGGTAAGAAGAGAAAGTCTGTAACGTGATATTTTATCATTGATATTTGTTTTCCCTGTGATATTTTTGCCACAGGGAAAGTTTCAATAACAGATATTTTCTTGATACTTTAAAGCCCTACCAGAAATTCAAATTCTGTAAATTTAGAAAACTATCACTTATAAGCGTTTCGACACAATTTTGTTATGAAATCCTTGTTTTTATATAAAAACCTGTTTTGGCATGAGTGGTAGGATCACACTCCATACTACCTTTATTCCTACAGATGAGCACCCCCATGTCCGAAAACTCGGTTCTCGATCGAAAATCCATTTTCCAGATCGTATTTGCTCCTTACGGAGCAAATTTTTTAGGGCTACAAATTTCAGTTCTCGATCGGTTTTTCGATTTCAAAATCGTATTTGTTTTTTCTTGCGAAAAATTTCGCACGCTCGGTTCTCGATCGAGTTTTCAAAATCGAAATCGTATTTGCTCTATAGCGCGAAAAAATTTTTATGGGTATCGTAATTCTATCACACACTTAAACGCAAAGCAACATAAAAATTTTTGTTGAATGATAATCATTCTCATTTGTAGAATGACAGACAGGGGCGGTGTCTTATCCTCCCCCGTTGACAATCGTCGCCGTAGTTTGAAGTTTATAGCCGTTCTCGGCTTATCTCTTTGTTAGACAGATATTAGCATAGTTGGTAAAGAAATCAAGCGTTAATTGCAATCTTTACGTTTCTTTACAAATTTATTTTTGACGAACTACCGGCGATCGACCTTTCAACCAGCGCCCTGGTATGTTAGCCCCGCCTTTACGCCGTGGGGATGGCGTTTCCTCTTCTGTATGTTAGGCATTATAAGCCCAATCCCTGGGCTTGTCAAACATTTTCATCTATTTATTTTCTTGCCAGGTTAGGACACCTAACCAGAAATGGCAATCACCTTTCGCCCATTGTGGTATATTGCTTTCTTTCCCACCTTCTCGCGCCCAGGAATAACCGCCCGTGTAACTTTGCAATTGATAACTATCCTCGACCTTATAATCTGACAGGCTGAGAACTGTTTCTACCTTTAAGCCCGTTGCGCTCGCTACCTGGTGGATAGTTCCCCCTTGCCAGCCTAACGCGTGCATAAGGTGCAATGTGGTAGTGGTCATTTTTTCTATTCCTCTGTTAGTTGGTTAGTTGTTAAAATTATATCTATAACCAGCCAGGTTAGCAAGGAAAATAAAAGAGAAAAATTTTCAAAAAATAGTATTGACAGCGGGGGTAGTATAGATCTACTATGTGCACATCAAGGCGATACACCGCCACCAACCAACTAACTTAAAGGGGTGAATTAATATGAAAACCATCGTTAACGCTGAGAATGTATCTTTCGATAAGTTGAACGACGCACAAAAAGAAAAAGCCATTGACCTTATTCGTGAGCGTGAAAGAGAAAGTAATAATGATTTCTTTGCTGATAGTGTCATTGAAGACTATAAGAATGACATTTTGCCAGAGTACGGGATCGATGACGCGGTCATCTATTGGTCAGGATTCTGGTCGCAAGGTGACGGCGCATCAATCAGCACTGACCGCGTGGATATTGAAAAATTTTTAAGAAAAGTTAAATCTTTAACAAAATTCAGAGGTATCCGCAAACTATTTGATCTCGGTGGATATAGTCCGCTATATGCAAGCATTGAGCGGGATAATTACAGCCGCTACCACCATGAAAATACTGTTTCCGGTTACGTTGAAACTATGTATTGCGGAGATTTAACGGCAAAGCAGGAAGATTTGGCCGATCAGCTTGAAAACTTGTTGACTGAAACGATCCGCGATCTATCTTGTAAACTCTACAGAGATCTAGAATCTGCTTATGATAGCCAGTTTACAGATGAAGCCATCACAGAATCAATCGAGGCTAATGAGTATCGCTTTGATATTGATGAGGATGGAAAAGTTTACGCTATCGCTTAAAAGTACTTGCATTCAGTTTTAAAATAGTATTATACTACTACAACAGGACGGGGGATCGCTCCCCGTCACATTCAGGAGATCACCAAAATGGCTAATATCCGTTCCTTGTTAAAAAATGCAACTCAAGTATTATTTTCTGACCACGACCATTTCAATAAAGACATTACAGGCGTAAAGAATATCAAAGAGGTAAAAAGTGTCATGGGTATTTATTGCAACATGAAAAAGGTAGGCACTTTCGGTAATAAAGTATTATATCAGGCAGGTGACTACAATTTTACTTTGACAATTATTTCATAAAACCACTTGCAAAGTTATATAGCTCTGTTATACTACCAACATTGATAAACGAGAGGTAAATAAAAATGGCAATCCAGGCAATCCTGTTAGAACTTACAGACTTCCGTAATACTGTAAAAAATTTAACCAAAAAACAGGTTGATAATATTATCAAGGGATACCGCGACAAGATTAAAGATCTTCCGCTTAAACGCGATCAACATGCAGCTAATATAATGCTTGATGCTATGATTAAAAAGATGATTCAATGTGATCTCACTCTGGCTTATGAATACGCTGGCGACCTCTTTGTAACGTATAATAAGCCCGTACCAGGTATGAGCACCACGGAAGAATTGCACGCCCTAAACCTGCGGCAAGATGCTTGGGATAATATGCGCCGCGTTATGGTGTGGGTAGAAAGCGGTAAAATTTATCAATAAAAATAGTTGTCTTTTAGTTATGCCGTGATAGAATGCACGGCATAGATAAAAGAAACTACTTATCAGAGTTTAAAAATGAAAAATATCACGGGTAAAACCGAACTATTAAAGGCGCTTTCTGTTGGTGAGTCAGCTTTATGGGTATGTGAAAAAGATCGCCTTCCATCGCGGGAGATGGCCTTATTTAAGGCTTTATCTCTGAAACTGAAAATTAAATTATCCCAAAAATTAGCGGTTGTTGCCGCACCTGGAGAAACCGCTTTCAGTGTCGTAATGGTTAAAAGGGTAGAATAGAAAAAAAATTAAAAATTATCTTGACAAGCAAAACAGCAAAAATTAAACTTACACACAATTAAGCAAACAATATTAACGAGGTAAATCATGAAACAGTTAACCACTCACCAAAAAACAATGATCCGCAAATATGTTTTAAATTCTCTTTCTTTTGATATTGAATCTGATCTCAAACAAGATCAGATCAAAGAATTAAAAAACCGCTTTGAATCTGAATACTGGTATGATAGCAACAAGAAACGCTATCAAAATGATAAAGTACAAGGCCTTAAAAATTGGTTGCAAGGCTTGCCGAGTGGTGTTAATATCGATTTCACTTATTACGATATTGGGCAACGCCTTAAAGATCTTGGAATCATTACCGAGACGACCAGAGAAAGCACTATTGAAAAATATATCTCTGAGTGGTGGGATCTGGTAGCGCCGTTTTATGCTGGGCTAATCGTCAACTTAAAATAATTATTGTAAACTATCTAAAACTGGTTTAAATTAAAGGGGTGAATTTAATCACCCCCAACATGAAAGAGGTTAATCAAATGAATACTTATTTTTCTACTCGTTCACTTGCACGCATTGCAGCGAAAGAAACAGGCGGTAAAGTTTTGGATAATGGTAAAGATGCACCGATCGGCAAACGTTGGCAGGTTATCCCTAGTAATGTTGGTGAAGCCGTCCAAGATACAGCAAAACAACGTGCCGAGATGGAAAGTAAACCAGTTGTTACCTTGTCCATTGGTAAGCGTAGCAATGTAGCGAATCAAGCCCGTAAGGCGCTTTATTACGCCATCAATTACGCAAAAAATAATAAAACTGTTCCGGTTTATCATAAGCGTTCATTTAAGAAATAATTTTTAATTAGATAAAAAGCGCCCTAAGAAATGGGCGCTAAACAAAAACACTTAAAGAGGTAAATTATTATGGCTAATATTGTAGAAATTTTCAAAAAAGCCGTAGAAAATAAAAACGCTGAATTGTCTTTAGTATCTCTGGATTTTACTGATGTTTACGGTAACACTTATTTTGTTTATGAGCTTGGTTTTACTTGTCCTGAGTTAAAAACATGGGAAACGTTGCATAAATCTCGCGATCTGCAATATGGATACGGGGATCATGTTCTTTATGTTGCAATGAGAGACCTTGCAACCATTACCGGGATGGGGTCGGACGCTGTATATATTACCCGTTGGGCACACGATAATGATTTAAAAATCAGTGTCAACAAGCGCACCAATTGCCGCAAAAAAGATCTAAAACAGTTCATCGCCTAACCATCCTGGTAGCTGTATGATTCAGTTTTATATAATCATCGCGGCGCTTGCAATTTATTCAGGATTGCATAAAAGAATATTTAGGTTGATTCTCTGGTTTTATTACGAATATAGGATCAGAATGGTTTATCACTATATCGAGTACTCTTTTCACGGTGAGAGATACCACACAAGGAGATCCGGCCCATTAAATGACCTTGAGGGAAACGGCTTAATCTGTGAGGTCAAAAAGCGGGGCGGGAAAATTCTTTACCACAAAGAGGGCACTTTTGATTATATTGATGAGGTGATTAATTTTAGGCAACAAGCCGTAAAAGATCACGCCAGCAAAATAATCAACGGCAGCTATAAACGCAAAGCGGGGTAATATGCGGAATTTTGAAAAAATTGTTAAAGCTAATCGCCTGGAATACGGGGAAACAGACGGAAAAACGGGAACGGGTAGGCAAACGCCATAAACCTAAAAAGGTTCCGAAATTGTGGTGTCCTGATAAATACGATCACAAATTAAAACAGCGTATCGCTGAGAAACAGCGATTAAACGCAAGATAACAGACAAGGCCGGAACTATCCGGCCTTTTTAATGCTTGGTGGCGTTCAGAACGATTAAAACTCTTAAAGATGGCCCAATGTACCACAAAATAAAATAGCTCGTTAGAGAGTGTTTTAGAGGCCTTAAAATCGATCCGAAAATATCTATAAAAATGCTTGCAATGCTTTCCCGCTATCGTTATAGTGTTCCCAACAAGCAAGCAAACGAGGTAACGGCAATGATTGAGATTCTTAAAAATCCTATTTTGTGTGGTATGGTTGTTTCTGTGTCACTTCCGATCGTGCTGTTATTCGTTAGCGAAATAGATGATTTTATCTTTAATAAAAGACTTGCCAACAAGTCAAAAACAAATTAATATAGTATCAGCATACTAACTAGCGAGGTGATTTAATATGTTTGGTTTTATTGTTCTATCTTGTTCTCTTTCTGTCACTGCTGCAAAGGTAGAATGTAACTACACTGTAAAAGAGACTTTTAATGATGAAAAGTCTTGCAATGTATACGAAAATAATTATAAACTAGGAGACGGGGAGCAGTTCGGGATCTGTGATGAATTAAAGGACGGTATGAAGAAAGGCGATAAGCGCCCGATCCTGGTCCTGAAAAATAATTTTTCTAATCATGTTGATCAATTTTTAAGAGGTGAATAAAATGTTTGAAGTTTTCGCGGGTATGTGTTTTTATACAGCTTTGGCAATTCGTCAGTGTGATGATTATATCGTTGAATCATACGATGATCAGCTGACTTGCGAAATAGTCGCTAATGACTACGGCAAAAAAGATCGCTGGATTAATCCGGCTTGTATACCATCCCCAGAGGCAGAAGCCATGCCAGAAGGGGAAGAGGTGACGGATCCGGTTGTAGCGGTATCCTCCTTTTTCGTTGACAACCTGGACGCCCAAGAATTGATCAACATGTATGTAAAAAATCAAAAATAACGCTTGACGTTGATTTGTGCCGCTTTATAATAGGCGGCATAGGTAAGCGAAAGCGGATCTAAATCTTAAACAAGTTGAGAGAGGTAAATCATGGAACAAGCGAATAAATTTTTCTTCCTGGCTGGGATCGTGGATAATGTGAAATGTGATTTCAAGCGTGAAAATGATAAGACGTTACTCACTTTCTGCGATATGCTTGATCATGAGAATGCCGACACGTTACGAATCGAGATCCGCACGATAACCAATATCGACAACGTAAGCCGTTTAATTTATAAATCTCACTCTATAGCTTACAGCCTGGAAACATCAACAAGCTGCATACAACAAGGTGAGAGCTTGCCCATTCTAAATAGTGCCGATGTATTTGGCGCGGTTGTTGCAATTGTAAATGATGTTTTTTCTCGTTGATGGGTGTTAATATTATGTTAGAGAATATCGTCTTTTGGTGTGGTGTCGTTCTTGCTGTTATGGTTGGCATCCTGGCGACGATGGCGAATATTGTGATCTCAAGCAACCTGACAGGATAAAAATTTTTAAAAAAGAGTATTGACATACTACCGGCATATGGTATTATTTACCACATGAAGGGGAGAGATTGACTCTCCCCACTAACGAAAGGTAAATAATGATGAACATTTCTAAAACTACTTTTAACTTTGCTAAAAAGCGTGGAATTGAGCTTGAGCTAATCGAAGCGGATGATCGCCTAGTCCTGGCTTTTTATGAGGCTAAAAATGAATGTGAATGGATGTTCTCTTATAATGTTAATCATGATTGCCTAACATGGCGCGGTAATATCTATCTTTCAAACGAGGTAAAAGAGGAGTTACCCGCCACGATCACGACTGAGAAAAAACTACGCGAGGTTATTGACTTCATCTCTAAAAATATCTAAGATTACAGGGAAAGGGGCGAAAGCCCCTGCCACAGAAGGTAATAAAATGGATAAATTAACAAAGATTGAACATGAAGTTATGGATCTTGCACGGGCTAATAAGCCATTTGACAAGATTTACTCTAAGGAGAATAAAGAGATCCTGAAAGATCTCACGCAAGGTCAAAAAGACGGCTTACGCCGCTTATATCGTGAGGCTTATGACTATTTTCGTTGGTGGGAAATAGAAGAGGCTAACGCGAAAATAGAAGGCCTGGAAAATTTAGTATAAAAGTAGTTGACTTTTACTTATACCGTGATAGAATGCTCGGTATAGATAAGAGAGACGGCACAAGCCATTGATTAAACTTAAAGAGGTAAATTATTATGAATACTTACAAAACTGTTTTTAATTTCGACAACTTCAAAGCTATCTGCGACGATCAGATCGGTAAGTGCCGTAAAGAAAAAGGATTTTATAAATCTTATAAATTGATTGCTTTGGTTGATGACGAGATCACCGAAGTGGCAACGCTCAACCTGTACCACACTAACGCTACTAACTACGCTTGCTTGTGGATGCACTGGGCTAATATCAAAGGTTGGGATCATGGATACGCTGGCGGGAAAGCAAGCGGATACGGTTACAACAGGGAGGAGGCCGCGATCCATGTCGCAGCTAATAAACTCGGTATAACTGGCAAATGGTTTAACGGTGAACAATTCCTAGATGCAATGGCACGTCATTTTGATATGAAAGGCGCGAAGGTTATCTGCTGCAACGCGTGATCATTCAATAGCGGGGAGTATTCCCCGCTTATAGATAGGGCATAATCATGATTTACGATCTTAAATATTACGACGAATTGAGCAATGCAGCACAATTAACGGCCCGTGTAAATATTATAGCAGATCTGGAGAATCACCACAGAAAGCGCATAGCTCAGACTCTCGCCAGTTTTAAAAATAATCCCCATAAAGTGATTAATGACACGAAGCACATTCAACGCCTCAGAAACGGCGCAAAGGCGCTTTATAGTGTACGTCATTACGGGGATGATTACCTTATACGGTTTATTCGTGATAATCGTTTGATCTTTACCCCTGGGGGTAGCTATATAACCTATAGCAACGGCTTTATGATGATTATTAAGGGTAAGGAATACATCCCCACGGCCTCACAACAAAAAGCATTGAGAGAGCTTTACATATCCGTTAATGACCGTGGGCCGTCATACCATGATTGGTTATATAGAATGCACAACAAAATAAAAATTTTTATGATCCCCGCTTGACACTCACACAAAAACGCCTTATTATCTATCTCATAAGACGGGGAGCGGTTCCCCGTCACACTTAAGAGGTAAATAATCATGCGTAACCTGGTTCATGTTTCCAACGTTGAAAAATTCCAATCTTTACAGGCTATCGTAAACGATACAGCACCTTTCATCGTTAAAGGTTTGATCGCAAGAATGCAACAGAAAAAACCTCAAATCTGGGCTAATTATTGCCTTGATAATGATGATCAGGCCGCCGCTTTCATGGTTGGCGAACTGCTGGGAAGTGTAGGGAACATGCTGCCGGAAAACATCGCAGAAGAGATCGCCTATCGTTATAATACGGCGATCATTTACCAGGAGGTTGTACAATTTAACCTGATGGATGACGACGAACAACAGGATCAGGAAACATTCTGGGAGTATGCCGACCGCCAAGCCGCTTTTGATGAGCGGTTAGAGATGTACTATAACGAATGGTAAGAGACAGGCCGCCACCATGCGGCCTTTAATTTTTTCTATTGACAATATCATACTAACCTTTAAAATGTTCTTTGTTAAGTATCTTTAAAGGTGTAACATGTTTCAATCAATCATTGATGTTCTATCAGTCGCTAACAACGTGATGAACGTTATTACAATGATTAAACTTGTTGCGTGGCTTGTTTCTGGGGATTATCGCTATATCAAATGGCGCAAGCCAACAACAAAAGATGTAGTGAAGATCTTATTTGAAGCAATGACAGAATATTATCTATAACGATTATTTTTTGTTGACATCTTGGGATTGCTCTTTTACTATTAACGTGACTGGAAGGCCGTAACTGGCATGGCCTGATTTGAAAGGTGAATTAATATGAAACGTTTTACTTATGGCGTTGTTGGCGGTTCTGTTTCAAACCGGTTTTACAATACCGAGCGTGGTGCTAAAAATGCCGCTACCCGTGAACATGGCAATAGTGTGAATTTACAAGTCGGTTACATTAGCAAAATTAGCGGTATGTTTATTCCGGTTGCTCAACGCGGTATGTATTGCATAGGCTGGATGCCAATGTAAAAAGGAGTAATAAAAATGGATGTACCACAAGTTAGAAAGGTATTAGCAGCGTTACGCTATCACAATTATAGCAAGGTGAAGAATGATCCTGATTATGTTGATTCAAGCCTCGAGGAAGACACATTGCAAGCCATAAGCTATATGCAGGAATTGCTTAAGCGTATGACAGAGAAGAATAGATCTGATTATATAGGTGAAGAGATTTAATCTCTTACAACCGCACAAAGTAAAATCGTACAAGGGGCGCATTAAGCGCCCTTTCTTTTTGCCCCAGCAAGTATGATAAGTTTTATCTATCAAAACACCACACAGAACAAAAATGAATAAAACGCGGTATCGAGCTAAACGAGGGTGGGCAATACAACGGCAAGGCTAAACACTTAAGGCCGTTACAACGCGATTTAGGCCGCTTAAAATCGATCTTTACTATAAACAACCTCCACAAAACGACCAAAACGACACAACATGACGTAAATGATAACCATTCTCAATAACATAAGAATTTTTATGCAATTTTAGTGAATATCTATTTAAATGATAATGACTCTCAACAACAAACCAACACGACCGAAGCGATTTAATCGCCTATCACAAAATAAACCATTTGTAAAGAACAATTTAAAAGCTGCGTAGGTGGCGCGACCGTAGGGAGCGACACAATAACGCAGTAGTAACCCCTCCCCCACTCCTTACAGTCGCCCGGTATCGGGGCAGCGTTATTGTGTCGCTACGCGACAACGCGTTAACAATTTTGCAAGATTTTATTAATAATTTAACTGTTATAATTCCACATAGTCGCTACGCGATTAAGCGCGATGCGCTTAACCTGCAAAGCAGGCTTCTTTGCAAAATTGTTAACCTACTGCGTTATTGTGTCCGGTACGGATTAGTTACATATGTAACTAACAACTAACGTTGCTAAATTGTGTCCATGAATGGATGAGGAATAATATTCCTCCCAGCTATCGCTGCAATATTGTGTTGTAAAACGATTAGCTGAGAATCAGCTAACCCGTGAAACGGGCTAAATTATTCTCATTAATCCCCCGATTATTCCTCAGTAAATCACTTGTTTATCACGTTTAATCAGCCTGTTTAACAGGCCAGTAATGTGATGATCATTAACCACGATTATTGTTTGTATTATCCAGAATAAACCGCTTATCATGTTGTTATTATGTTGCCAAGTGCCTGAAATGCCAGATCAATTTGGTCACTGCGTGATTATGATTGCGACAATAATTTGTTTGTGATTTGCATCTATTCATAACAAAATTGCTATTATGTTGCTATTCTATTGTTAAACACCCTTTTATCTTTTCCCTTGCATTTTCGTTATATTTGATTTGTTATCGTTTTCTTTCATTTTGTTTCGTTATTGAAAACAAGAATTATTATCATCTATGTGCCTTAACAGGCTGGCGGGTCTGTTAGTGGTCTGGTTGTCTGGCCTGTTATTGTTAGCTTGCTTATTGTTGTGTGGTGTATGTATCAGTTAGCTAGTACATTGTGTGGTGCGCATAACGTGTATTATGTTAAATCAGGTGGCCCACAAGTAAGGCCGTATGTCAATAGCAATAAGTGCTGTGTGTGGTAGGACTGGCCTATCAGTGTGCCCCTTTGTTGTGTGATGCTCTCAGTGTGTGACCTGTCTGCTGTGTGCGCTGCGTCAAATCTCGAGCGGTTCTCGATCGCAATAGCTGTAAGATATTTTGTAAAGATTCGTAGTTTTTCTTGACACCCGCAATCGTCCGTCTAACCCTTCAGAGATAGATCCTTCAGAGATTTATCTGGGCTTTTTACCCTTCAGAGATAGATACATGGCAAATTCGCACAAATTTACCACCTGCCATGCCACGTCACTAATCTCGCAAGGATATTTCTGTAAGTGAACCTGCACACAATGCAGCACGCATCTTGTTGTGTGGGGAGGGTGGGGGTAATAATCAGGAACTGGTCTGACAGTGATAACGCATTGGATAAAACTCTGCGGGGCTTGGTGATGATATTTGTGTGGGTAGATGATGATGGATAAGAGATAAGACACTTGTCTCCGACAGGGGTGGGGTGTGGAAAAGAAATGGGCCTGTTGACCCATTGCGATATAGAAATGAAATGGTTATCTCACCATTGACCAGGTAAACCAATATCAAGACCAAGCTCGTGACATTCATCCCGGTCAAGACTTTGATCCCAGTTTGTAACTGTTCTCTCTGTGTGGTGGGTGTATGATGCTCTCTGTAACTGCTTTGGCATCTTTTTTGTCTGGGATTTCCCGAAAAGAGGTGTGTTGTCATTAAGCCTTCCGGCAGCCTTTTCACCCTTTTTGACTTGTCCTCCACGGGCATTCCACTGCTCCAGTGTCCTGTAACACATAAAAGCATTCTCCTGTGATATCTGGTGTAAGGATGATGACAGATTGTACCAGAGGTGTCAAGTCTGTTGACCGGAGTGTGTGGGAGGGGGTGTCGCTATAAAAAATTTTTGGAGAGCTTTCCATGACTTATTCTGTAGCTTCAGACAGGCCATAAACCCAGATGTGACGGGGCTTTCAGCTATGTTGTGTGTTGATCGCAAATAAGGATAAAATAATCAATATAAATGCAGATAAATGTTGTTTTATTGTGTTTGTGTAACTGGTGTGTCATGTCTTGACAGGTTATGACCTGTACATATTTTGTACAATTGTGTGGTGTGCAAAGTTTGGGTGGGACTTCACCAGACGGGGTAGGGTATGGTGGAGAGCAGGGGCATGGTTAGCCCCATATGATCATGGTTGTGTGTCTGTTTGTTTGAACTGGCCCTTTGAACGTATTACATAACCACAACCATATTTTCTCAGCCAGACCAGTTCCCATGGGCTATCACTCAGGTTCTTCCTGTTTATCTCTTTTAGTTGGGCGACCGCATCGTCCCATGATGTGACTTCGAGATAACCGATAAGACTGTCCTCCCCAAAATCTCCGTAATCAAATGTGCATCTGACCTTAGCGATAAACTCTGTCTGTGGATTTTCTGGTTTTACAAAAGCCCAGTGAAAGATTTGTTCTGTGCAATGCTCATTAACCCATCTGATTTGTGTGGTCATAATCACCTCTTATCGTATAATCTCGCCTCGGAAAACTGTCCCTTGCTCCTGAAGATGCCTTGTCATGTAGTCTTTAATCCGATCATCAACCCATTTAATACGTTCTGGGTTGGTGTGGCAATTAGCGTTGGCACTTTCCAACCAGTAAGCCGCTTGGTCTGTGGTAAATGGAAAATTCAATGGGCGACCCGCAGCCACGAATTGTGCTTGCATTTCCCGAAGCAAGCTATCCCTTTCTCGCCATAACCAACGCCATTCTGCATAAGCCTTCAGATTGTTTTTCAGGCCTGTTTGTTTTGAAAACTTATATCCTAAGTATTCGTCAGGGTCATTGAGCCATTTCTGGTAAGCCCTGTAAAACTCATACAATTTTTCACTCGAGACTTTTATCTTTGTTGTCTGCATTGGTGGCAGAGGCAGATATGCCCAGTGTGTTGGTTCACACACAATACGTGTATCATCGTGGTAAGCATACTGAAACACACCTTGCCCAATATGAGCACCAACAAACATCTCTTTTGTGTCTGAGCAGAACACCAGAACATCTACAAAATCTTGTGGTAACTTATCGGAACACATTACCCATGTATCTGTGTTTAATTCCGCAAAAAATTTATTGTCCATACTTATACCCTTAAAAATAAGGAAAACAGACAGGCGACCCCACCGAATACCGCGACACAACTTAGAAAAATACTCCACAACCTTTTCCAGCCTTTAACAGCAGCACTTTCCGAGAGTCCGCAGAGTGCCAACATGAAATTGGAGATTCCAAGAAAGGTCAGTAGTAAATTTAATAGTATATCTGTCATCGGCATCACCCAAACCACATTACTATCCCTAATACTACGAAAATAAACCCAAGTAGGCAAAAGGAGGTTATTCTCTCTTTCTTTTTAAACTCTTTTGTTGGGTTGTAATTTTCCTGTTTTAATACAAGATTCTCATCATACCAAGTAATCCGTTGCCCGTTAAGGTTATGATACCGCTTATGAAGCTGCACAGCTTTCTTGGCAATATCTCCTGTTGGGTATGGGTTTGAGTACATGGCCTCGCCATCATCTGAAACTACTGTTTGATTTATCGCATCGCCATCGTAGTACACTTTCCAGCAGGATTTAGTTATAACCCCGTCAACCATGTCTTCTATGTGGTATATATTGTACTTGCTCATGCGTACTCTTTTATCTCCTAGATTGCATCTTTCGATAACCAGCTATTAACAGGAATACTACTGAAATCTTTGTGCCACCGATGGGGCTTGTGCCCCTCCCTATGGTCAAGGGGGCATATGTCCTCTGGCACTTTAAAATGAATGCCTTCGATATCGTAGTAGTTTCCATCTATAAGGGTGTAGACGTGCCCTTGTATCCTGCTATAGCATATCTGCGCTTGTGGGAAAATGTGTTTAAGTACTAATGCCACTTGGTAGCACTTCCCATTCTGACCAATCCACACACTATCCACTTGTGGTGGGAAAATATCTCTGATTTTTCTTATCAGAGATGTTATATGGTTTTCTACACAACCTGCCATACTCATCGCCTTGCTTTTAGCAGTGCCTTGAAAAATTTTCTCGCTGCTTTTTCTGCCTGTCCTTTACGAGAAAACTCGTTCTCTCTGAATCTCCATTTTCCCGTATCTTCATCCTTCCAGACTTCTGCGTTAAGGAAATCAAGAATATTATCTGGAATCAATTCAATATCCTCATCTGTAAACCAATATTTTATAACCCCGTTATAGACTTCCCGGAGGTACTCTCTACGGTCATTGCCAGAAATCATACTTTTCCCTGATAGCTGCTCCCAGTCCAATACCGATAACTAATAATATTGCCACAGTGAGCAACCAAAAGAGATAGGCATTTCCAAAGATGGTCATTGGAAACACAACAACAAACAAAACAAGCAGTACGACAGGAACCCCGACACACAAATTCTTCAGCACTTCCTTCATAATTACAAACTATCCTCCTTCTTTGGCAATGGCATAAAACTTGGCGGTAATTCACCACCTAATGACCAACGTAGAAGGTAATTATATCCTGGGAGTCTCTTTATACCCCCTTCTCCTTTATACACCCACGGAACAAGCGTAGATTCAAATTTTCTCTTGCCTGTCTTTGACTCGTACAATAGCCACATACCTTGGGTATTGGTTCCTGTATCCGTCCAATTTATCTGCCACTCTGATGTTCCCACTAATTCGAAATTGTCTGTTTCTTTCTTTTTCTTAAGCCATCCAAACATCACTCTATCCTCACTGATACGTAACGCCATGTTCTTTTGTAATATTCTACAGTTTCCTTCAGTTTGTCAAGAGGAACTTTAGTTTTCAACACCCACCAGTTTCCCAAGTATTCGGTAGAACATGCACTCATCCTGCCACATATGGTATACGTTGCCATTACATCCTCCACGTTAGTTTCTGAGCAATCTCTAACAGGGCATCTATCTTGTGCATATACTCTTTCCTTTTCTCACTGCCAGGAGGGAATTGGTCTCTCGTTTGCATCAAGGTTTTTATCTCTCCAGACAGATGATTAAGGATCTCAACGCGCTCACGTTTTCGACCTAGTTGCTCAATTTCTTTATCACGACAATTCATAATGCGCCCTACAGTGTTGTCAAACTATGAAAGTATGATAATATATGGTGCAACAACTTACAATAGCAGGAGACGATTAATGACTGTGAAAATACCTAAAGGTGGCAGACCAGATAGAAATGCATGTGACATGCGTGTAAGAGTAGGGAGAATGTGCCTAATTTATGGAATAACTTATCCACCAATGGTGCGGCTTAATGGTAAAATATGTAAGGTCATCGACATACCAAAAGATAACACAACACGCTTCTTGTGCAAGGTTAAAGATGAAGAGAAGGGTTTTTAACATCCCACACAAAAACCTAACAGTTTTGGATCTTAATGACAACATTGTTATCTCCAGATACAGAGATAGCCACTGAAAATAAAAAAGGCCAAGAGAAATCTTGGCCTTTTTCTGGGTAAAAATACCCTTTTACTTTTGGTAGGTACTTAAAATAAATGTCTTACTATAGCACAAAGATATTTTTCAAAATGCTACAACTCGACCTTATCATCGACCTATAGATGCTTGCCTTCAGCACAACACAAGTGTTAACGAATGTTGCGAGTTGACTACACATCGGTCTTCAGGTGCTTCTTTCGGCTATCTATTACTAGACAAAATCCGTCACCATGAACATCTGGCCTTTAAAATACAAAGCGGAGAGTTCTTATACTTACCAAACATAAATCTTTAATATAAGTATACCATACTCTCTATCATAATGCAACAGCCTATGTTTATTCAAAATCATCAACACCGCTATCGGTAAGGTTTTCTCTGCTCGAGGGTTTTGTTGAAAGAACTTGCTCAAGCAGAGAGGAGAATTTCTGCAAATTGCTTACAGAAGAAGTTCCTGTTGCCATGGCAAGCATATCCACTTCTTTTTCGGTAGGTTGCGTCCAGTCTAGAAACATCTCTTTCATGTACAACGTTGATGTCCCTATTGGTGTGGCGTGGTCAACCCTATCAGCATAGACCCAGAAAAGAACTTCTTTCTCTATACATACACACAAAGCAGCACCCAACGAGTATCCTGTAACGAGGATCTCGACATTCAGGTCATCCCAGTGAAATACAACACCCAAACACTTCATACCCACAATGTCTTCCACTGCGGGTTTTAGCTCCTCATGGGAAGAAAGGGAGTCATAGTTAATATTCTTTATGAATTTAAGAACGTCTTGGCTGTTGTAGACGCAATCACTATCTCCTTGCTTCCAGTAACCCCAAAATGAAGTCGACAAATTCAACCAAAAACTTGCAGTTGTCCCTAATGTCTCAGCCAGTTTTTCAGCCACATCCTCTGTTACTTCTTCCATGTTATATAGGATAGTTCTTAACTTATTTACAGGTATACCAGATCTGTCGGCAAGATCATCCACACACCAACCTAATGGATCCAGATATTCGTGGATAATAACCTCACCTGGTGACGCTGGTGCTCTTTCTTTCTGCATTCTTTCCCCTTTTTCTCTACCAGAAAACCCTGCAAAGCAGGGTTTTGTTACTATCAGCATTTAGGCGAGCATTTATCGCACGGGCATGAAATGCCGTGGAAACACAAACCTGTTCCGTCTTTCTTGACCCCTGTCCCACCACATTGGGGACAACTATCGTGTAAGCATTTTGTTTTTGTTGTCTCCTCTTCATCTTTATTAAAGAGGTTTTTCATAATCATTTTCTGTTGTTCAATCGTAAACATTTGCGTCCCCAAAATCTTTCAAGTGCTTCTGCCTCTTCCATGTTTGGGAAGATACCATAGAAACAGAACTTACCTTTAGAGAAGTACGGAATAAATACCTGCCCATCAGATGTTTGAAACATCTTGTCAAAATTTGGTAGCTTCAGGTGGGATTTTATAGCCTCTTTAATACTTTTATCCCATTGATGCTGCCATTTACAGACTTTTAGGTACTCACTAATATTGTAAGAACCTACTCTCCCCACAATACTGGAAAGAAACTTTTTATTTTTACGAATAATCTTCTTTTTCACTCAAAGACCTCGTCTCTTCAAACTGCTCTGGTGTCAATAAACTTGTTCCTACACGACTGCCATTACCACACATAATGGGCACGGCAATCATGTGGCTATCCTTTTCTGCATTACTTAAATCAAGGTACTGCCCATAACGTTTAATAAGTCGATGTTTCATTTTTGACTTAGCAAAAGCCCTCTCATTATAGAGATAATCCTCAAGGTACAAATGCATTGCGTTTGCGGATTTTAAGGATTTCGATAAGAATAATTTATTACGCCGTACCAGTTTTTTCTTCATGCAACCCTCGCTTGTGCCTGTACATTGCTAAGGGCCATACAGAACTCACTATAAAGCATTTCCATGCCCAGCCCCATGCAGTTTTTGGTGCATATACCTGCTCAAGTATTTTACTATTCTCCATCTCTGCGGTATGTACAAACCATACAGCAATATACAATGTAACTATAATGTAGATAAAGCCATTAATCATTCATCTTATCCCAGCACATTTGTTGCGCTGTCATCAAAACATCGGCAGCAAAGTTAAGATCTGTTGTCTTCGGTAAATGCGTGTTCTTGTACAGAGTGTTACGAATATAATCATCCTTCTCTTCTGCCCAAGCCAAGAGCTTCTCCAAAGACCATGCACCATTCCTGATTGCAAGAAGCTCCTGAGCATCAGGTCTTTTTACTAAGACTTTACCTTCTGCTAAGATCTCCTCAGCCATACGCATCAATCTTACCAAATGGAGGGCATGTTTGCAATCGTACCCGTACTTTTCTTCTAACTCATGCCGGACCGGATTTCTGTTTTCAACCCATGCCCAGTAGTTCTTATGCTTTTCCTTCGCTTGTTTATGGTCATCTGCCAGATATTTAACGATTAAAATTGGCTTACGTTTCTTATCCTCGTCAGAGAACTGCTCGTATGGAACTTTACGAATAGAACCATCAGAGTTAAACAAACCAGCGTTGTCATGTGTACCAATCACACCATAGATATTATCACCCATCGGCAAAAAGACACACAACTTATTAAGGTCATCCAGCATTTTCTGGAAGTCTTTATGTTTTGTAAGATTATCATCCATCCACGAGTGTGTCAAGCGCATGAACTCTTTTTGTGTTGGTTGCTCTTTAGGTTGCGGGTTATTAATCCATTTATTATGGCCTTTGATACGCTTAAGTTGCGCCATCGCGTACCCAGAAAATGTAAAAGCAACTTTGCTTGATAGAAGTTTTGGCGCTTGCTCGCGTAGGTACTCGTAAACATCTGAAGTTTGCAGAATGTCACCTCTATCAACAAACATAAGCTCGATAATGTTTGGGTTCATATCAACGAACAGCTTCATATAGTTTGTTAGCTCATACAGCTTACCATCCTCTTCATCAATAAGAGTCATCTCCCTGTCAACGAAAAATGGGGTAAGAATGCTTTTAGGCTCTGCACAATAAATTCCGCGAATATCCACATCGGATGTTGGCAAGTTAGTTCCATAGGCAATACTGCCGGAGTAACAACGCATTAGTTCTAGTTTCTTCATTGTTGTACCTTTTTGTCTTTTCTTGCATTATCCCAAAAATTAAGGATATTTTGGTAACGGATTTTGTCTTCCATATATTCAGCTTCATCACGAAGACCACATACATGGTCTATTAAGGCACATACTTCATTATGGTATTCTGTGCCACTCGTGATGTGTTTAATCATACAAGATCCTGCTTTCCATTTCGAGAGGGAGTATCTCAGATTATCATCTTTTTCTGTGGGGAAAGCATCAACAAGCACCTTTGCTCTATTCCCTTGTATCGTTTGCACTGTTCCTCGGCGCAGTTCGTTATTACCCCAATAGATAAATACTGTATCGCCAACAAATAATCTTGTTCCGCTTGCATCCCTCATTTTATGCCCCCAACACAAAGAAATAATGAACTGTTACCGCTGCAAAGTAAAGCGTTTTGGAAATCAATCGTAGCCAGCAATCTCTGTTTGTATACACTTTTCCTGCTAAGATATTACTCCCTGTTACGATATTTCCCCACAGCCACACAACAAACAAGAATGCTCCGAGCAAACCACTTGTCGGTGGTGTTAATGTAGTAATCATCGCAATACCTTCGAGGGTGGCGAATATGAAGAAGTATGGAAATGCCTCCCTTACACATTTTATTCCTTTGCCAGTAATGCAGGTATTAACTAAACCTATAAGACAAAATATCGTCCAAAGCACATACAATGTATAAACCATAATCCACTTAACCCCAAAAATGTTAACCTCTCCAAACCTATCAGAGAGGTTTCAAAAATAATCTACTACTCACCTTTTAGCTTAAAACTTTTCAATGTTTTGATAAAGTCTTTCTCCGCTGGTGTGTAAGTGTGTACGAAACCTGTCTCTTCGCAGGTGTAGGTATCATTAACCTCCATTGCGTGTGGAGGGATAAATGCACCATCAGGAACAGACTTATATTCCGGGTTGTAGATAAATTCCGGCAGCACAACAGCTACAGCAGTCATTGCCCCATTCAAGGCTTTCTTTTCTTCACGCCACCAAGCCACAGGGTAGGTTTGTAAAGACATTGCCTGATCAAGAAAATCTTCAAGCACGGACTGATAACCACCATTCAAAACAATAATGGTCTTATCTTCTTCTTTCCAGCATTTCAGCCAATGGTGTGCAGTGATCTGCTCTGGTGTATATGCTTCACCACTATGCAAAACCATAAGCTCTGCAATGGCGTGTGCTGATTGGATACCTGCATGGATACCGCAGATATACTGGTTAACAATACAATACATTCTTGTTTTCATTTTTGTTTCTTCCTCAAAATTATCCGTTCAGGACTGAAAAATTCTTTCAAACACAGGAAGATGGCTAATGCGCCACCCAACCACCAAAAAGGTATCAACAGCAAAGCAGGTATTAAGTCCTCTCCTGTGATACAATCCTGTGTTTTATAGGTCATGGTAAGAAATACACCTGCTGCTACTATCCCAGCAACCACATACAAGATCAGTTCAATCATTATCCCGTTTCTCCAGAAACGCTTTCACCGCAAGAGCCGCAGCGTAAATTGCCACAAGACAAATACAAAATGTGAAAATAATAGGTAAAACCATTACCGCAAACATCATAAACAGTGGTCCTGCAACAGTAACGAATGCTGTTCCAAGCAACAATAGAAATACCACATATTTATCTGCCGTCTCATCCACCTTCTTAAGATACACACCTAAACACACAGAAGACAACAGGAATGACAGAATGGACAGCAATAGATACCAATTATCAATAAAGATGATAATTGGACCAGCAACATTTTCTAGCCACCACATCATATATACTTACCTCTTTAGAATAACATATCTCTGCTGATTGCTTTACGAATAGCATCAATACGGGCTACTCGCACAGCCTCACCAATCTCTTTACCCTTCTTACCTTTTTCCAGAAGGGGTTTTGTTATAGCTTTAGAATCAACTTTTGTCATAGCGTCGTAGGCTTCCAACAAAATATGACCCTGAGGATAAGGTTTATGTCTAAAATCACCACCTCTCCCTTTAGCATCACAATAACACGCATCTGCAAGTGTGTAAACCTTTATTTTCTGATCAGCTTGTCCAGCAGCTTCAAATATTTTCATGATGCTTTTTGGTTTCAAACCGTTGTTACCATCTTTGGGGGAGATGGCGTGCACTTTTGTGTGATTTTCCGCAACATATTTTGCCGTGTCACGATAGATATTATAAATCTTCAACCTTTCACACAAGGATTGGATAACATCTACACCAGCTTTTTCATGACCATGAAGATTACCATTGTCCTTATGAGTCACAGCTTTGCCAAAATCATGGCACAGCACAGCAAACTTGGTCAGTGGATCAGCTCCTAATTCATCAGCAACCCGTAACGCTAGAATTGTATGGGTGTAAGCATCCCCTTCTGGGTGATGTTCTTTAGGTTGTTGCACACCACGTAGGGCTTCCAGTTCAGGGAGTTCGCCAATACGTCCCATATTGACAGCAAAAGATCTGAAATAACCACTCTTTAAGGCTTTCAACATTTCCTTCCATTTACGCTCGGCGCTTATTTCTGCCAAAGAGTGTCGGTTGTCATAAGCCAGTTTAAAAGTTTCTGGATGGATATGCCATTCTTCCCCAAGCTGGGCTTTAAATCTAAACAGGCGTAGAATACGTAATGGATCTTCAATAAATGCCTGTGATGTATGACGTAATGTTTTAAGTCCTAAGTCAACCTGACCACCAAAAGGATCTATAATTTCACCACTCTCAACATCCATCGCCATGGAATTGATGGTTAGGTCTCTACGTGCCAAATCCTCTTCCAGAGTTACATCTGGACTAAAGCATACCTCAAATCCTTTATGGCCTTCACCTGTTTTTCTTTCTGTGCGTGCAAGAGCGTACTCTTCTCTTGTTTCTGGGTGAAGATAAACTGGAAAAGATGCGCCAACTTGTGTGAACCCTCTTTTCAACATCTCTTCATGCGTAGCACCAACAACCACATAATCACGGTCTGATATTTCACGACCTAACAATTTATCTCTTACTGCGCCACCTACCAAGTATACCTTCATTTCTTCGCCCACGTATTCATATAATTAACAATATCTTTTACGGCTCTCTTTCCGTCTAGTGGATAAACTATGTCATCGCTCATCCCACCGTGTTTTAGCATTGCTACCAGTCTAGTATATACCTCTTTTGGTCTTTTGCAAGTTCTTTTCTTCCATTTATGACCGTCTGGGGAGTACTCCTTATCTTCAAGAGAGATATGAAGTATATCCCCTATAAACTCTTTAGCCTGTGTGCTGTAAAGTGGACGGTGGAATATGTAGAATTTCATTGCTTGCTCCTTTGTTGTAATAACAATATCAGTGCAAGCCACCTGTGTCAACACATAAAGAAAAACCCGCTAAAAAGCGGGTTAATCTCTTACCATGTTACAAATATGTTTATAGATGTGCCTTGTTTTGTTGGTTGATAGCTAATAATATCTACCGTGAAGCCACCACCACGAAGATCGCCAACAATATGAGGCAGGTAATCACCCATTTCCTCCGGGAACTGTAGTGACATACCCATTCCAAATAGACCTTTCTTTGCACACTGGCTGATCCCGTTTACTATCTGGTCGTACAGTTCCACCAGAGATTTTGGGGTGTCCTTTTTCGACTTGTTCGCTATCTCTCTCATTTTGCTGGCGACATTTGCCATCTTTACCTCTTAAAAAATAGAAAGGCTTCAAATTAAGGGTGTTCTTTTTGTCCCACACATACCATGCATACCCGCTTCCATCTGTCTTACCATCATCTGTAAAAGATGGTCTTTGAGAAAGTACAAGCAGAGATGTTGGAGGATTATCTTGCCACCACTCCCACCTTTTCATACTTTCAAGAAAACCAAGGCGTAGAAGCATGATAACGACATCAGCGTCACGTAGAGCTTTCTCAACAAATTCCTGAGCCAGTGAGTATGGAGGGTTAGAGATTATGATGTCTGTGTGATTATACTCTGTTGCCAGATAATCAACACCTTGACGTATTTCTCCCCAAGCACTTCCGATTGGTAGAAAATTATAAATCCTACCGGAAGCCCTGCACGGCTCCATATATTTCTTTTTCATATCTATGGGGATGACTTCCAACAGGGCTTCAACAGCCCATACTGGGGTTTCATACGTATCGTATTCTCTCCGCTCACTCTTCCTTTTCAGGGGCGCTACCATCAGTTATTCACCTTTTCCATAGCCTCTTTCAAAAGATCTTCTGAGACACCAAGAATCTGATTTAACAAAACGTCCCGCTTATGTGGTATTGTGCGTGTTTCACTTTCACCATATCGTAGGCTATTCAGTTGCACAAGGATTCCTTTTAACTCCTCAACATTAAAACCGTCAAAATCACGTTCATTGAGTGTTAGCATATTGAAACTGAAATTTTCACCCCCAATCGCTATATTTAGAGGCACTTCCTGTAGTTCATCTTCAGAAACAATATCTATATTTTGCAGTGCTACACTCTTCGACTTTGCAGGTTTTGTCGTTTTCGGTCCTGTTATATACTTCAGCCCTTGTTGCTCTCTTCGGATATTCTCTTTATCCAGTAAAGCGGCTTCTGTGCGTACCAAAATATCTTCTTCTGTCAGCCAAACTTCCCCACCACCTTTAATGGTTTCCATTTCTTCAGGTGTTAGCACATCTTTATAGAAATAATCGAAGACACGATCAAAGTAGTCTTTTTGGAACACAGCTTGGCGGTAAATATTGGATCCGTCTCCACCTATCCAACCCTGGTAGTTATGGAACATAAAAATTGTCAATGGTGAAACAGTTCTCCGCTCACATGCCAACCATAATACTGTTCCTGCTGAACACACTTGGCCTTCTGCATGAACAATAACCATGGCCTGACTTTCTCTGATGGCGCTAACGTATGCCATAGCAATAGCAACATCCCCACCCAATGTATTTATAATAATGCGTACCGTATCCTCTGGGTTGGCTGCACGAATTGTTTGTAACCGCTCTTGGTGGTCTTCCAACCAATGCATCTCGTTAACGTACACGACATGATTATTGGCATAGGCACGATATGTGAAAACATTAGAAGTCTCTACACGGTTAATATCAAATCCGTTATTCAGTTTTTGCATTACAAACCTCTTCGTTTTTAATGAGGATACCCCTCAGAATGTGACTATTGCTCAAAAGCCAATCTATATTTATACCGCACTCCTCGTCAACAATAACTTTGTCACTATATCTGGAGCACCGGATAACTCTACGCGCATACTCAGCCGCTATAGCTGCTTGATGTATGATTGTAAATATGTCAAGTTCATCTTTAGTAAGATGAATGAACTTAGATTTACCATTCATGCAGATGAGATGCTCTAGCAGCTCAATTCTGTTAGAGAACATCAATTCGGCATCCTTCTTAGCAGCACTTTCAGAATAAAACATACTAGCTAAGAGGCTTTTATTAACAACTCTTAAAGAATTAGCTACCGTGGTCATATATCTGTTATAAAGCTCAGTAGCCATCTCTTCAAACACGTCAGGCTCTACAACACCACAATTCTGTAACTTTACCAAGGTATCGTTTGTTAAGACACTGTAGACAGTATTTTTCATTGTCCCCTACCTAGCAATTAGATATTGTATCTTTCCGTCATCTTCCTGATACCCAACATCTACAACATAGTATTCCCCAACATCAGGAATCAACAACTTATCCCCAACCTCGTACTCTTTTGCGGTATGGTATACCATTGATTCTGTAAAATATTTGTACTTATCCATATCGTTAATGTTGCATGAGATTTCCATTTCTCCGTTGTTGTTGGGTATGAGAATATCCTCACCATTCTTTTTCCCAACCACATAACCACCTACCAATGTTTTAACTAAGCACAGTGTTTTATTGAGTTTGTCTTGGAACTTTGGCAAAAGAATCCTCCATTTTGTCCAGGAATGTTTCCAGGAGTTTTATTCTTTCTGGTGTGTTAAGATTAAGTGTTTTAATCCCTTTCATCTTAGCAAGATTGACAGCAGTAGCCGTGCCGCCTCTTGGATTGCCATTCTTATCTTCTTTTGCAAAGTAGAGCACAAAGGAAGATGGCTTTGGGTTGTTAATATTCACTCCCAACACTTGATGCACATTCCTAGAATGCAACGCAAATGCTGATCTGTTTCTCAACAATGCTTGTGGGTTTGGATGCACCTTTTGCACCAACTCATCTCGATATTCTATTTGGTCGATATATAGATGGTTAATATATTGTAAGGCATAATCCCAGTTATCGTACAAACCCACTTCTTTATCACCAAAACCTTTCCATGGTATGTAGATTTCTGCGAGTCTGTTACCATACAACATTTTGGTTTTATCGTCAAGGCCATCGAAATATCGCTGCATCCCTCTCTGGAACGCTGCATCGGCTCCTTCTGCCTTACCGCTCCGCAATGTAAACCCTATTTTTTTTTCAAGGAGTTAAGCAATGACAGCAACAACAGGTGTTGGTGGTTTAATTTATGGTCGTGCATTGGTTGATCAGAGGACAGGAAAGAAAATAAATTTTGATGAACTGGGCGGCGGGAATATTCCAGAAGACATAACAGATCTTATTGCATCTAAAGCCCCAATAGAAAGCCCTTCATTTACAGGAAACCCCCAAGCACCAACACCGTTGGATGATGCTATTGGAAAGGAAATAGCTAATGTAGAATATGTGAGGGGTTTAATTGCAAAATTGGCTGACTCAGCGCCTGAAACATTAGATACTCTCAATGAATTAGCGAAGGCATTAGGTGATGACCCTAACTTTGCGACAACCATAACTAACGCTCTTGCTGGTAAACAACCATTGAGTGAAATACTGACATCTTTGTCAGGATTGATTACTGCCGGAAATAAACTAGCTTATTTCAGTGACAAAAACGTAATGGCTTTGGCAAATCTCTCCGCTGTTGGTCGAGTTATTATAGGGCAAGACTCAAAAACTGGGGTTCTTGATTATCTGGGGATAAAAACCGCCGCTACAAAAGATGTACAAAACGATATCTATGATGCCACCGATGGGGTAGTATCTTTGCCTGGTGCATTTGGTTTTGGGGCGTTTATCCCTGCCGAGAAAGAAGTTGTTTTTCAAGAGAAGAATGGGCCAGAGGAATGGGTTTCTTGGTTGAGAAGTGCACAACCTGGTCGTTACCTTGTTCGCCAAGATTTACCTTCAGGTGGTATACGTATTATTGAAGGGATCACATTTAGAGGTATGGTTGAGGTATTGTCCCTATTTCCAGCGGAGAGTGCGGAACAGGCATCTAAAAATAACAAATATGCTTATTTTTATGGTATAAATGGGGAGTTATACTCTTATCGCTTACTGACTATTTTTGCCAGTGGTGACTGGGTGAATATAAAAGGACAATTCTCTTCTTTACAGTCTACGGTAGACAATTCATGGGGGAGTCCTGATGTTGGAGGAATAATGTTAGGAGTGTATCTTGGCGCTTCGGACACTGATTCAAACAGAAAACTTGTTCGTGGTCAGACTATCCCAGGATCCCGCATAGGGTGTATAACTCTTTACAGCAATGTTTCCGCAACAGGTGCATATCAAAGTACACCAGTTTCTGTTACACACAGTAATGAAACACAGAGAGGCACGTTTGTAGCCTTATCTGGCTCACCAAGCAACAGCGGTGGTACAGCCACAGGTTACATAGGTCTTTTTATGAGGATTGCATAATGCTGGATATTAAAGATATTAAGTCCCCGCAGTATCTTCTTAATGGTGACGTTGATTGCCTCGTCCTTTTTGAGGGTTTCTCTGATTATCTCCCATACACCGCTTCCAGTAACGACTGTAGCGAAACAGGAAAGGCAGTTTGGGATTCCTTACAATCTGGTAATTTTGGGGAGATTGCCCCGTATGTAGTAAACCCTCAATTTATCGAGGCATTAAAGCAACAGATGTTATCAGAAATAAAAGAGTGGAGAAAACTGGAAGAAAGCTCTACGGCTATTGTTTCTTATAATGGTGCAAGGTATGATGTTGATAATGCAACCCTTGGTCGTATTTATCCAGTATTATTAGCACAAAAAGCATCCCCAGCCAGACAAGCTGTGGTTTGGAGAGATGTTGATAACAAACCTGTAGAGATGAGTAGCTCTGAATTTGAAAATCTTGTTGTAGCTATGTCTTCCGAGTTGGCAACTAAGAATGATTCAATATACATCAAGCAACGAGAAATGAAAGATCAAGTGCTTTCAGCCTCTACGATTGAGGAATTACAAAGGATAAAAATTGGGTGGTAGCTATGGATTATAAGGATAAAGTTGTCAATGCTGAAGTCATACTTCCAGATGGGCATAGTATTGGAGGATCAGGACTCCCAAGCCAATCTTTTAAATTATACACAGAAGACACCGCGACCATAAAACTTTCAGGTAATGGTGAAAAAGCAACACCACTTAAAGGTGTTGTTGTGGTGGCAGAAGATGAAAATAATGCTCTCCAAGCTGGAGATAATGGGTTAGCTGTTAAGGTGAGTCCTGCTGCAAATAACCTGCTGGAGTTGAAGCAAGGAGCATTATATGTAACAGCACCAGAGATAAATATTCCAATTTCTCCTAAAGAAGGAAACGCTTTAACAAATATAACCTCTGAAGGGGAAGAGGGGTTGTATGTTGCGCCTACCAAAGTGCAAGGATGGCTTTATGATTCTGCACCTGGTGTTGCAGCTTTGCCTGGCGCTTTCGGCTACGGAATGACAGATCCTGGAGCAATTTCACTTATTGCTAACAGTCTTGGCGATGTTGCACGTTCTGCCCATAACCTACACCCAGGAAGGTATTATACTTTCACCACACGATCTGAGGAAATGACCGGAATAACAGAAATTATCTGGTTGGATAATGGCTGGGGCAACAAAACCAGTCAGACAGCAACAAAGCTGGTTCTGTTTTTTGGAAAAGACGGTCGTATGAAGTATACAATCCGTGGCGACAATCTAAGCGATCCGGCAGTGTGGTATGATTTGTTAACTACTAAGCAAACAGATATCTATGATCGTACAGAAGGTGTTGTCGCCATACCTGGCATGTTTGGATTCGGTAGTGATTTCGTCGGTATTGATACTGTCTATTTTAACAACAAAGCGGAGTTCCTTACTTGGGTGCATAATACTCGTTCTGGTCGTTATCTGGTGAGCCAGATATATGGTAGCGAGCCTATCATTAACAGCAATGTTACGTTTAGCGGTATTCTTGAGGTTATCCCAACTGGTAGTGTTGGCGTTGGTTACGAGGAGAATTTACCTAACGTATGGAAAAACCTTATTTTTTACGGCGCTAATTACGGCGATATCTGGTACACACGTTTTACCACACAACCGAATAACTTGTCTGGTTGGAGGTGCTTAGATAAGACAACGGATATAATCAATTTGCAGAACTCGCTTAATAGAAAAGCTCCATTGTACAACCCTAATTTCTCTGGTACACCAACAGTACCTACACCAAGCGATTCAGCATCAGGAACCCAGATTGCCAACGTAGATTTTGTTAAAAAACAGGTATCTAATAACACTTACACACTGTCTGCTGGCACGGTTACTGTTTTAGATAGTGGATCACAACCTACTATTGAGATAACTGGTCAATCACCATCACAGGTTTTAAATTTGGGAATACCAAAAGCACCTGATGGACAAACAATAAAATCTGTCAATGCTGTTGTTAAAGAAATAGACAGCGCACAACAGGTTACACTAACTTTTACAATGACAGATGATTCAAGTCAACAGGCGAGCTTTAATATCCCGTTTTCTCCTCAGCCGACTATGAAGCTGTCAGCAACATCTGGGAATTTCTCTTTCAATTATGGCGATACACCTTCAGCGGAAAAACGCAGCGGGAAGATCTGGGTCTTCTATATATTTGAAAACAACAGTTGATCTGAACAGAGCACCTGCTGGCAGTACAGATGTTATGGTGGATGTTCGTTTGACAGAGATACCTTGTACGGAAGACGGTACGTATCTTGATTATGATATCTATGCAGAATACCCAAGTGTTGTCGGGTCAGGGCAACCCACAGTGGCTGTATGGCTTATTCTGCCAACAGTTCCCACGCATACCATTGATCCCAAGACGAAGATAATAACTAAACTTCTTCGCGGAGACGGTGGCTTATCAGGACTTAATGGAGTCATTCCTATTGCAGGTGCAGACGAACAAGTCCACGAGTTTAAATATTTCTTGCAATATTCTTATCTAAACAACTAAGGGGATAATTATGGCAACAACAGGTGTGGCTGGTAAAGTATATGCATCAAGCCTTGTTGATATTAAGACAGGTAAATCTGTTAAAGTTGGAGATATAGTTGCTGGAGGATCCGGTGGCTATGTTCTTCCAGAAGCGACAACATCTACATTAGGAGGTGTAAAGAAAGCAGAGTCCCAATCTGATTCTGTAGCCTCTGAGGTAGCTCAATTAGTAACAGATTTTAATGCTCTGCTTTCCAAGTTAAAAGCCGCTGGCATCATGGCGTAATATAAAGACCCTTCGGGGTCTTTTATTTTAGGAAGCTCTGTACTCTTTTGTCCAAATTTGCATTAATATACGGCTCACGCCCATTTTTGTAGAAAGTACAAATATATTTTCCTGTGTAGGATTGTTTTCCTGAGATAATTGCGACATCATCAAAATATTGATATGCTTCTGCTTGCTCTGCAATTCTGCCTTCAAAACCTGATGACACAACAATAACGTCCGGTTTAAATGCTTCTCTGAATCTTTTATCGCAAGATAATTGCACAATACGGCTGATCGCCTCATCTTTTTCTTCTGGCGATAACCAACTTGCCTCGACAGATTTGTAATCGTCAAGATCTGGGTTGTTTTTTATATAGCTGGTAATACCCGCACCAACAAGAGCACAAGCACATACTGCAAGCGTAACTTTCAAAATACTTTTCATAATATTCTCCTTAGTTGCTAAGGACATTTTACACATAAGGGTTTTTCGTGTCAAGTGTTTTTAATGACAAAAATTGTATTTTGTGATAATATAGTTACTAACAAGTAACATAAAATGGAGAGTTAGATGACAGACCAAGAAATTGTTGATTACATCAGGCTCCTGCTTGGGTCAATATCCCCAGAGGCACTACCTGATGAAGTTATCACGGCATTCCTTGAGATGGAGAAAAAAAGAGCAAACTGGCCTAATCCGTCATCCACACCGTGTGACATGTGGAGAGTAGTTTATAACACAATGGTAGCTGTATTAAGATGGTTAATTCTTCAAGAGATAAATTCTGGGGAAGCATCTATCACAGAAAGACTGGAAAAGATAGGTGATGAGACGATACAGGTAAAAGGGGGATCTTCCTATCAGAACTGGAAAGATTTTCTGGACTGGTTGTTACAAAACCCTGATTACGTCAATAGCTGCCTGAATGGTGTCTCTGGTTTGGTTATTGTTGGTGGTGTGCGACAGGATGAGTTTTGGCGTGTTAAGAGTAATCCTAACTCAAGAAGCCCGTTTGATGTTTCCGGTATAGTTCCTCAAACAGGAGTTCCCGGTATTCCTCGGAGATACCCAAAACACAGGTATTGTTGACAATCGCATTCCTAATTATTGATTTTGCTTGGATAATGTGGTAAAATACCTTAACGGGAGTTCTTATGAGAACAAAATTTAAATCTCATCAAGATTTAAGTGCTGTGGAGAATTTTTATAATTCTGTACAGCAACTTGATAAAAAACAAGTCTCTTATGGTTATTATGATGATCCACACTATTCAGGACTGAATACTGCAACTCTGGCAGCTATCCATGAACAAGGCTGGAATAATCTTCCAGCCCGTACATTCATAACTAGCGCGGCTGTATCCTTTCAAAAGGATTTGGAGAAATTACAGAAGGAGTTATTCGGCACGTTAGCATCTGGAAGTAATAATCCAACCCCGATGCTGAAAAAAATTGGTAAAGCAGGTGCTGAAAAAATTAAGTTTGTGATAGACTCTGGGCTTTTCCCTCATAATACTGTATCAGATGCATGGGCAGATGTCAAAGGTTTTAGTGCGGCTATGTATCATTATGGGGATTTAAGAGATTCCACGACTTATAAAATTTCGAACAGAAGAGGTTCAGGGGCGTAAATTATGGCGGGATACAAACTTATAGGCAAGAACAAATTGATACCCAGAGTTACCATGAAAGGTAGACACAGGCAGTTCAAAAAGACAGACTTAGATAACCCATTTGAAAATGGTGGGTTGGATATTGAGTATGTTGAATTTGATGTACCTGAATGTGTCGTTCAACCTATTAGTGGTAAAGCGGCGAGAGATTACACATCTCAATTAGTTCCTGAAGGTGGTAGGCAGTATGATTCCTTTACTGTGTATTCATCTGTGATGTTGAAAGGTCCAGTTGAAGGATCTGATAACATGGCTGATCAGATCCTATTAATGAACTCTCGTGGTGAGATGGAGTGGTTCACAGTTATTAAATCTGATTTGTATCAGACCACAGGTGTCTCTAGGTTCAGAGCTTATGTGGTGGCAATACCAGAAGGAACAAACGGGGGTATTTAATGGCTGATTTTATCAGTACAGATGAGATCTTCGATGCCTTGACGAAAACAATAGGTTCTTTTTGTAAAGAGGTTACTGGTCGAAAAGTCGTGCTGGCAGGGGAAGATGAAATACCTAAAGTTGATGGTGAGTTTATTTTGGTGGATCTTACTGCGGTAGATCAGCTTGACTGGCAATCTGATGATGGATTTACTGATGATGGTCGAGCGATGACAGTCCATAACTACGAGGTGGTATATACATTGACTGCTTATCGCGGTAAAGCACCAAATGCCCTAAGTCGTATTTTACAGGCTATGAACTTACCTTTTATATACGATAAGTATTTCCCAACTAATTCCCCTTTTGCGTATTCCTCTTCTTCAACAATATCTCGGTTAAGAGTTCCTTTGAATGTTCAAAAATATGAAACTCGTGCTGTCGTGTTGCTAACATTCAATGTTTGCTTTGCAGAAACAGACACTGGAGTTTTCGAAGATTTGGAAACCCTCAATGCGCAACTTTCATATCATTTTCCGAAAGAGGATTAAAAGAAATATTTTGGTTATTGATAAGCACTGGCTTATTAGTGATCGTAAAGGGCTTTTTGCCCAAAGTACAGCACAAATAAGTGCTGGTCAATAACTGTACGTACAGAAATAAAAGAGGAAATCGATGGCTTATAATGACAAGGTGGTTGATGTAACAGTCACACTTGGTACTCAACCAATCGACACAAAAGGGTTTGAAACCCCACTGTTCCTTGCGATCCATAATGTCTTCCCAGAAAGAGTTCGTGCTTATACCGAACTTAGTCAGTTAGTTGATGATGGATTTGCTGTTGGAACACCTGCATACAATTATGCATCTAAGGCATTTTCTGGAACATTCCGTCCACAATATCTGATGATTGGTCGTCAAGGCTTCACCAACACCGTTGTGGATTTTACAGGACAAACTAACACAGATCCAGAGACACCTGTTGCATTGAATTTTGTTTCCGGTGCTTACCAGAAAAGCATTATTGTTAACGTTTCAGCTTCCTCTGAAGCAAATGCGATAGCTACATCTCTGGCAGCTGCGATTAATGCAGACACAACCCTGCAAACAGTACTTACTGCGACAGCAAGTGAAGCCAAAGTAACAATTGCTCCAAAAGATGATGGTAAGTTTAGTGTTGGTAAGGACAGTGGCAACATGGTCATCACCAATACCTCTGATGAAACAGTTTCTTCTGTTCTCCCACAGGTTATGACTGCCAATGAAAACTGGTATTTCGTCAGTACTGAATCCCACACTAAGACATCTATTTTGAGTGCTGCTGCCTTTGCTGCTGCAAATTACAAGATGCATGTTTACTCAACTGCTGACGAAAAATCTAAAACTGCCGATACCGATTCTATTGCAGATCAACTCAAAGCATTGCAATACGACACATCTATCGGTATGTATGATCCTTTGGCAGACAGTGAGTATCCCGAGGGTGGGATTATCGGAGCGATGGCTTCGAATGACCCTTCCTATGGGGATTCTATCCACCTGAAAACTATGGATGGGGTCATTGCTCCAACCTTAAGCGCAACGGAACGTATGACTATCTGGGGTAAGAATCTGAACTTCTACCGCATGATTAATGGTGTGGGATCCTTCTATGAAGGCAAATGTGCTTCCGGCAATTATGTAGATGTTGTGAGATTTGGTCACTGGCTTAAGTTCCGCACCGAAGAAAGTGTTTTCGGATATATGTCCCGCAGATCCAACATGGGGCTGTCTGTTAAAATGAGTGATGATGACCTCCCTAACCTGAAGTCTGTCATCATGAATAACCCTATCAACGTAGGTATTTCTAACGGAGCTATTTTAACAGGTTATGATGAGGTTAACAAGGTCTTCTTCGATCCTGTAATCACAATCCCTCTGCGTGGAAGCATACCCACTAACGATCTGGCAGCACGTACACTTAACAACGTGAAAGTGGAACTAGTGTACAACACACCACTACATTTTGTCAAGATCCGTATGACTGTCATGCTGGACAAAACAGGTTCAAATTCTGGCAACGCACAGACAGTAACAGCAGGAGTGTAATAAATGAATACAGCTATTCTAACGCCGTATGCATATGACCCTAAAAAAGTAAAACTGTATCTGATGACTCAAAGAGTAACAGGATTCGCAGCGGACACGAAAATTGTGGTGTCCCGTAATGAAGACAATATCATTCCCCACATGGGGGTTGATGGTGAGCTATCTGCTGCACTGTCCCGTAACCAATCTGGTGTTATGACGGTTTCTCTTCAGAATACAGCATCATGGAATGGTAATTTAGCAAACTGGCAAAAACAAGCATCCGTAACTGGTCTTATTTTCTTCCCTGTTCTTCTGGAAGGTTCTCAAGGTATGGGTTTGAGTACAATTGGATGGATTCAGAAGCAGCCTGACCTTACTTACGGAACGGAAGTTGGTCAAATGGACTGGGAAATTGGTATTCTGGATGCTTGGTTGAGTCCTGATACTCTGTCCTCTGTTGGCTTCGGCCTCGCTGGACTTTCCGGTATCGTTTAATAATTTCGTGTGCCACATGGATGTGGCCTTTATACACGTAAGGATAATTCAACTTTTAAAGACGCAGGAGCGTGCATGAAAATTAGACAAACAACTGAAATTGACCTCGCAGGTCACAACTTTGTTATCACACATTGGTCTCCAACAAAAGCATTTAAAAATATTCCTAAGATAGGACGTTATATTGCTGTTCCAATGGCATCCATCTCTGGGGCACTTATGTCTGGTGGGCAGAATCTTTCTGATGCTATCCCAACAGCAGTATTATACCTGTTTGACCAGATGGAGCAAGATAATATTGAAGAACTTTTTGCCTTAATTCTGGACGATGTATCTGTTGATGGTATGGCAGGTAAGGTAGACATTGATGATATTTTCCAAGGGAAGATGATGGACCTTATCAAACTCGTGGCAAAAGTGCTGGAGGTTAATTACGGCTGTTTTTTCACGAAAGACGGTTTCGCAAGCCTTCAGGATCTTCTGGGACGCCTGGGTCAGACCCATCAACTGAACACGATGGATCAGGCAGAGGAAGCGGAGTAACACCGTCCAATATTTCGAAAGTTGTCCTGAGAGCTATGAATTATGCAAGAAAAAATAGCTCATTGACTTGGTTCGATTATTTGTGGTGTCGTGCTCTGAAGAGTTTTAAAGGTGAGTCTTATTCCTCACTTGAGTCTGCTGACATGGCCTACCTGCTTAAACTGAACGAATATCTTGATATTGAAGAGTTTATCCAAGACGTACAGGAGAGAGAGGAACAAAGTGCAGCCAATGCTGCCGCCGCTGCAAATAGGTCGCGCCGAGGTAGAAGAGGTTAATCTCAAGCCAGGTTCCTTCTCGGAACCTGGCTTTTTTATTGAGGAAAATCTATGGCGAATATCATAGTAACTAAAACCGTAAATACTGTCGAGTGGTCTGTAGATCGCACCAGTTACGGTCGTGCAATGAAAGCTATAAAATCCCTGAAGAAGGAATGGGAAAAGACTAACAGAGCTTTCACTTCTAATAAAAGTAATCCGGCAGCAATTTATAAACGTTCTGCACAAGAGGCTCGTCTTGTAGCTAAAAGATTACACCAAACTGAACGTGCAGAGCAAGCAAAATCTACGGCACATGCTATTGCAATGGCAAAAAAGGAAGCTCGTGCTCGTGAACAAATAGCTAAAGTTGAGAGCGCGAGAAGAAAGCAAGCAGTAGCCAGACTAACAAACAGAAGAACACCCGAAGAACAAAAAGAATATAATGCATTAAAATCAAAGTTGAAGCAGATGGAAAAAACAGGTTCTGGGTATGGGACAAATCCAGAAATATCTGCTGCCCGTCAAGCAAGATTGCAGCAAGAACTTGCAGCAAGGAAGTCTTCAGGATCTGCCTCTGGTATTGTTGGGGATCCTAATAGTCGCCACGACCCAAGTCTTGTGGCTGCTCAGAACTCTGCTATGGAACGCTATCATAAATCTATCCCGAAAGAAAAAACAGCGGATGAGATTAAGGCAGAAAAAGATGCTAATAAGAAGAAAGAAAGAGAAGCGTTAAGAGCAGAAAGAATAAAGGCTGCAAAACAATCAACGATTGCTAATGCTGCTGTAAGACTTCGTGCTAAGTATGGTGATGATTTCAGATCTAAAATTAAAGGTTATGATGATCTGGAAAAGAGATTTATGCAAAGCCAGACTATGAGAGCTTCTAATTTCCGTGCTGAATTGGCAGCAATGGAAACAGGACTCCGCAAAGCTAAGGCAAATACACTATCTCTTGATCAAGGATTGAAGAACCTTCGTAGCACATTAATTAGTGTTTCTGCTGCATACGGGGCTTTTAATGCTGCCGCAAGTGTTGTGAAAACAGGGCAATTCTTTCAAGGCATGGAAGCTACCATGTTAATGGTTTCTGATGACTCAGAAGAAGCTGCGAAAAGAATGCAGTTTGTTCGGGAGCAATCTTACAGATTGGGTTTGGATTTAAAAACCGCCGCTCAAGGTTATACCCAAATGGCTATCTCTGCTAACGGTGTTTTGAGCAAGGCGCAAAATGACGAACTGTTCAAAGGCCTCTCAGAATATGCTACTGCACTTCAGGTTGATCCTGTAAAATACCAGCGTGGTATCACTGCTATCCAACAAATGATGGGTAAAGGTCAGATCATGGCTGAGGAGTTAAAATCACAACTTTCCGAAGGTATTCCAGGTTCTCTTAATGTATTCCTTAAAGCCACACAAGAAGCATTCAATGATTCATCTATAGACATTGCAAAATTAATGGATATGATGAAGAATGGAGAGCTAAAGGCTTCAAAAATTCTTCCTTTGGTTGCTAAGTATTATGCCGAGGCCGCAAGAAAAGGTGGTGCACTTACCAAGGCACAACAAAGCAACCGTGTTGCTATGCAGCGTTTACAACAAACGTGGATGAACTTTCAGAATCAAATATTTGAAAGTGGTTTTGGTGAAGCCTTGACAGACACGTTTAACAATCTGGCAAAAGCCTTGGATAGTAATGGGGAATTGGCACGTAACATAGGACAGATAACAAAAGGTTTTGTTGAAGGCTTTATGTGGGTATTCTACCAAATATATAATATCTTTATAGATATTGACGGGATTTTGCAGAGATATATCCCAATTTTCAGAAGAAATGGTGATGAATTAGGGAAGGCTTGGGAATGGACAGGAATGGCTATAGGAGCTTTGTTCTTCGCCACTTCGCTAGGTAGAGTTTTCACTATCTTATCTAAAATCGCAGGACTTTCGAAGTCTCTCAAATTTTTGAAAACACTTGGTGGTGGGGTAGCTACGCCAACCGCTCCAAGCAAAGGCCCGTGGGGGGGAGGTGGATCTGGAAAAGGATCATTTCCGTTTTTCTTAAATCCCTATGCTGCTGCAACAGTTTGGGGTTTGGATTATGCGGTCTCCACTGATAGTGAGAAAGATGATAAAAAGCGGCAGCTTGGTAATGCCTATTCCTATGGTAGTGGTGACTTCATGGCTGTGGTTGGAGGGATGTTAACAAACTGGTGGTCATCCCTGTGGGCTGGGCATATGCAGGATAAAGCTAACTATCTCCAATCCCATAATCTAATGCCTGGTGGTTCGACGGGTCAAACTGTAGCCCCTATGGTCATTCCTACCGAGCCTGTCAGTGGTGAAATAACCATTAAAATAGATGCTGGTGAATTACGCAATATGATTGATCAGCAAATAGAGACAGCCAATATGGATAACATTAATCTTATTCTCGCTGTCCCTCAATAATTTGAAGGGGCTTTTGCCCCTTTTATTGTTTTAATAAAAGATTTATGATAAAATCATACAAGAACAAGTGAGGGTTTTTCATGGCTTCAGTTTCTAATAACCAGTCAAAACCACAGCAAGGGAAGGCCACGGCAAATGTTGAAAGAAAAGTAAACAATGCGCAGGATACAAGTGCTGGCGTTAAGTATACACTTTTTGCTAGTGGTCTTAATTATGGTGGTCGTAATATTGAGTTAAAAGACAAAAATTATACAGATGATCTGGCAATAATTTTCGATGTTGTCGAGGAACACACCTATACAAGAGAAGTGGATAAAACATCTTACGCAGTTGAAGATAGGGTTAAATTCAGCGACCACGGTGTAATAAAAGATGGGAAATTCTCTTTTAGCGCAAGGGTTAGCTCATCACCACTCTCAATTATTCAGTTTAACTACATAGATAAAGATACTGATAATAAAAACCCTGCTGCATCAAAAAGACCAGAAAAAGCCCTAGAGATTCTTGAACGTCTTATAGACCAACGACAAATTGTAACTCTTGTGACAGAGGATAGAATCTTAGATAATTACATCCTCACTTCAATGGAAGCATCACGTAGTAATTCTGATGGTGCGGCATTAGTTTTTCAATTAGAGTTTACAGAGTTCCGTACATTTACATTGGGAAAGACCATCTTAGCCACCATCTATACAGACGCTAAAAAAACAGGAAAGACAAAGCAAAAAGGGGCTGTTCAATCTTCGGCTAACCAAGAAGAGTTAGATGTTACAGCTATGAGAACACGGTATATAGGGCCGGATGCTGAGAACAGGCAGAAAATGGCAGACGCGAGAGGGTATGGCAATTTTACGAAACATGACACCAAAGTTGGCACATTATCTCCAGATGGGAAATTAAGAGATTTAGAAGGTAATATCACAGATTATGATAGCCTAGTGGGGAAAAATTAATGAAAGTTACATTTTCGTGGGATATTGATGGATTTGCCGACCAAACAATGAGAGTCGTTTTGGACAGCAGGACTTATGAAATGAGATTCCAATGGAATGAGAGAGATGAATCTTGGTTGGTATATTTTGGGGATGTTGGTTCAGAACCTACGGTGTCCTTCAAATTAACAACAATATTCGATATACTGGAACCTTTTAAGTATATGGAAAACATTCCTAATGGTGTTTTGAGTGTTTGGTCATTCAGTTCATCTACAAAACGTGTTGGAAGGTACAATATCGGATTTCTTGCAGATCTCCAACTTCTTTATTCATCTCCTGATGAGGAGTTAACAGGTGAGGAGTAATAATTATGCCATCTTACAGAACAAGAACATATAAACTAACAATAGGCAAACCAGTATATATCGGAGAAAAGCCTACAAATATTTCCGATTATACAAATAAAAACAGTAAAGATGCTTATGTTGTAAGTAATGAGTACGGTTCTGCAAATATAGAATTTGAAGTTAAAAAAGATAACTCGAAAGACCCCAACAAAGGTTACGTAACAATTTACAATTTGAGTGATGAAACAGTTAGCTATTTAGATGCTAACCAGAGAGAATCTATAGCCATAGTGTTGGAGGCTGGGTTTGATGGTGAAAACCAAATGTTATTCTCTGGGACAGTAGAGTTTGTTCAGGATAAATGGGATGGAAATACCCGCCAAACAAAGATGATCCTTGGTGATGCAACCACAAATATTATGACTGCTAAAACAGCAAGATCATATAAAAAAGGAACACCTTTAGATACTGTTCTTAATGATTTGATTTCCGATTTAAAATTACCTATCGGAAAAGTTGTTAAATTCGGGAATAGGACTCTTCAACAATCAATGGCATTCACAGGGAATGCTGCTAATAATCTTGAGAGATTAGCCAGAAATACAGGTTCCACATTTAGTGTCCAGGATGGCGCTGTGTACTGGACAACACAAGGTAAAAGATTTAAGAACGCTGTTTTTGAAATAAGCGCAGAATCTGGGATGCATGATTCTCCAACCCCACAGAATCCAGAACCTGCTAAAAGAAGACTTGAGAAAGAAAGCAAAAAGAAAAAAAGGAAACCTAAACCTGGCACGGATACAAGACCAAGTAGAGCAAGAATAAAAGAAGACGCTGGGTTGGTTGTAACCACAGAGCTTAATGGGGCAATTATTCCTGAGAGCACAATTTATTTGAAGAGTCATAAATATACAGGTTTCTATAAAGTAGTATATTTGACACACAAAGGGCAACTTGAAGGTGGAGATTGGATTTCCGAAATTGGCCTTGCTGAAGCCCGTGGTGGTGTTGTGGAGGAATAATGGCAGCAATTCAAAGAATGGACGCAGCATTGAATCAGTGGTTTGCGAGACAAGCCAGAGACATCCATACAGGATTAAGGGCGAAGGTTGTTGAGGTTGATTATAGCATACCCTCAGCAACTGTACAACCTTTAGCATCCACCAATTTCGATGACGGAACAGTAGATGCATATCCTGCTGTTTTCGATGTGCCGCTTTCGATGCCAAGCGCAAACGGCGGTAAGGCAAGACTTACATTGCCTGTTAAACCCGGTGATATTGTCGGGTTATCTTTTTCAGAGAGAAATGAGTCAGATGCTAATGACTTAACGACACACGGTTTATTTCCTGGGTGGTCAATCATTGGTGTTCACAGTGATGGGAATGCAATGGTTATCGACCCAAACAATGTGGAATTATGGAACGATCAAGTTCATTTCTCTCTTGCCCCTGAAGGAGATTTTGTATTAAAAGGCCCAGTGGGAACATTTACTGTTGATAAAGATGGCAAAATGTCTTTTACCAACGGGTCTGCGACATTGACAGCGAAGCCTGATGGGAATATAGAGATGAATGGGGCGAAGGTGACACCAGATGGGAATATTGTGACAGCTAGAGGTGTGAATTTAAATGATTTCTACGACTGGTTTGCAAGGCACACACACCACTATGTTTGGACAGACCCATCTGGTGAAAGTGACACAAATGTCCCTAACAAATAAGGAGTCTAAATGGCAACTCTCTATTCTGATTTATTAATGGATCCTGTTACTGGGGATCTCGATGTCTCAGAAGGTCTTAAACTGATAGAATCAAACCAAGTTAGTCTTCGTCAACGTTTATGGCTAAGGTTTAATGTCTGGCAAGGAGACTGGTATTTCGATGAGACATTCGGATTCCCATATCGAACATATATTAGCAAGAAGGTTATGAAGACTGTACTTGATAATAAGATAAAAGAGGTGACGAGGCAGGAACCGGACGTTTTGGAAATAACTTATTTTCATTCCACAATGGATTCAGGAACAAGAAGCTATCAAGCATATTTTGAAGTGACAACCAAAGAACAAGAGGTTGTTAGGATTGCCTTTATAGGGCAGGATGAGTATTATTATCCAGAAGCTGATGCAGGGACAACAATCCTTTGCGATGATGATGGCTGGATACTTTGGGCTAACAAACTCTATTATCTCATCAATTTCCGTTTGCCTCGTACAGGCGACGCAACTTGGTGGAATAAGTGGGCAACTAATGAATAATGGAAAGGGGCATAAGCCCCTTTATTTGTGTTTACTATTTATAATTAAGACATATTGTGGTAAAATAACCACATCTTATAATAATTTACAAGAGGAGGCATAATCGTGGCTGCTCAATTTGGATTAAATGACTACGGTTTTTCAATTCCGTCCCTTGATGACTTGATAACAGATACCAAGCAATCCCTTATTAGAGCTTTTGGTGAAAACTTTAACACCCAAACTAACTCCGTTGTTGATAAGATCACTACTATTTTCAACGAAAGGGAATATCAATTAATTCTTTTGGCTGCATCTATTTATGCAGCACAAACGTTAGCAGGGGCAGAAGGTATATATCTTGACGAGATTCTTGGTCGTCGTGGGATATTCCGTAGAGGAAAAACCAAAGGGTCCGGTACTGGTTCAAATGGTAATTAATAACACAGTGCCGTATAATATGATTTATGATGCCGCAACATACAGTATTGACGGTGGGAATTTTGTGTTAACAGAAGATACTGCCGTTGCTGGTAATATCATAGCGCAGCAAATAACCAATCAGGATTGGGTTCTTGGTAACTACACCATCCAGATAGTTAACCAGAATGATGGGACAACAAAGACACTGAACCTATCTCTGAAAAACAAAACCCCAAACAGCACCGAATTAAACTCTTTTATGATGGCTATGAAAGAGTTTATAGTCGATAATACAACTTATCTGAACGAAGATAAGATCTTTATCGAATCTTCTTCAGGAAGTATGTTTATAGGTTATGATCAAAATAAGAAAATGATTGGTCTTAATGCTCCTGTTGACTTTAGAACATCACCCCTGCTTGGTCAAAGAACAATAACCATGGATGTTATTGCTGTTGAAGCAGGAGAAATATCTAGAGAAGCAGAGACAGTTACCAACATAAGCCCGACACCAAGTGGTTTTGTTAGCTTGACGAACAGGGAAGCATTTAGTGATGGTACAGATGTTGAGACGGATACAGAATATAAGCTGAGGGCTTCGAGCACCACATCAACAGGTGCTGCCGCAACACGGCCAGCTATTGTTTCTGCTGTTTTAAATGTGCCTGGTGTAAGTAAGGTTAAAATTTTCTCCAACAATACTGGTGTGACAAACGAGTACGGTGTTCCAGCGTATAAGTTTGAGACAGTAGTCTATGGTGGGGCCACAGAAGATATCAGTAAGGCACTTTATAATACCATAGCACTCTCTAATGCTACTTATGGTGATGTATTCTATGATGTGACTACAGAAGATGACCAAGTAGAAAGAATTTATCATAGCAAGGCAAAAGTAAGGCAACTTGAAATTCGTGTCAGATATAAAGGTAAATTACTATCCCTTACAGAACAGAACACGATCAGGGATTCCCTTAAAGCTGTTGTTGATCCTCTTAACATTGCAGATACGTTGTACAATATCCAACTTGTTTCTGCTGTGGGGTCATCCATCTCATCAGGTAGATTTACTCAACTTTTAGTAGATGTCAAAAACAAAGGTGAACCAGACAGTACGTATACTAATGATGATATTGTTGCTACTATGACAGAAGTTTTCGCTGTAGAGTTAAATGACATAACTTTCCAGCAAGTTCTTTAAGGATGTTATTATGGCAGACTATTTAAAAGATGTAAATCATATACACACACTGCCAGATTTCGTTGAGGGAGGTATTGACTATCTCCCTGGTGATTTTCTGAAAGAGAAAAAGAATCTTGTAAAATTTCTGACAATATACCTTGAAAGATTGAAAGCTGTTGATGAGATGCTTGTAAAGCTATCAGAAGGTAGATTATTAAGGAATGCCGCAGGGCTGAATCTTGATGAGATAGGTAATCAGGTTGGTATTGAGAGAAACGGGCTTGATGATGCCACCTATAGGGCAATAATAATGATCTTGGCTGCTGGATCTGCAAGACACGGTACAAGACCAGAGTTTATTGAAACATTAAATCAACTGTTTGGTGTTGGAAATTTTACAACTTACAAAGGGGATAATTACCGTTTTGACGTAAACGTATCGAAAAGCTGTTTCGACTTAGCAGCAGCGATAGATGAGATACTTGACCTATTACCGTTACCAACGCATCTTAGACTAACAGAGTCTGTGGGTTTGGCGTTTGGTTTTAAGAATGACAAACATGCACTTGGATTCGGATCTGTGACAGAGAAATCAAGAACTGGTGATGGTGGTTTAGCCCATCTAGTTTACGTACCGGATCCACCAAGAACATCGGATGACATCCTTATTTATGTTGACAATATTTCTGTAGATGCTACAGAGTAGAGGAGACCACATATGACAGAGGCTATTTTCACAGCCAGAAGAGAAGATGACTCTGTAGCTGTTAGCTTTGACTATGAAACAATATCAAACACAGCTATTGCTGGAAGAGATTATACACCCAAAGTAGGTACGGCAACAATTCCTAAAGGGGAAAAGTCTGTACAGATACCTGTGGAGATAAAACAACATCCTAAAAACTCATTACCAAGAGAATTTACCTTGAAAATGAGTAATCCGTCTTTTGGTGCAAGGCTAGACAGGCTGGCTTCCAGATGTGTTATTAGCACCAAGGAGGATATGTCTGAGTTGGGGTGGGGAACAAAAGAAGAGAAAATGTTTCTACCTAAATATTGGACAATTGATTCTCAGCCCACAGAAAGTTGCTCTATAATATCTAATGGTAATATACTTACAGCTTATATGACTAATAGAACTGTAAGCGGTTTAGCAGGGGTTATTTGGAGCACAAAAGATAAGTATGATCATAAAGGGATCTCTTTTCAAGATCACACAGATCTTCGAAACGCTAAACTGTGGTTCGATATAGAGTTGGGCGACGGAATGCCTGATTTTAATAATGAGAAATTGACCCCGACATTAACTCTTAAACTTTTAGATGGGGCGACCCATTATATCCCTCTGTACGCTTATGCTGAAAATATCGGTGAGGATTATAAAAGAGCCACAATCAAACTTGATTTTTCAAATTTAAAATCCGGCCCTGATGTGAACGTGCCAGTGGATACCTCTCAAGTGGATCAGTTTTTCTTTTCTATGATATCTGAGAAGTATGCAGAAGGAGAAGATGTTGTCCCTAAAGAAAATCAGAACCTTATGTTGAAAATAACTCTTAAAGAGCCTGATACAGGCTATACAATGATGAGAGTTAATAATTTGACAATTCCTGCACATGATGTGCGTATGTGTACATCCTATGATGATATGTATAACCTGACACCTGAACGAGTGGTGGACAACTGCTTGAAACTTGGGTACAGGGATATGATAAACCACTATAATGGTATGTCGCATTATTACGAGTTCTCTTGGGAAAGCTCCGCATGGAAACTGAACAAAGATGTCCCTGTCAATAATGCAACCCTACAATGGATGAATAACTATTTCGCACTGACACGAGCAAATGGTTATAAGGTTATCAATTCTATTAGTTTTGAGTTGATGAGTACTGTATGTCCGGCAGAATGGGTGCAGCATGATTGGAATGATGCATTAGCTGAAACAGGATACACACCACCAAGTTGGGTATTATCTCCTAATATTAATGAGGGTATGCAATATATCCAAAGTGTGATAAATAAAATAGCAGCCACATGCGAACAAGCTAACCAGGTTGTTATCATTCAGATAGGGGAGCCTTGGTGGTGGTATAATACTGCTACAAATTTACCTTGTGTGTATGATTATACTACAAAAGCGCGTTTTAATGAAGAGACTGGATTGTATGCTCAAGACATGGGGACAATTTATGACTTTAAGACCGGAACACCCTATGATGAGTATGTAGATTTTCTAAGACAGTGCTTAGGGGAGCGAGTGGTAAAATTCGGTGCTGATCTTAAAAAATCTTATCCTAATGCAAAAATAACACTTTTACCGTTTTTACCATCCATTATTGGTAATGGTATTATGGAAAAGATAAATTTCCCTAGTGGTAGTTATACACCTGAGAATTTTGATCTCTATTGCTCCGAGTGCTATGACTGGTTACTCCAAGGGAAAATGGAAAAATCATTCCAAGCCATCACCATTCCGCGAGATGTCTTAAAATTTAAAGAAGATAAGATACATTATCTGGCAGGATTTGTTCCAGACGAAGGGCTAGCACCATTATACGGATTTGACCCTAATTCTAATTATAGAGAATATCTTTGGAAAATGATTATAGGGAACATTGTCCTTAATGAGTTTAAGTTTCCAGGTATTTATCAATACATATGGGCGTATCCACAAGTAATGCATGATTCTATAACAGTGCACAACTCTCAATCCGCAGTCTTTCATATGGGGCATACAGCATTGAAAGGGTATTTAAAAGATACCCCACCAGAAGTTTAAGAAGGAGATACTTTTATGGCTATACCAAGTATACCAATCGAGATTTGGGCAGCGGGAGATGTAATTCTCCCTAATACTCACGGGGAGAACAAAATAAGACCTATTGACGACCTTTGGTTAAAAGGTTGGGATATGGGAGAAAAACCAGCTTGTGAAGAGTTTAACTATGTTCTTCATATGATGACAAGTTGGATAAAATATGTTACAGGGGATCAAATTCCTGAATTAGATACAAGATTTTTAAGAAGAAGTGAAAATCTGTCTGATTTAGCGGATAAGGAAACATCCAGAGTCAACCTTGATGTGTGGAGCAGATCAGAGGCCGACAACCGTTACGTGAATGTAACGGGAGATACAATGACAGGAGCTTTGTCATTGCCGAGATTGAATTTTCAACCTTCTGAGACAGATACTGCGTATATCACAACTACAAATCCGGCTTCTGACTGGACGTACTGGGATTTTGTTCTTGGAGATAATCCAGGAACAGCAGGGACAAACGGTGTAGATTCTATACGTTTCCGATTCTCTCCTTCAGGTAACTCTGGGATGTTCACTATGATGGAGCTTAATGCTATTAGCTCCTCAGCGGCTTTGTGTAAAGTAACAGGAAATGTTGTTGCCACAGGCACTGTACAAGGAACAAATGTTAATGGCACAAATGCAACATTCACCACAACAAGAACATCCTCTTTGACGGCTACAGGGCAAATTCAAGGTCAAACTGTTGTAGCAACAAGCTCATTAACAACACCATATGCAAGGGTTAATGGGGAAGCGAATGTAAATTCACTGGTTGTAAATAATAACTCTGCAAGGGTTGCGGGGAGAAATATCGTAAGATCTGTTAATGGTGTAGGTGCTGACGGGAATGGTAATGTTAACTTACCAACAGGAAGTGTTCAGCAAATAAGACTTGGTAATCGTTTCTCTGCGGGGGTTGTTGAGTCTACGTTTTATCCTGGACATGTAATGACTGGCTGGGCATTTGGTAATAAAAAGGAATTGAGAGGTGGTACGTATTACACTGCTCCTTTGCAATATCTTGTGAATGGTCAATGGGTAACAGTAACAAATTTAAACTAAGGGGTGCATATGTACAAAATCTATGGTAATTTTCAGCCTTACACACCTGAAAGAACAGAGTATAATTCGGCCTTCATAGACACAGGGGCAGGTTTCCTTAAAGACAGTGATGGTAGAGATTGGTATGAATTATCAAAAGAACTAGCTGATAACAAAGCGGAAAACCAAAAATTTTTGCTTCTGACTTCGGATGATATAGTCCTCTGTGTCTCACAAGACCCAACCGCTTATTTTCCTTATGGAATGAAAATAGTAGTTATTGAGAATCTTACTGTAAACTTAGACCCTAAACTCGGGCATATAAAATTTACAGATGGAGAATTTTTTGATTATAACAAAGAAGCGGTAGAACAAGCTCAATCAATTATAGAAACAGAAATGATGTGGGCTTCTAATCAAATCTCTACCTTGGAGGATATGATCTCTATGGGATTGGGTACAGAGAGTAGAAAAAAATATCTGGAAAAATTAAAAGAGTATCGCATAAAACTGTTTTCGTTAGACCCTGAAGAAGATATGAATATTTCTTTACCAGACAGACCTTCTAAAAAATAAGGAGACAAGGAATGTCTATTGACCTATTTGCTATCTTAAAAGCCGTATGGGGTGTATTGACGTTTTTCTTAGTTGGTGTTCTGAAGTTAACATACTCAGACTATAAAAAGACACAGCAACGTCTTGATGAACTTGATAGGGACATCATAAGAATTAAGGCAGAGATGGTCACTAAAGAGAAACTTGATGAGATTCTTGATAAAAAACTGAAAGCTGTCCGCGATGATGTTTCAGATTTTAGAAAAGACTTAAAAGAGGATGTGAGCAGTTTGAGAGTTGATCTTATAGACCAGCTTAAAATTCTTATAGAGAGTCAAATGAAATGATAAGTTCTGCACTGTACTTTATATGCTTTGCAGTGCTACTTCTTGATAATGACAAAGGGATCCGAGCCATGTCAGTATTTGGCATGGTTCATATCGTGGCAGAGAATATACTGTACTGGTGGTTCTGTTCCCATATCTACGCATTTGACTTGTCACTCTACCTAACCTTTTGTTGGTTCTTGGATATATCTCTGATTTTCTTTACTGCATGTGCTTTGACAGGATGGAGAAAAAAGCTAATGCTTACACTATCTCTTCCTGTTCTGTTTTGCCAAATTTTAGTTATGCAGTTCCCATTTATTTTACCAATCGCATTAGGCTTCACGATAAATTCATCATATCCAACATTTATGGAAGTTCTTTTATTATGCGCAGCATACAAAAGCGGCACAATAAAAGAATTGCTTGAGACTTCTGTTGTTGTTGGTTTCATAATTATAGCCAGAATTGTTCCTGGAGTAAATTATTGAGGATTCTAATGTATTATGCTAAAATCAATATTGAAATTTTTAAAAGACCTTGTCAGATCCCCAGTAAATCCAGAGAAGGCCTCTCACACAAAATTTTGGAGTAATATCGGCTTGGCTGCAATGACAGCAGTTTTTTTAGATTGGGGTTTCAAAGGCACATTGACGGAGTGGTATATGTGGGTGTATGCCCCCACAGTGGCTGCTCCACAGTTAATAAGTAAGTTAATATCTCTACGTTGGGGTGTAGAAGCACAACGTAGGGAAGAATCAGACCAATAAGGAGATTCTTGTGGCAGACATGACTAAATTTGAACAGGCGGTCGATCAGGTTGTAGAAGATTCTGAACGCCTTCATAAAGTTGTCAATGGGGCAGCTACTGAAACTGTAGTTACAGAGGATGGCAGTCTGATACCTACAGTCAGAAAAGCATTTCTTGACAATTTATTCTTTAAAACACCTCCACTACCGTGGGTTGCTGGACAACAGGCAACGGTATTTAATCAGTTGTATGCTTATACAGGGGAAAGAGGTGTCCAATGGTGGTATGCACCCGGTGCGACAGAGAGTTCACCTGTAACACTACCTTCTAATCCAGTCAACAATGTTAACTGGAGATTATACAACGATTCAGAATCTATGTCTCAGCTATTTGCGCCTATTGACAGCCCTATCTTTACAGGGAACCCTCAAGCACCAACACCATCAGCGGATAGTAACAGTACAACTCTGGCAACAACACAATTCGTTACCAGAGCTATTGCTACCGCTTTGGCTGGAATTGCGGGTGGAAATGGTACATTCGCAGATCTTACTGTAACAGGTTTAGCTAGTCTTAATACGCTTTCTGTTGGCGGTGTATCAACATTTAATGGGCCTGTTAATGCTGACAACCAAACAGGAAAATTCCAGAATCTTATCTTAACAAAAGATAATTCAAGCCTATCTTTTGCCTACAGTGATGATTCTAACCCGACGTTTATAAAAACAAGGCTTGAAGCATACTCAGCACAGACCCATCAGTTACATACAGATATCATCATAAACGGTGTGCCAGTAGCAGACAATACAACAATGTCTTTCACAGGTCTTGGTAATAATACCTTCGACTATGTTTATATTACAGGCAACTCTAAAAAAGACCCATCTGAAGCTCGTCTCAAAGTTTCTGGGATGACAGAACTTGAAAACTTAAAGATCACAGGTACTGTAACAGGACTTTCTTTTTCTGTCAATGGGGAAGACATCTCGCCTAATTCTGTAACAACGGCACAAGGGGTTACTGTAGGTGGTGATTTACAAGTCAATGGTAACACCAATCTCAACAGTACAACATGTGAGAGCTTAGAAGTTACTAACAACCTTGTTGTTAATGGACAAACCAGCCTCAAGGATTTCTCCTCTACAACTGGTAATGTCACAGGGCTATTAACTTTAGGGGAGGGATTCACTGCGACTGGTGACGGGTCTGTAGGTGGTGATCTAACTGTCAACGGAACTTCAACCCTTGGTAAGATAATATCTGATGGTGATGTGACTTTAAATAGATCTTCTGGCACAACAACAGTAAACAATTTGGTTGTTAAGGGGACTGTATCTGGTATTACGTTTGATTTGACAGGACAAAACGTAAACGTAGCATCTCTTTCTGCTCAAAGCAGTGTAACGACAAATCAGTTATTTGTTAACGGCCAGGCACAACTTTCTTCCACCAATGTAAGTTTCCTAACTTTACAATCGGAAGAGGTTGACGATCCAACAGCAACATGGACACCAAGCGGCACATCCAACATTTATAATATCACAGTGAATAAAAATCTGACAATCGGAGCATGGCCTGATCCACAGCAACCTTTCTCCGCTATGATTTATCTGACGCAGGATGCCACAGGTGGACACAGTGTAACTCTGGATCCTAATTATGTTGTCCTTAACAGTGAAACTGTTAATACGGCAGCAAATTCAGTTACCATCCTTCAATTAACCTTTAATGGTGTTGAAGATGGGGTTGTTGACACCATTATTGTCCGTAGACCACAACCATAATATAAAAGGCCACAGCAGTGGCCTTTGTTTTAGGAGGATTAATGTATCCAATCCCTTGTTTTTATATCATAATTTCCAATAACCCTCTAGCCAACTCCATTTCCTTAACCTCCCTCGGTACGTGTCTTAAAGGAGGCAAAGCACAATTAATATGGTCTGTTGTGCCAGAAGGTGCAGACTTGCATGATATAACATTTACACCAGACAAACCGACAATTGTATCTGTTGATCCTACGGGGCTAGTATCTTTTCTTGAAGATGGTGATTTTATCATCACAATGTCTGCAAAGACTGGCAAAGGAGATGAAGAAAAGACCTTAACAGCACAAATCAATGGGCATGTTGACACATTACGCATTGATGTTGATCCTATAGGCAGCAGAAGCATTAGTGATAGATTCTGGTTTGTCTACAAAGGCGACCCGTCTTTTGACCCAGGCAATCCGAATCCGAATATGATTGGCTTTAACATCTCCCCAGCAGAAGTTATGGAGGAGGATGACTTTTATGTCACCGCAGTTTCTGAAACACCTGATATATTAAGTCTGGCTCCTAGTGGTATCATTACATGTGTTAGTAAAGGTGTTGGGCATTGTGGCATGAAAGGAACCTATAAAGATGTGACAGTAACGACGCTTACCGATGTATATGTGGATATAGCACCAGCACTTATAAATCCGACTGCTGTAGCCAACAGTTATGGTGACGTTAAGATAGCGTGGGATGTTCAATTTCCCTCCTCGGATGATATTTATACCGTAGAGGTTTATGACCCTAAAATGCCAGATGCTGTGTGGAGTAAGAAAACCAAAGACACATTCGTATTCTTTGATGTTACAGAATCAGTGCCTATCTTTGGATTCGCCCCTACATATCTTGATGTGGTCATCAAAGGATCAAATCCAGAAACACAACCTATAAGTCCTGATAGGAATATAACTGTTGACGACTCTTTTGTTAAAGAGGTGCTTGTTTTTGCTGGCGGTGATAACGCAGCAGCGCATTTTAACTCTTTTTCTGGTAGGGATAAAACAACCCAAAGTGCGACCACAGCACGTAATGAGTATGCTCTCAGCAAAGGGTTTTACCCAGCAGAAGTATTACCAATCAATGCCGCATTCATTACATCTTGTGCAGAAGCACAGGCAAACTCCTCTACAGGGTTAGCCACAAATTACTGGTATGACGTTAGTTCCTCCACAGCAGGTCCGTGTCTAACACAGTTCCTTGCGAAGGTTAAACCTTATAAGGATAAAATTAAGGCTGTTTTCTGGTCGTTAGGGGAACAAGATGCCATGGTAGCAGCAGCAAAACAAGAGGGAAAACATAGCGATGATGCTCGTTTTCAGACTGCTATGACCGCCATCTTTGAAAATATCCGATCTGTTATCACAAATCCTGAAGCCAAGATTGTATTGCAGACACTTGGCAGATGCTTTGATGATGATGTGGAAGTAGGTGGTGTTGAGTGGTATCGTTATAGAAATATTCAACAACAGTTAGTGGTAGATTCCAAGGGTGGAGTTATAATTGGCTCTTGGGTTGATGGCGCTGAACACTACGGCAATTATGTTGTTTCAGGGGCAGGGGGTGGTTTAAGAATACACTACCGACCAACAATTTATAAGAATGCCGCAATATCCTTGGCTAACATGGAGGACTTGTCGAGCACACCTCCTGCTTGGGTGGATATGAAAGTTCCCATGGGAGGAAAGGCAGTAAGGCAAGCAAACCAAGATATTCTTTTATCATGGGATACCAGAGACTACAGCAAGTTCTCTCTTTTTAACTTTGATGTCCTGACAGGGGCTGTTATATCCCAACAAACATTGACCACCAATAGTTACACATTTACCTACGCAGATCAAGTAAAACAGTACGGGTATGCTGCGGGTACAGTTTTGTTTGGTGTTGCATATGTTCAAACAACCAGTAAAGGTGATATTACATCTCCGTTGGCGAAATTCAATATTAATGTAGCGTGATAGCAAAATAAAAGGGAGCTAAAAGCTCCCTTTTATATTAACAAATGCTACTTTTAGAAAGGAATATCTTCATCGTAGTCAAACTCAGGTGCTGGCGACTCCATATTCGGAATATCGCTGTTAGCACTGTTCAAAGGTTCCTTAGCATCCTGTTTGTTCTCTTGTTGTGTCTTCCCATCACCTTTAGATAAGAACTCGTAAAAAGGCTCTGACAGCGTTAGGTAAACATCTTTAGCGGCATTAAGAATGCCATCTTCTGTTAGTTTATCGATTTGATGATACAAAGCACAAGCTACTAAGATAGCATTACCCGCACTAGCACCCACCGCATTAGATTCCACATCTTTTCCTGTTCTCTCTGCCACAAAAGCCTTCATAGCTACTGTAGCGTTGTGAACCATCTTCGCGGCAGAGAGACGATCCTCGATCTTAAAACCAGCTTTAATGAGTTCCTTCACACCGTTGATGCCGTGCCCACAAGCAACACCTAAAGCATCATAGCCGCCAGATGACTTCTTAGTCTGCCCAGCAGGACCGTAGGCTTTAAATCCACTTAAGACCGTACCATCACTTAGGTTAACAATCGCAGTGACACGACCACCTACTGCAACTTGCGACAATTGCTCATCTGTGAGGACAAGGTTTCCTTGACCATTCTTCTCATCATTAACTGTCACCACATTGCCAACGATTGCAGCAATCTCACCATAAATTTTAGTGCCTTTAACTTGGGCATTTGCAGGTGATTGGGTCGAAGATTGCTGGCGAGGAGCACTTTGACCAACTTTGCTTTCATCAAGAATGCTGAAGGTCTTTCCGTTTAAAGTGCCGTTTGTATACGTTTTATCCACACTCTTAGTAATTTTGAGAGGGAAAGAAACAACCATCCCCGCCACAATATCTTTGTATCCAGAATCAAATTTCACCTGAATTTTGTCTGCATGGCTTGGGTGAAGTTTTTTCTCACCCATAGAAATCCACTCACCTTGGCTCTGTGGGTCAATAACGTTGTTATTATCGTCAACCTCTTGCATCAGGAAACTGATTGAGTGCGTGGCCTCAATAACTTTAGCTGGTTGCCCATTGCGAGCAGGGATATGGGTACGCCGGATACCATCTGCGTCAGCGTTTTTCACTGGACGAATATTAACATACTTGATAAAACCTTTCGCAAAATAATCAACTTTTCCGTTGATTGGGTTTTTAAATTCATTGATTACGCTCATTCTCTCTCCTTTATTACTTAACGCCTTCAGCAGTTTCGTTTCCAACGCTCAACATCTTATCTACCACTAAATCTTCAACTTGATTTAGCAGGTTCAATGCAAAAGTGGAAGCAGTATTTAATTTCAACAAATTGTTGCGGTGTCCTCGGATCCATGAAATTGCATCCTCTACCGTTTTATAGTTACCACTTTGGATGAGCTTTAGCATCTCTTCTCGAATTTCTTTCGACCCGATTACTGTTCCCATCTGGTGGCTGGCGCTGGACAAGTATACAATTGTTCCAAACTGCCCTTCATCAAGATCAAGAAAACGGATATCTTCTTTGCTTTCAGGTGTTTGTTTTTCTTCAGACATGTCTATTCCTTACAAGGTTGGTGAGTATTACATCTTACACTATGCGTGTATGTATGTCAAGATGATTTTTTGTCTTTTTCTTGGAGAAAAGACAGGACAAATGCTGTAACCGCTATAATCAAAGGTGGCATGACAACAATTGCCCATGGTAGGTATAGAGGGGCAAGAACTAACCACCAAGACCAGTCTATAATCTCACACAACTTCAACGCTATGAAGAGAATGCTTAACGCAGATAAAAATCTCATAGAGACCTCAAGAGAAAAACTCTTCTATAACTTCCCAAACCCTTTCCGAATCCCCTCCTGAAAGGATACTCCAAATAACCATATCTTGATAGCCTTTCTTACACACATCCACTTGTCGAAATGCTTTATGGAAACCCTCTGGACAACTATATTCCACAGGGAGCATATCCACATTATCTTCGAAATATTTAAGTAGCAATTCCTCTTCTAAAGAGGGATTGTTGCGAAGTTTCTCTTTGAGATTCTCAACAAGTTGTGCACCTGTTAACTTTTTGTTTGTCATGTCCAATCTCCATTTTTAATTTCTAGTACATCCACGCTCTCTGTTGGTACAAAACCAACAACAGGCTTCATACATTTCTCTTTTACATTGTCGAAAACATACATTTCATCCAATGCTTTTTGTGTTGTGCACGATTCCCAGTTTTTTGTGTACTCTTTGTAGCCATCCTCGTAAAGGAGAAAGTAGTTAATAGTTGTTGCCCCAAGAATAACGAACATAACAAAAGAGACAACAACGTGTTTCCATGTTCCTTTGTACGATAAAATGAAAGCCCAAATAGAACACAACACATAAAACGATAAAGCAGGGAACCAGTTATTATGCACCTGGACCCACTCTAAAAAAGACATCATGTTTCTATCCTTTATTCATATATCTCTTCCAGTCAGAAACAATGTTAGATGCAAGCTGATAAGTTCCGTTGGCATGCCCATCAGCTTTTGCAGCCGCTTTTACATATGGTAGGGCTTGTTCGAGAGCATCCACAATCAAGGGACACATTGCAATAGCCAAAGCTAGGTTCCCGTTTTCAGCGGTACAGATTGGGGAGTAGCTCTCTATTCCGTTTCCGTATTTCTCAAGACTACCTTTAACAATAACTTGGTTTTCACCGAACAAATCCTCGTGATGTTCCCACATTTCTTTGGTCATCTAGTTGTTCCTCAATTTTGCCATTGCATTATTAAATATTTTTTCGAGTTTCCTGTATTTAATCTTTTGTTTTATGCTTAACTTTTTTCTCTCTCCGGCAACCATTGCGCCATAATACTTAAATAAAACAACACGTCTATTGCTTACTTTTAATACTTGGGATTCCCTTTTCCTTGGCAGGAGAAGGATTTTAGCTTTGCGATTTTTCAACTTTACCTCCAATCATCTTATCCAGTTTTCGCCACATATCCCACACACCACCATTACCTATTGTGTTTTTCGATGGAGTCACACAGGCGATAAATTCCAGATCAGTGCCCTTATTCATAAGATATTCAGATACCAACCCTGAAGCGATCAGTTTTATATTTTCAAGGTCTTCTTCAAGCTCCTGAATACGAGCCTGTGCTTTTTCMATTTCTTCCTTATGTCTTTTGTATTCTTGAAAAGCGTGCCAAGATTGTCCTTTATGAACACTTTCACAAATGGCCTCTACTTGCTCTTTTGAGAGCACAGTGAGTGGTTGAGATGGGAAAATCATTATTTGTCCACTATCCCAATCGAATCCTGCATGTATAGATTGAACATCAACCGAAGGTGTTGCTCCAACAGTGCCTGGGGAATGAATAACGATTGTTACTTTAGTGTCTGGATCCAGATATTGTTTTCCACGTAGAGATGCTATGTGATTAACCAAGTCTGTAAATTTTGAAAATTTCATGTAAAACCTCAATATGCAAAATAAACTGTTGCCACGCCGTTATAGTGGTCAAACGATACGGCGTTTACTTCATAGCTGGCCGGGAGCTTCGAGCCGAGAACGTATCTGGGCCACGTATTCCATGGAGTTTCTATACCCTTACCATTTTTATATACGACACATCCAAGCGAACCTACAACCTCCCCAGAACGTTTGCCACATGTTACGAAACCTATATTTTTGTTGCTGTCATTAATAACTATTTGGTCATACCTGACTGATGCATTAGCAGCACGCTGTGCCAGTTGAGTTGCGATATTCGTAGAGTTCGCAGCAGCCACAGTAGCCATGGTCGCGGCGGTAGATGCCATAATAGCCGTTGAAGCCTGCACCTGTTGGGTAATTGTCAGCAATGCCGCTGCAAAAATGATCTTCTTCACTTGTTATCTCCTTGATGAAGCTGGGCAACTAACCTATCACAGATATGCCAAATATTTGTTAATGTTCATGCGGCATCGCTATGGTAGATAAAGTCTTCTTTGAACTGTTTGTATGTTAAGCAGTGCTCTAAATAACCCTCGTTAATTTTAATCAAAGGGAAGTCAGTAATCAAGACATGATTTAAACCAACGGCAGTAACAAGGTATTTCTGCTCTGGATCCCAAGACAATTTAGACTTGTACAAACAACCTTGTCTAATTTTAAAATCTTCCATATACCCACCCTTCGCAGTTGTGATCACGACATCCTTCAAAATCATAAGGATTGTACTGCCAGGTTATTTTTCCGCAGTGCGGACAATTCCAGCGCACCTTCCCGCTTCGCGACTTCTTTCTTCTGTTCTGCTTTTTCAACCAGTCAGGCATGACCAAACCTGCGCCCTGAACCATTGTTCTGCGGTTAAAGTTATTGATATTGAACGTCAGGCGCTTTGCTGAATCAGCAATGGAAAATGGCAACCAAACTATTCCTGGTTCGTTTTTGTTGGCGACGCTAAAGATGGTCGCTTTACTGAAGTCATCTGTTGGCAATCCACCGTGTTGAAGCCAGTAAACATCGTTGCCGTTCCAGCTACCTTTTTTGTAGGCCACATACGCAGTGCAATCTGGCTCAATCAGGTTTTCTGTAGGGATGTACTGGCAATCAACGTGCCACACAGCCATTGCATCAACGCTATCAGCGCAAACAGGCCGATCGATATCTCGACCACAATTCCAGGCTTTTTGGGCTTCTTCCAGCGTGTAAACATGGGCGCGATCGATATCAGAACTGTAACCATTACCGTTATGGCAATGGAATGAGGCGTTATTACCTACAGTTTCACGCAAGCACATCATGTAAAAACGATTTTTACACATCTTTAGCAACCACCTGTAGACAAGTGAGTAAACCCATGATAAAAGCACCAATATGCCCAGCAAAAAGCAGCCCTTTATGAACAGGTAGCCCCGCCATAACCAACGCCACAGGAACACTTACAAGTGTGAACAGGAATGCCCATAATAATTCTTTCATTATTTTCTCTTATGTTTTGACTTTCTACGTATCTTAGCTGCTCGTCGTGCCGCTGCAATACCTGTACGGCGTTTCGAGGTTGTGATGCCGTTGCCACCCTTCTCTGGCTCTAGAGTGCCTGTGGCATCCAAAAACGGATCGGATATGGTAATAAACTACATAATGCCACACGCATTACTCACCTCCTTTGCGAAGCTCTGCGGCGAAATATACGGCTGCGGAAACAATAGCTGCATGTAGGTTTTCACCATCAGAAAATAAAGGATCCCCCTTAAGTGCATTGACGATACTCTGATGATTTTTTGCCAACATCTCCACCCCCTGCGCCCGTACTTCAGCCAAGAAAGCATCTGTTGCCGGAGTTTCAGGAATCAGTCTCCTCATCAGTCCTATTGCATGATTGAACCCGAAATCTTCAGCAAGAGATACGTCATCCATATTGTCATTGTCGTCCTCAATATCCCGTGGTTCTGGAATTGCAGACTTTATTGCCGCATTCTCCGCAGCCAGCGCCGCAAGATTAGCTTCCAGTTCTGAGATTTTCTTTTTGTCATGGTATTTCTCTTCTAAAAGAGTTGCACATTTAGCACCAAGGCGTTTGATTTCATCAATGTACACCGATTTCTCAGTCATGGCTAATTACCTCTCCCTTCAACAACTTGACATTAATTTTGAGTTCTGCAATTTGACACATAGCGTCAATATTTGTGTCTTCTAACTTCTTAATTTCATCAAGAAGTGCCAGCACAAGCTGGGGCGTGACCATAGCACGGTAGTCAGTTATTTCTTGATGAGTACCACCATCTTTTGCTATCTCTGCTAACTTACGTAATTCTTGGTAGTCAATTTTCATAACTTGATAAGTCCTGTGTTGTTTTATTGACTGCATTATATGCCTCTTTGAGCACCCAGTCAACAGCATCTTTCCATGCTCCGGTTTCGACGGGTGGATTCTCACGCTTAACCTGCTCATAGAAGCGCACTGCTTTAATCAATCCTTCTAAGGTTACAGGTGTGGTGTATAACGCCTGAATTTCGTAGTTTGGTCTGTCGTTACAATCTTCTTTTGTTGGGACATATTTCCAGTCACCAGTCCACAGATTTCCCTGTTTTACATAACGATAGCGCCAAGCAACTGGTTGTTGGGTTGCTGTTTTAAGGCTTGGTGACGAAGGTGGGAGCGAAACATTAGCCATTTCCGAGATGACAGGTTGATAACCATTGCTCATCTAAATCTCCTCCTGCCTCATATGCCACTTGTAACCAATACATAAATGTTTCAATAGAAACACAACCACAATCCACATCAATCTGGTCATGTTGTTGTTCCAACCACTGCTGAAAACGTGATTTTTGAGTGTCATTCTCTGGCTGTTCTTTTATCATTATCACCCCCATCGGCAAACTGAGTACACTGCAAAGGCTACAGCCATTACAACCCCTACCGTTGTGAATGCTTCAGGCCAAGTCATTGATTCATCCCCTTCTTCTTGAGCATGGCGGCACGGCAAGCGTTCCAGCCATCAACATAATCAAACGTATTACTATCGTCTGGCTCGATTTCATCCGGTACTGCCAATGTCGGCTGGGCGGCAACATTGGCAAAGGCTGCACGCAACCCTGTCTTAATTTCCTCTACCTCATCAGCGCCTAGCGATGAATCTGACAGTGCATGATGGAATGCGTATGCCATGTCGTCGTTTACTGTTATCGGTTCCACTTTCTGTACTGTAAGTGTTGGCGGCACATGATACAACGGGATTACACGACGCGGGTCTGTGCCTTTACCTGGTGGGTACGGCATTATCCAGCCTAAACCAATCTGATCAACATCCCGCAACTCCTCTTCGTCCGTCCATCCCACCGGTTCTGCTCTCAACTCCACCTGTGCATTAGGGGAGGTGTAGAGCGGGATTCCTTTCCTCCCACCAGAAAATTCATTGCGAGCGTTATACTCACGACCATCTGCGTCCTCACACATCCATGCTACAGGCTTTGTCTCCAGCACTGCCAAAGCAATCCGTGCCAGTTCTTGCGCTTCTTCTGCTGGCAGTACAACGTTGCTACCAAGTCCGTATGTTTCACGCCACTGCTTGATTGTCAGAAGGCGTTCTTTGGTAAGAATACTCATATCTATTTCACCTTAATCTCAACATTTCTCACATCTAGCTCTACGGGGAGTTCTGCCTTTCCAGTCAGTGCTAATGCAAGATTTTCTGGAGTAATAATGACAGTTATTGTTTTTCCTCTCTCCAGACGAATAGCCATTCTTATCTTGTCATCATCATCACCTGTGTTAGGTCGAGTAATTGATATTTGTCCGTTCATATATTTATCCTCTGTTATTAACATGCCAATCCTTAACAAATGGTTATGTGAATGAAAGAAAGCAGCCAAAGAATTGACTCAATAGCTGCCCAACCAATAACTGCACAAACAACACCAAGAAACAAGAAAAAACCAGGACCTGGCAAATTATTGAACATCCTCACTCCCCTTTGTTATTAGCACGCTGTAAAAGCAAGTGGTGAAGTGTACACTTCAATTTTTCCGTTATCAATAGGCCATTCTCCATCTTTGATATAGTCGCTTGTACCATCGACTCGCTGCTCTGCGATATGGAAAGCACCAATCGGTTTTGCTTCTAATGCATTTAATGCGATCTTGGCAATCTCCAAATCAAGAGATACCATATCAAAAATCTTCTTATACTCATCCCCAGCCTCACCAACACGCTGTTGGAGGTCTTTCAGATGGTCAACATTAGAGCGCACATGCTTAAGTAGCTTCTCTTTTGTAAATCTTTTCATAAGTCACCTTATCCTGCTGTACTTGCCACTACCGAGGGAAATGTAATACTCTCTTCAAACAAAGCGCCAAGGTTTTCAACAGCCATGCAAAAATCAAATGCCGTCCCAGAGTCCAGTGCCTTAAAAATTTCATCTTCACGGCGTAAATCGTACAGATAAATATGCCTATCCCCTATGGTATAAAAACCTATCCTTTTTGGGGATGGGTAACGATCAATGATGCTTTGAAGGTCTCTTAACCACTTCTTTTCTTCTTTTGTCAGTTTTGGCATAGTTACTCTTCCCTTTTGAATAATACATCCCGTAATACAGGAACGCTTTTATCCATACTTGCTTCAAGTTGCTTACTGTCCGCACTTGCCCATGCATACACAACCATTTTAGCAACGTCGCTCAAAGTTTCATACTTATTTCTTAAAGCTCCTTGCTCCTTCTTGAAAAAATCTATATTGTCTTGTACCCATTGCAAGCGTTCTTTGTTCTCATGGCAAGTATTTTTAAACATTTCTCTACTATAGGGACTTGTCTGGTTAAAAGGCAATCTTTTATCTAGCCCCGCCTTTTCGAAATCATCATGCAGCATGTCTAGTAGGTCATCTCTGTAGCCGGACAAATGATTCACATTACACCAATCATATAAATTAGCACACAAACCGCAGTCACGAGAGAAAATATCAGAGTCTGGTGCTCCTCTTTTTACCCAAGCATCGTAAGAAAGGTAAAAACTTTGTAATAAGACATGTAGCTTTGTAATATCAAAATTCATTGCTCGAAATCTCCATTGCGAAGTTGCTCTGCATAAAGAAGGGCTTGTTTTCCCGCATAGATGATGCTTTCTTCTTGCTCCTGCTCTCCGATACGGATTGTGAGCATACCGTACATATGAACACCTTGAGCCATCATCTCTGTGGAGAACTTCTTTGTGGCTTCCAAACTGGGCATCAAAGGTGACTGATCTGCTGGGGTATATGCATCAGAGATATCAGATTGTTCCCCATCAAAAACATAACAACTCTCACGAATGAACTTCTTTAGGAGTGCATTTTCTGATGCTACGTCAATGAACATACCCTCCAGTTTCTTGTAGTCATCGTAAGAAACCATGTCTGTACAGAAGGAACTCCCTTGTACAGGGGGTGATAAATAGTCACTTGGTATTGCATGTATCTTTACATTTCTCATAGAAATTCTCCACAAAGTGTCAGGTAGTGAAATGATACACAAACAGATTGCCTATAGCAAGTGTTCTTAATTAGCCAATTCAGCATCCAACGACATTATATACTCAGGTAGCTTTCGAATGTTCTCATACAGCACAATCTCTCCGTGTGTCAATGGCCTGATTTCTTTATCCACACCAACATTATTATGGTAATCCCAATCTGCATCGACATGGACGAAGACCAGCGTTCCTCTATTGCCAGTCTTAGCGGCCTTTCTTACGATAATCTCTCCGTCTATTGAAGGTAGGCATCTTTTAAAGAACTTGTTTAAAAGTTTTTGTTGAATTGCTTCTGCCAAGATCATTTTGTCTTGGCTATCTATGATTCTTTTAATTTCAGAGTTGTTTACTTCAACATCAATAAGTTGTGTTGTTGTCTGGGTTCCTTTTACTTTCATTATTTTTACCTTACTCTGATATAGGGTCTGTTTTTGATCTTCTTTTCTGGACTTTCTTGGGTCTTCCTGTGATATGTGACCATGAGTATCCATTATTTAAAGAAGATATTGTATTTCTGGAAACTCCGAATAGTTCCGCAATAGCTTTGTGTGTTATCCCACAATCAATAAGCCGTACAATCTCTAAAACTTTCTCCTTTGTAAGGACAGATAAATGATAATCATCACCAAATTTTTGGATTCTCCCCATACTATAAGCCACTGTATTGTTATGGCTATAGGTACACCACTCAAGATTTTCAACTCTATTATTATGTCTGTTACCATCTATGTGGTTTATAATTGGAACTCCTAGCACAGTTTTTCTGCATTCTTTCTGCAATTCTGGAGAAGGAGGCTCTTTAAAAGCCTCCGCTACAAGTCTATGGACTGAAAAACTTTTCCCTGAATCTTTACCCCTTTTGTACAAGCACACGCTCGGATAGCATTGTGGAGATAAATTTTCACTTTTAGTTTTTAAATATTTCCACATTCCTGATTTAAAAGATCTTACATTTCCATAATTACTTACTTGATAATCAGGATACCCTACAATATCCTTCCAAATTTCCTCTACTTCATCAGTGGGAATCTGCCCATGTGTATCCACAAAGATATTCTCCTGTAATTAAAACGGGAAGCCCCATTATCTTAGACGCTTTTTCTACACATTTTGTTGCAAGCTCTCCTACTGGGCAATGCAGTATCCTGTATTTCCCATACACATCAGGTTCAACAATAACTTTACCTGCTTTCACATAATGTCCGTCGAAACGATGGCCTTTTTCAAGCATCATATCTACATAGCTTTGTGCAGCCTCTAAGTTAGAATGCTCCGTTATTGATTTAAATCTTTCCGGTACTTGTACCTGTATCTCATCCACTAGTTCAAGGAGTTCGCTACTCTCCCCCGCACCGTTACGTGCATAGCCACAAGATTTCTCCTGTGGGTCAGACTATATCATAACCCTTTTTCAAGGGTTCCTCCCGTTTGGACCGCGCTTGCTGGCCTACTCTACTCGCTTCTTCACATCAGATGAAGCTGATGCTATGCTTTCGATAGTCGTTGAACGTCACTTACCAAGTATAGTCTTTAGAGATATGCACCCACAATCTCCGTTGTTTAATTCCTTTTACGGATGGGTAGGGGTATCCGAGATCTCTAATCTCGCATTGCCTTAGCCCTGACTGTAGCAATTCACAAATCTCTCTCACATCTTTTTCTGTGAGAATGGCATTCGCATTGTTTTCACCAATAGGTATAACACGTAATCCTGTATCGTAAGCATGTTTTATATTGCTGCCATGTGTCCCCCACTCAAGATTCCACGCTGCGTTATTAAGTTTGTTTCCATCTTTATGATTAACGCTGGTGAATCTTTCTGGATCTGGATTAGGCACAAAACATTCTGCCACCATCCGATGTATGGCTTTCGTACAGGACTTACCGTCTATCCTTATAATTGTACACAGATATCCCCTCCCATTATCAAATACCTGCAAGGGAAGTTTATCTCTTTTTGAAAGAGGCGTGGAACCATCTTCAAAAACTGTATACCCATGGTAATCTTTTGCTTTTACCATTTTACTATACCTCTTTAAGTTTTCGCTGCGGATTGGCATATTGTCCTTATAACACAATACATTATAAGAATCAACTTAGCTTTCCCGACAATTAGAGAGGTTTTCGACATGCATTACTGCATGAAGCCACAATGTTATTTATGGTAGTAGATAACCCTTCTGACACCCTGGTCGTACCATCCCCGTTTCACCAATTCCCAATGGAACAGGACTCCCATGAGGTCAAACAATGAAGCACCACCGTTTTGTTGGTAAGCATTCAGCAGAGAATGTTTAGAACGAGTCCAAATTTTACGCCCATCCATACCTGGAATATAGCGTCTCCCATTTGCCTCCCAGAATTTTTCTAACCACTCCCTACGCATTTTCAACCCGAAGTTACTATCCCAGAATGCGTCTATTACAGCCTGTGCTCTATTAAGGGGGATACCCAGCATTGCGGCTATCTTAGGAGCTTGTGCTCCATACATGATCATATTGTTCAACATGGCTCGCTACACCATGCCCGTCCTTTTAGGAACTGCTACATATTTCTATGCAGATCAGACTATATCTTCATCCTTTTCAGGATGCCCACCGCTTCGGCAGTCTGAAAGACTGGAGGTTTCCCTCACCGCTTGGCCCTACGCCTTTCGGCTAGTCGTTGAAGTTTCGAATGCTTCCCAACATTTATGTTCTATTTGATGGCATTTTTTACAAAGTAATTCAAAATTACTTATTTCGTTATTCGTCCTGTCATGGTCAATATGATGAACGCACCATTCATCTTTACCTGCATAAAGAAGATCTTTATTACATCTATTACAGTATCTTCTCTGTTCCTTTATGACAGGGGATAACTTACGAAACATCGATATGCCATTTTTATAAAATTTGGACAATTTCCCACGAGGCTGCCCACCACCTTTTCCTATGCCAACTCTGTCAAGCCTATTTTCTCTTTCGGCCTTTCTGCGTCTATATTCTCTGGTTTTTATCTTTGAATATTCTCTTCTACAACCTTCAGAGAGACATACTTTTTGATTTTTACCAGTTTTAACACATTGTTCACCGCAGATTATACAACAAAATGTGCCCATATTCTCCCTCCTTTTGTAAGAGGGAAGCATTCGCTTACCTGCTGATTATCTTCGACATAACTCGGTCAGATTTCCCAGCAATTCAATGGGTGCACCTTACAAATTACTTTGTAAGGGGGCTATCATTAACCATACGTAATCCCCTTTCCTCCAGAGCGTGTTACCTCCTTTCCTGCTGCTATTGTGTATGCTCTTGCGTTTCGTTCATGGGCATCCTCTTCCATCATGATACGTAAATACTCACCACCATCAAACTCAAAAGCCCCTGCTGCAGCAATCATACCTTCTAAGTTAGACCCGTCACAACCCATCAGGTAGTAGCCTTCAGGGACTGTCCAAAGACCCCGCATTTCTTTTCCCAACAAAACCTTCGGATCAGGCTTGGGCATGTTTGCGCAAACAGTGTGCTTGCACCTGCCCGTGTTAGTGATTCCAGAAAAACGTGCTGGAAGTTTTCCGTCAATGTCTAAACGAGGGTGATTTAATAACCCTGTATCCGTCTTGTCCTCATCCATTGGGTCTAAAACAGATCGCCTGTTACGAAGTGATAACCACTTAACAATCTGTTTTGCCATATGCACATCAATTTTCTCCAGATTTGGACACAGATGCCCAAAATTATCTTTTAGTTGAGGAGATGTCGGTAACTGGCGTGCCTTACGCCGAAATTTCTTAAATATCTCTGAATAACCTCTTTCAGATGCATGTCGATGGTCAAACTTACGCTCTGAAATGTTGAATTTCTCATCTGAATCATTAAGGTAGTCAAGAATAAGAGATTTATACTCAGACTCAGCCAACTCTTCTATGTACTTCTTAACTAGTACATCAATTTCAGAATCTTCTCTGGCCTTTTTAAATTGATCCTTCGTAACGTCCTTTACACGCCACAGTGTAGGTTTCCAACCAGCATCTTTGATCAGATATTTTTTAATGTCATCTTGATTGGAGATTTTCATTGGAACCATTAAATCTGGCATTTTTCTGTTTCGAAGGTCTTCTTTAGCCTTCTCTAGAAGATCCGGCGGCAAAGGTTCGAGTGTGTTCTCTTTGGTTCGCTGGGAACGAATGAAATTACCGTATAAAGCCGGATCTTCAATGCCATTCTGGATGCAATATCTCTCCCCTGCTGCACTTACATCCCCATTACTCTTAAAAGCTGTTTTTGGTGGGGCTTTAAACTCTAGAGCTTCTCTGTTAACAGGATAACCAAGTTTATATTCCAACCAATTCCACCCATGATAAGATATATTACCCGCTGTGTCAAAAGGGTTAGCTGGGAATTTTGGTTGTTGGGATTTCGTCATCTCTTTTTTTGGAAGAAGTGGTTCTACCTCTTCTTCAATCTCCCGCATCATCTTATCTATGCGGTCTCTTAATTTTTCTGCCTCCTCTCGATTAAAGTATACACCCTGTATTTCTTGCTCTATCATCAAATAGTCTGTGAGCATTCTCCTACGTAATGCATTTTTCCAATTAATCTGGTGCATCCCGTGAGGTTTATCAGCATACATGAACTGCTTGTCATCAGGCCATCGCGTACCATTTGACTCGTCAATAAGAGCTTTCCACACAAGTTCGTTAATGATAACGTCTTCCCACACACGGTTTACATATTCCCACAATGGTTGATTACGCCAATCATCAATCTGTACTTTCTTGTTTGCCACACGATAACCCCATGCCAATAAGCCGTGTGGCCCAACCCTATCACGTTTTCCTGTTACAGGGTTTAATACAGAGTCTGGGCAGCCATTAGGCAATGGGCGATCTGGGTAAAGAACACGACTCATTGAAAGAGTGTCGTAAAGATTTACCTGTTTATTACCTATCGTCCCCATACATTTTGGGTCTTTGAACATATCATATTCAATCCCAGAAAGTTTTTTCCACAGACGTAAATCATAGCCAAACAGGTTATGTATTGCTATCCCTCTTGGTTCGGTCTGTAACCAAGAGTAAAAATCATCATAAGAAAGGATTCGTAAATTAACACCTTCTTTGCTGCGTGCAAAATTAACTGCACTCTGGTATTCCTTGTGAGCAGGATCGAGAAACAACACCCAGTTATTTACAGCATATTCTTTAAAAAGTGTGCAGTGATATTTAGTTGCCTCTTCTAATAATCCGTCAGCCTCTGTATCGGCTAAAAAAAGTCCTTTCATACTCCTCCTATTCAAGATGGGCTTGACTGTATCGTCGCCCATCTCTTAGTTGGTTATAGATTATGTGGAAAACTACCTATTTTTGATTTATGTTTCTTTGCCAAAGGGCTTCTCTTGGCGGGAATGTATCCCTCAAGCCCCTTGGCAACACGAATAGCTAACTCATCATATTTTACATGTATCCTCTTTTTTCTCTCAAAATGGAGAATCGCTATCTAAATCTTCAGGTTGCTCAATCACAACAGCAGGTTCTTGTTGAGGAACAGAAACAGCAATTTTCCCCACAGGTGTTTCAAGTTCCAGACTTTGAATCATTGATTTAGGTCTTAGCATTACCTCCCCATTAAGTTTAAACATACCATCTTCCCACACCCAACCAGATGCATCAGAAAACTGACCATTATCATCCATAATCAGAGTATCCGCTATGCCTAATTTTTTGTGTGGACGGTTTTTCAAAACAACACTACGAATACGCCCACGAGATCGGTCAGGGAGTTCTTCAGGCTCGACACCTAAGACAACCCACGATAACTGTTCGAGTGCTGCACTTCCCCTTAAAGATTCTTTTCTCACCGGATACCAGAAAGGTAACAAATTACCTTCTTTATCTTTCGGAATTTGTATATCAACACGCTTCATATGACTGATACTGAGGATAAACACGTCATATTTTTTGCAGAAGGCAGCCAATTCCGTCATGATGTTATCTAAATCTCTTCTCTCGTTATCAGATTTTAATCCTGATATCACCATCGACAAGTGATCTAAAATAATCCACCTACACCCGTCAAGGAAAACCATCTGTTTCAATTTTTGTAGTAATTGGTCAGTCGGTATTGAACCAAAGTGATCAAAAATTTTAACCTTATCTTCGGCAATCCACCGTTGGTGTATAGCTAAGTGCTGCTCATCGGTAAGAAATTGCTCTGGATCTGCAACAAATGCTTTCGGGTCAATTTTTAACTCCTCAGCATATAGACTGTTTACAGACTCCTCTTCATCCTCCTCTAGACGGATAATTGCAATTTTCTCGTTCTCTTTCCAACCGTCCAGTCGGGGAATATCCATGTTACGGAGGTACTCGATAATTGCATACTCAATCTTTCTTGAGAAAGTTGATTTCCCAGCTCCAGATGGGCCTGTCAGTGTCCACAATTCTCCTGTTCGTGGGCCTCTTGTTAGTTCATACAAACGAGGAAAGCACGGCAACGGAACGCCATCTTTTTTCTTTTTACGGAGATTTTCAATAGATATTCTCTCCAACCCAATCAATTTGTCTGGAACATATTTATCCTGCGCTTTAGCAAACATGTTCCAGATATCCATCCACTTACCTTTTTTGTAAATATCCCGGATATCTTTAACACCATTTGGGTCATTGCGTTCATTTGGGTATCGTGCAACGTAGATATTGTCAGACAGTAAAAAACCTGCGACATCATCTGTAGCTTCCTTGCCTTTCTTAATTCTGTGTTCTTTTTCCCTTGCTGTGGCTTCATCATTGTCTAAACCAAGGACAATCTTTTCATATTCCCTGATAAACTTTTCGTTGTGGGCAAATGTATCTACCGCATTGGCTGTTCCACAGTTCAACCCGATAAAAGGTAATGTCGGGCAATTAGAAACCTCCTCACCATCCTGAATGGCTTTGATACCTTTTAAAGCATTGTTTGCCCACTCACGTACTGAACGTGACGTATTAGGATTACTATGAAGAAATTTAATATACTCAAACCCAGCTTGCCAGCCAGCCGTTACATCGCCTTCCCCCTCAACAATAAAGATCTGTTTTTTACCAGATCCCATAGAGGCCTCATGTTGACCAAAAAATTGAGAGGAAGCCTTTACTGTGCCAACAACAGAGAAATGCCCCTTTTTCTCTTTCGGAACAGTCCAGTCTCGTTTCTTGTACCCTGTCAATTTCCCATATTTGTCATAATATGGAAGATATGTTGCCACTACTGTAGTACCGTCTTTCAAATCTGTTGCAGATCTGATCTTGAAGTACTTAGCTGCATCTAAACTAATATCCATTTGGGGGACAGCCAAGATCCTTGTACTATCCAGGACAGACTCTACAGTTTCTTCTTCTTTTTTCTGATAATTCACTTTACCACCACTTTTTGTAGGTCGGAATGCTTTTGGGTTCTCACCTTCAAAGTATGCACCAGCCCCCCATTTTGTAATCTTCATCTCTTCTCCTTAGAAGGGTTTGGCAACTACAGCCATATACCAGCCATTACACACAGATATGCCACCTGAGATACAGTAGCCTTTTCTAAACCAAGTGTTTAGTTTTGATTCTAATTCTGAAATACTGGTTCCTGTGAGAATCTTGACATTTTTATCCACCAACCCTCCTAAAATCATTATATAGGAATACAGCTTTGGCAAAACCTCTTGGGGTTAACGATCTTATAACCTTTGTCTTTTTTGATTTGCCACCCAATTTTAGGTGCTGCTCAGAATACCCGTCTAACACGGGGACGGGTAATTTCTCAGGCATCTTAAAACCATTGCCTGTCCACAAACAAGTCTTTTTAGGGTAGGCATCTCTGGGTTTTATGTATTCTGGAAAAAATGGATGAACATCATTCTCTGGTAGATACCCGCCGTACTCATAAGGATGAAATGAATAGTCTGGTTTACGCCACAGAGAAGATAGAACACTAACTGGATTTTCTATCATGTAAGGGCAGCCGTATTCATCTGCCAGCCTTGCTGCCACTTTTGCTGTATTTACAGCCTTTATCTGGAATAAAGGGTCTTTTGCAGCTTTTCTTGCGAAATGCGCTGCGCCACTAACAGCCATATCTGTGCATGGTGGGAATGCGAATATAATACTTGGCGTACATATCCCTATCTCTACTGGGTTAAACTGGTCGTCTATCCAAACATTGATATATTCTATATTTTTGTGTTTTATTCTGATACTTTCATAACCACCGTGATCAGCGCCATCATAGTTAAGGCATATTACTTTGTACCCATTCTTTGCCCACTCATAACCCATGATGCCGGATCCGTCAAACATGCACAAAACTGTATCACTCAATACACCTCCTATACCAGAAAACAGGCCCATAGCTGGGCCTTTTAAGTTACGCTAAAATCAGTGCAATACTGCATGAACAGGGCTTCCATCAGCCCCGTAAGGAATGTCTCGTACCTGGGCCAGCCTTTTCACTAAAGTATACACCAGCCAACCTTCAGCTTCATGTTGTCCTGCAATATCATAACCATCATCAAGAAGTTCAGCCAGTTTGTTCTCTACTTCTTCTCTTTTTGTTCTGCTAATTTTGAACTCAATGAGTTTAACAGTGTTTTTAACCATAATTCTAGAAACCTTCTTCTCTATTGTAACACCCGTTTATCTCTAGATCTCTCAGGTATTCTCTTAAATGATGGTATAGCACATCATCTGGAATGTCAAGATAGATTTGCTTACCGTTTTTGAATACAGCGTAATATTCCAGTTCCTGAAAGCCGTTGTAATCCCAGTCGCTTTCTTTACTGAAGAAGTCAGGTTTTTGAACAGAAAATAGAGCTTCGACAACCACCAATCCGCAATCCTCATGGTCGTATTCGAACTCAATGTCTACCATAGGGGATTTGCTATTCATACTCCCCCAACTCTTGTTTTAACTCAATATTTTCTTTTAACAGGGCATTCACAAAAGCTAATATGTGAACAAGAGAACTCTGACAACCATTAGCATATAGTTCAGCTTCTACACGCTTTTTCAATTTCGCACCATAACCGTCTAAGTTGTCGAGATGCTCTTTAATTTTATCATAAGCATCTCGTTTTCCTCTTAGCTCATTAATAATGTACAGAACATTATCTGGGCTTGCGGTGGCAATGTAACTGGCATCGTAGTCATTTTGCCAGTGAGATAAATTCCCAGTTCCCTCATGTCTCTTTGCCGGACCCATTTTAGGATCTGTGATGAAAACAGTTTTTACCTCCTTATCATCCTGAAAGGATACCATCGAATGTCCATGGCTATCTATCCACCAGTGCCCTCTGGTGGCTTTCTTTGCCAGTTTCTCAATATCTCCGATTAAGATATCAGCTTTTGTCTGCATTGATATCCTCCTTCTTCAAGACTAAACTTGCTCTTGAGATCTCAGAAGAAACATACTCTATGTGACTAATCACATATGTCGTTACTTCGCTTCCATCGCCAAAAATATTATCAAGATCTACGATAACAAGATCACCATTCTCCGGTTTTTCTACATCATCGGATAAGATAATCACAGCTTCTGCAACCTCCCCAGATTGGTTGAGACGCAGTGTAATATCATGACCATTACCCCTATACTCAGTAAAATCCAAAACCTTTTTCTGCTTTTTGGTGTGGTGGGAAAAACCACTTAAAGAGCTTCTTCAACATGCATTCGCTCCTTAATTTCATTTAGGATGTCTTCGTATCGCTGCCACGACTCTTCGGCAGACAACTTTGCTTCGAGAAAGTTGTCTCGTGCAACATCTCGTAATTTCAACAATTTTTCAGTTGAAACTTGACTCAAATCTGTAAAGTCTTCGACTTTAAACATCTTTATTTTCCTTAAAGTAGTTAAATAAATCAGTGATTTTCTCTTCCACACCTTTATAGAAGAGATACTTTGTGTCTGCCATACGAGAATTATATGCGTCTTGACCTTTTTCCTGCAACCAGAAGAACGCTTGTGCAAACTCACCCTCTTTGAGGGTCGGGTCATATTCAAAACCAATTCTTTTACAGGCTTGCAAAGACTGATGGATAAGAACATCCAAGGAGTTTATTATATGTGCAGCATTCTCAACATCGCACGCCATACGATGCTCACCTTTTGCAGAGAGTTCTTTAGAAATCTCCATAAGTCGACGGAAAGTTTCTTCTGCCACTGTTCTTGTACCTTTACTTGTAGATATTTTCATAATTAGTCCTCGAATTTAATCCAACGCTTCTGGGATTTGATCTGACCTTTCTCACCTTTACCTTTCAAACGCTGGACAGCCACCTGTTGTACAATTTTACTCCGTAAAGCAAAGCTGATAGCGTCAGGAGCTAAAACACGAGCTTTACAAACACAATTATTATGAAGTGACACAGCATCTTCAAAAGACAGGTTTAAAGGGTGTTTTTCAGAACCCCAAACACGATAATATCCAAAACGACCATCCTTAACATCTGGGTAGTTAGGTAGTAAACGAGGTGCATATCCTAATGCAGCCATCATTTCATCAACCGATGCCATCTGGATATGTGTGGTGTCTTTACCATGATGAGATTCTTTATTATCCCACCAACCCTTTAATTCAGCTTTAAATTTCTTCAAAAGTTCACTTTTTGAATATGAGGTCATCAGCTATCTCCTACTTACCAGGGAAAGTCTCTTCATAAAACTTAACAAGACGTTGATCAACGATAATATCTTTATCCCTGATCCTACGTAATAACCTTAATCCTTTTGCACTTGTTGCTCTGCTAAAAGCCACGTATGCCATGCCCGGTGCAAAAGTCCCATTGCCAAAGTCAACATTAACTTCCGGTAATGTTAATCCTTGTGCTTTGTGTATTGTAACAGCCCACCCAAGACGAATCGGTAAAGCCCTGTACTCACCAATGATAATCTTCTCAATTTCTTCAGTTATTGTACCATCTGGGTTTTTCACCTTTATGGGGTTATACTCAACATTTTCCCACACATAAGGTTCTACGTCAACAATATCCCCATTTTCAAGACGGACTCTAACACTGTACCTACGTAGTTCAACAATCTCTCCACGGGAACCATTCACATAGCTTGGTTCATTTAGTCCTTTAGGGTCATTGACAGTAATCATCACCTGCGCCCCCTCTTTCAGATACAACTCTTCCGGTACAGGTGTCTGGTTAAATTGCCCTGTCTTTTTTGCCTTGTAAACTGTTGGGATTCCAGGTATTGCATCAAAACGTTTTTTGTTTATTTTGTCTGCTGCCGCGTTTGTTGAGGTTATTGTTATAGCATCCAAGGGTTTTCCCATGTTGTAGCAATAAGTATTCATAAACTCAACAATCTCTGGAATACGCTCTCCCTTGCGAAGGCAATTAAGAAGTGTTGAAAAATGAACACTACTTTGCCTGTATATTTTATCAAGAAATACAGGATATGGGTTCAATTCTTTCCATGTTTTAGAAAAGCAACAAAGTTCTGTGTCGTGGAACTGGTAGTAGATCTCTTTTTCTTCACCTTTCAAAACAGGTGGATTCTGTAAGAAATCCCCGAACATGCACACCTGCAAACCACCGAAAGGCTCTTTAGGTTTTTTACGTGCCAGACGACATTTCATGTCCATTTCCCAAAGTTTGTCTGCCCTGAACATACTTATCTCTTCAATAATAAGAATCTTCAGTGCTTTACTTTTAAGCAACTTCTTAGCCTTTGCCTTTATCTCTTCTGCATCTTTTTTAGTGGACACGCCTAATGAAAGTCCGAAAGCTCTGTGTGCCGTCATACCATCCACATTAATGGCAGCAGCCCCTGTAGGGGCCACTGTCAAGACTGAACCTGCGTATAAGGATTGGATAGTTTTTATGGTATGGCTCTTTCCAGCACCTGCATAACCACTGATAAACACATTTTCACCGGACATTATAGCGCCAAGAGCATCTTCAACGCCAACCCCGTATTGAGACATCAGTCCTCCTTAGATTCTTGTAGATAAATCTCTTCAAGAATTTTACCCTGTACACCAATGACAATAATATCTGGCGCACCTGCTGGTTTTGGTGTTCCTGTCAGAACTTCATAACGACAGCAACGGCATTTTTTCTGGTTATAGTCATAAGGGACACTGACAATATCTGCCGGATCCACAGATACTTCTACAAGTACCCTTGAAGTCTTCTCAAAGGTAGTGGCATAGTCAATAGATGCAACATGCAAACCTTGGCTACATGTTCTATTGGGATTATCCTCAACCATATTACGTGGCATGGAAATAACTTGCCCTTTATAATTAGGAACTTTACCTGTATGACAATCTCGTGGGCCATCTACAGTTATCTTAATTTTCTTGTATGCCTTAATATTTCCGTTTTCAAGGATCTCAAGATCATTATGTTTTACAAAATCATAAAGCATTTTAACAGAAGCATACGACGGGTTGTGTAGCAACTTCTGCATGAATTTGACATATCGTTCGTCAAAGCAATCATTCTCAATATCTTTAATGATTCGTTTAGCAATACTGCTTTCCTGTTTTTGCCCGTGCCAATACAAAACACCATCTATCAATACTAAATTATCACCAAAATCAATGGTCTTTTTCTTTTCTGCTTCTTTCTCTTCTAAAATACGTTGTACAGCAGCATCTATTCCTCCTGTCCAAAGGATAACACCAACTTCTTTGAAGATGGGGCTGCTACTATTTAGAGTATATTGTTCACCATTTAACAAAGTGATATGAATATTGTCTTGGGTAACAAGGACAATTGGTTGTGCAAGAGAATGCACTGGCTTCATAATACCTACAGGATCTTCCTTGGCCTTTTTGGTTGTCGGCATTCCTTTTTTGGGTGCAACTGTCCAGCGTTTAAGAACATTTAGACCACGATCAACAACCATCATATTATTTTTCTTAGCGTATTCACGAGCTTCACGACGTGACATGAATAAAGGATTACTCACCTTTTCCTCCTTTGCTGTCAATAAATTTACGATACTCTAGCATCTCTGGAGTATTGAAATGCCTAATATTAATGTATTTTAACAATGGGTAGCGATCTTTCTTAATTTGTAGCAGCTTTTTACCAATTCTCTTCTTGGCCTCTATCATCCATAATGCTTTCTCACGGCTATCTTCGTAGCCAGGAACTGAACAATAACTGGGCATGTTTACCTTCATCTCCCATTTTGGGAAACTGGCTACCATCACACCAAAATAGCTAAGCTCTTTAACAATGTTATGATACTCATGATCTTTCCCCACTTCTTGATATAAATGATATTCAAGAAGGTTAGTTTTTGCAAGAGCATGAATATCCTCCTCAGTTATAACCCGTGCCTCATCTGGCAGCCAACTTGATCTGTTTAAAGGCACAATGTATAACTTACCTGCCACACCAAGATGTTTAAGAAATGTTGGTGGTTGCTTTCTCCAAGTTGTTCTAAGATTGGAAACGTATCCTAACGGGCATAATCCTTTCACCTGCCCACCCCAGTAGACCATAGCCGCCTCAATATCTTCAAATTGAGCACGGGAAATACGGGTTACATCTACGGAGCCATCTTGGTTGATTATCCAAACTTTATGACCCGGTTCGTAATAACCATAGCCACCATACTTTTTATCTGCTTTTTGCACTGGTCGTTTTTCAAGTTCAGATAACTTGAAAATCATCCCTTCAAAGAATTTATCACTGTATAAGGACAGAGCGTAATCAGCATCGGTTATAAACGATCTCTTACCGAACTTCTCTGCAAGCCAGTTACATTTAGAACGCACATACTTGCGATCATCATTGTAAACCAGTGGATGACCATTCATCAACTCTGCGTATGAATAACGCTCATCCTTACCACGGCGTGAGCCTTCGCCACCATATGTTTCACAGTAATCTATGTAAGAACCATCAGTATAATTCTTGAATTTATTTGCAATAAAAGCAGCACCGTATTTTGTGGCGAAGTAACCGCCAATAAACTTCATATGATCAAGGACTGCTTTTAAAGTTGGCAGATCGCTTAATTCTTTTGTGATTTCTTCTCCGCGAAGTCGGATAGCTTTCGTCACAAAACTTTCAAGTTTATCACGGAATCCTCCGTCATTCTTTCCTTCTACTGTCCATTCTCGGCCTGGGTCTACATTACAATCCCCAATAGGGATAGATACCGTCATCATGGGCAGTTCTTTACGAGTCGAGAGATAATCAGAAAGATATGGTTGCTGACCCATGATAACAACACTATCCGCGTTTCTTGAAATGCTACTATACATCTCAAGAACCCAGCCAGTCTCCTCATCCTCATAACGATACTGAACAGGATAAGTGCGATCTTCAATCTGAGTTTTAACAAAAGGATCGTTAATGATATATGGAAATTTAGCATAGCGAAGGCATTTTACAATAGCCAGCCGATAAGCTCCTGTTTCCCAAGTGTTTACGTTAAATTTAACCTCTACACCATTCTCCTCTGTTGTTTCACAAGAGAATAAAGGCACAACCTCTGGGATTCCACTGTTTTTATGGACAGAGTATGTTGTTTTCACTCCATCTTTAACAGAAATAACTGTGAACATATCTGTTACTGCAAGAGGCGCTTTTGACCCAATACCTTTCGCGCCAATCAGATCATTACTGTTTCTTTTTGTGGACTCACCAATCATCATGAATGTACGTGTTACCATCTCATGATCCATACCTAACCCTGTATCCTTAACAGAATACCAAGGTTCCAAGTCTGTTGGTGAGTGGATGATGATGGGTTTGTCAGAACACCCTGCCTCTGTGTGAGCATCTACAGCGTTGAAGAGAGGCTCTCGTACTGCTGCTAAAGGTTTATCTTTATAAATTCCATCGATAAGAATACTGAAAGTCTCAGGATTCATTGCAATTGATGCTTGGTATCTTTCTACGTTCCCAGTTACCTGAACTTTGTTGTCAGATCTTTGAATAATCATTCAATACCTCTATGAACTAATTATGCGTCAGGATGCTTGTAAAAAATATGATTCCCAACCTTCACTGTTCTCACCATAACTTTTGTCCAAGATGGTCTAACAGTAGTTGCATGATAGTACGTTGCTGATTTTGTGTAGTCAAGAGCTTTGTATAAACTTTTGTGGTCTTTATGCAATCTCATCAAGATTTTAGCATAAAATTTAGCCCTCAACCATCTATCCTTTTCATAAACTTTAAAGGATTGCCCACCGAATGTCCAAGAGAATTGCCCTCGCTGATAAACTACTTTCTTGATAGTACGAGGGAAATTTTTGTCATCCTTTCTGTTCAGCGTGGCAAACGCGACACCCATCATTCCATAATCGCCTTCACCTCTTCCTTCTTTATACATATTACAGGCAAGAATATTAAGCTCTGTATCATTCTTCTTGCAAATGTGAAGAACTCTGGGCTTCTTTGCACTTTCTTTGGCTAGAACAGGAGTAATAGACAGAGAAAGTGCACAGCAAACTGCAAATAATAAAGATCTTATTTTCAAAACTAACTCCAGACAAATAAGCCCCATGAAGGGGCTTCTTGTTAACGATGGGTAATATCTCCAGATATTGTGTTCACACTACCATGGATCGTATTTGCGCAAACATCACCAGACACCGAAGACACATTGCCTAAAATATCTTTTTCAACATTAATATCCCCAGATGTTGAGATCACACCATTAGAGACATTTCCATAAACATTGATACCACCTGATGTTGTGCGTACCTCTTTAGCATCACCTTTGATAATAACTGTGATGTTTTTATCGTTTGTGGTGTGAACTAAATCACCATTGATATATACATTATCACCCTTAGTAGTGATAGAGATACTACCATTGGTATAGTTTCCAGAAATTGTATTGCCGTTAATTGTAATCATTGTTTTGTTTCTCTTTAACAATATGTGCTTTCTGAACAGAGTATACAAATGTTTTATTGTCTTCAATAAACTCTCTGCCCTGTTCTTCATTCTCAAAAATAATTGTGTCACACTTTGCCTTTAACATACCACGTTCTACAGTTGTGTGTGTCGTAGAAACAATTAAAGCCATTAAGACACCTCGTTAAGTTGTTCCATGTACCAGCTACGGGCTTTATTTGTTGTAAATTTTGCCACGTCTTTCATAGAAAGAGAATTGGCTTCTAGCACATCAGCTTCTTCTTTGTTGATATCTCGGTTAACCCATGCGATAAATGCCCCCAGAGATGCGATGTCCAATCCAATCTCTTGCAAACCTTGTTGCAAGCGGTTCTCGGTGACTGCATACTCCACAAAATCTTTGATAGATTGCAGTTTCACAGGATCAACAAAGGCTAGGGTTTTCACTTTAGAGACAGAATGTTTTTGCCCTTTCACTTTAAACCAAAGTGCAGAAACATGTGCCAAGTGGCGATCTTTAGGTGTCCATACCACACCCTCACCAACACCAGATACACCAAAATATTTACCTACTGGGCACTCTTTTTCCACACCTTCGGTGATCTGTGCAATTTCTGATTGCACTGTCTCTGGCATGTTAAAAGGAATATCCAGTTCCCACTTACCAAAAGTTAAAATATTATAAATGCGTTGTTCTGGTAATCCAATGCCAAGAATATCGTCTAAAGCTAACCATTTTCGATGGTCATTCTCTTTTCCTACTGCCACACGGAAAATAGTAAAGAAAGGCATGATTTCAGATACCGCAACACCTTTCTGGATACCTTTTCCTGAAAATTCTCCAGCAATTTCTACTGGGAACTTAAATTCAATACCCCGATCTTCGCAGAGTTGCTTAACTTGCTCCAACAGGAGCTTATGGTCCTTTTCAACCATAAAGGCCATAAACCCATAATTGTCTTCTTCCAAAGACAAAACGCGTTCTTTGGACTGGTATACAACCTCATCTTCAGAATTAAAGACTACACGGCAATTAGTCCCGTGAATTTTAACTGTTCCCACATAAGGAATGAGATATTGGTCTGGAGAGGCAACCTTACGCTTTATATTGCCATTCTCATCACGACCATCATAGGTTAAACGATCATGAATCGCTCGGATAACATTGCGAAATTGGCTAGTGCTTGGATACTTAGTTACTTGCATTATCATCTTCCTTATTAATAAAAGTCACACCAAGAGTTGCCTGGGCAAGAAGTTTCGTGATCTCCTGGCTCCATACAGGACTGGAGATAAAATGTTGTAATTGGAGGCTACCTAAGCGATAGGCACTGTTCATCGTAATAGCATAGATTTCTCCATCGTGCAGGATCAGACTTTCGACAACAGAAGTCCTGATATTAGAACCACTAAATCCACGCTTTTTGAGGTCATCTGCTAAGTATCCACAAATGCATCGAACATCTTTTGTATAACCAAAACCGAAATAGGGTTCAGCACCGAACAGGATACCAGCGTATCTCTTCCCACAGACATAGGTATCTTTAGATATGCCTGTTACAGATTTACTTTCCATCATTGGCCCTCCACATCGTCAATATCTTCCATACCATCTTGCCACAGAACTTCATAGCAAGCGTCATAAATTGCGCTCATAGCATCTTTACGATCTAACACATCTACAATTTTTGGATCAATACTTTTAATTGCTTCCGCAATTTTATCGTAAGCAATATCAGGATGCATGTTCTTTTTTGCCATCTGGGATCTCCTCTTCATTTAAGACATAAATTGTCACATCACAATCATGGAGAACAGATTCTATCATAGTTTCTATGATTTTCCAATCCCCACCTGCTAGTCCAGCACCTATTTTTGGCAGCCCGATCTTATAATCAGACATAAAACCATCTGTGTGCCTTTGCAAACAATCTCGCATTGCTGCTAAGGAATCGTAAAGGGCGTTATAATTCAGATCCCTCACACCCATTCTACGCCCATTATAACCGTATTGTGTGTACAGATTAAAACCAGCCAGTTTACCTTCGTTCATGACAACCCAAGTATAACTGCCCAGTTTTGTTCGATCACCTTTCTCTGTCTTTAAATCTTCAGCATACATTTTTGGGAATGCATTCTTTATTTCTTTAGCAATTCCAGACCCCATGGTGCAAAATGTATTACAACCATGAGCTATTACATTAACATCCCTTTTAAGTGCTGCCTCTATTAAGCAACCAACTTTATACTTAAGCATTGTCTGATACCTCTTCGCATTCGTATGGATAGATATCCAGTCTTTTCCCATTCCATTCGCAAGAGTAACACTCAAGAAAACTACCATTAAATATTTCTTCTCTTACTTCAAGAATATCTCCTGTTTTTGGATATCCATCAACATCCGAAAAATCAGAAATCATTTTAACCTTCATTCACAACTCCTTTCAAGGAAGGCATTCATACTTTCCAATGCCTCGCTTTTATTTTTAGCACAAACAACAAACACACGCTTATTTTTATAGGTGTATCCTGCCATGACCATATCGGATCTTTCAATCCACCATTTCTCATGTAGCTGGTCTTTCTTAAATTTATGTTTTGCCATCAACGATTATACCATACCACATGTGTGGCCCAGTCTGGTTTTTTATCCCATACTGAAACGTCAGATTCATAGCTATCGTTAGGACACCAGTATCCGTTCCCATCTTCAGGGCTGAAAATCGCAGCTAGGACACCAAAATTCCAATCATCAAGATCCATCACCTTAGCCCCAGCGGTCTTAAAATTAGCCTCTGTTTTAAGATGATCTTTCAGAAAATCACTGATAGATGGAATTGGCATGTAAGCAATAACAGGTTCAAAATCAAAGTAGAAAGACCCATTGATGACATGAATAATACAGTTATTGCCTTGATAGGATTCACAAATGCCAATCTTACCATCTGCCAAGACGACAAGCCATCTACCAACATCAAGATCTTCAACACCATTGGGAGTTTTTATCCACACATCATTCATTTAGGTATTCCTAGGAAAAGCAGCCATTAGGCTGCTGCTATTAATTTAAAATTGCATCTACATCTTTTGCAAAGTTCTTGTGATATTCAGTAATAATCTGCATGACAACAGGATACTTCTTAAGTAACTTCGCTGGCAGTCTGTCACGAAGGCCATCTAACAAAATACCCTTCCCTGTAGAGCTGTCATTAATAAACGTCATGAAGACAGATGATACAAAATCACGGTTGGAATGAGCATCATCTTTACCAAAGTTATCATACAGATATTGCAAGAAATTGGCTGAGAAGTCAATAATCTGATCATCTGTGTAGTTGGTATTCTTCATAGCCTTACGTAGCCAGATGCAACCTTGTGATCCTAGCGTCCACAATACATCAGAGCTATCAGAGCCAGTGTGTTCTTTAATTGAACCATCCATTACTTTCTCAATGGGGACCATATCAGCAACGCGAGTATGGTAATACCATAACTCTTTCATTAATGGCCCACCAATACACCCTTGCAAAGCAGCCATTGCAAGACGGGAAGTCAGATCACCATCCTCATACGCATACAGAATATCACTTGCAGTAACCCAAGTTCGTGGTGTGGCATATGCAGGACTGTTAATCTCATACATGGCCTCGAAGTTTTCCAGTTTATCGGGATTGGCCTGGATAAAACCAATTACTGATGGATGCACATTTTTACGCAACGCATAATCCTGCATCCACACAGAGGCATCGTAATCAAGTTCCACAACAATAAAACGGTTAGCCAAAGGAGCTTCCATCATGGTCACTGCCGTACCATCACCAGGACGGTTCCCTGCCGCTGCAAAAACTGCACCTTTTGGAAAGGTGTACTTACCAATTTTATGATCCAAAACAATCTGGAAAGCTACTTTCTGTAAGTAGTTATCTGCATGTAAAAGTTCATCAAGGAAAATAATACCTTCCCAATCTGGGTCTTCTGGCCAGAAATCTGGTAGCGCATAGACTGTACGTGTTTTTCCATTGTCGTCTGTTACAGGAATCTGTACACCTACAACGTCTGTCGGATCTTTATCCGCAAGACGAAAATCAACGAGATTATCATCTCGTTCACCAAACATCTCATTGGCAACTTGCTTCATGACTTGACTCTTACCAAGCCCAGCACCACCAAACATCATAAGTGCTTTGTTTGCCTTCTTACAAAATTTCATGAGGCTTGGAATATCACGGAGTGTAACACGATGATCTTCAAAAATATTTCTACTAGACATTCGTCTCGTTCCTTAAATCGTTCTTCTGCTCAAGATAACTTTCAATGATACTGTCTATATCTGCTGATTCAATATCAGCATACAGATTTGTAATGCTTGATGCAAGGTCTTTGGCAGAAAGATTGTCTACTCTTTCTGCACCAAAAACTAAAAACCATTGTCGCCGTGTCATCCTCGCTCTAACAACAGTTTTTAAAAACTCCGCTCTCTCTGAAAAATCAAGAGGTTTTACCACTTATCCACCCAAACTCTGTTCTCATCACACCAGTCGTAGAACTCGTTCAAAGCCAGATTGAACTGCTGTAGAGGACTCACGATAAGGTTGGGGTTATCTTCTTTACTACAGATTTCCAAGTATTCCTCATATGTGAGAATATGCTGCATTTCTTCAAGAATATCATATAACCACCCATCGAAGTCAGCATTCTCTTCATCAGTCTGCTTTGGTAAAAGTCGTTTTACTCTTTTTACAAGCATATCTACAAACAGGTGAATATTATCATCTGCCCAAGGCTCTACCTTACCTTCTACGGGATTACCTTTCCAGATATCACGTAAATCAAGTCGATGTTTCCTTTTATAGCTCCTTAAGAGATTCTAAATCAAGATAGTCAATATCTTCGTCCACTCGTTTACCGTCTTCCTTACGGTATTTTACCTTAGTTTCAAATGCTACCCAATAATCACCTTCATCTTTAAAGGTATCTTCCCACCCTAACCGGACTGCTGTCTTCCTGATGGTTCCTTTGTGAGTATATATCTGTTTACAATACATTCTAATCCTCCCATTTTATCCATAAAGGGTATTCTGCAACATGCACTTTCTTACCCTTTTTGTTAATAAAAGTATACTCAACAAACTTTGCTATGTAAAACCTATTGTAATCCTCTGTACCTTTAACAGGACAGTCTGTCTTCCTTCTCTCCACCCATTCTCTGTGGATCACCGCTTTGTTCTTTGGATCAAAGGGGTGTGGTTGATAAACATCCATTATTTCCCCTCGAATCTTTTTCTTGCATCAACAAGTTTAAGATGCATTTCATGGTATTTCTTTAACCTTACCAAATCCTTATCTGATAAGGATTTAAGACGTTTTACGTCCATATTGTCTTTTAAATCAGCGAGTTTTACACGAATCGCATCATAATTAGTACAGATGCCCTCAATGTACTCTTCTTCAGTCAGGCTCTGTTTCTTTGTTAGCAGAAGAACTGCATCTTTTACTCTGTTAGTGAACCCCAACATTACCAAATCGTAAGCTGTAACTTTGGTATCCTCAAGGATATCGTGAAGGACACCGATTGCCATTAGCTGTAAGTCATCATTACCAAGTTCATGCATCACCCTTAATGGGTGAAGAATGTATGGCATTCCACCACGATCTTTCTGCTTAAGATGGTTTTCAGAGGCCAACTTTATAGCTAAAGCTAACTCCTGATGGGGTCTTAAATCTTGCATGTTACTAGGGACAGACTTCGATTGTACCATTCATATGCCTCTTTCATATCAAAGGGTTTTATACCAATATTATCAAAATCTACAAGAGAATCAAGAAAAAATTCTCCTTTGTACCCAGCCATTTCTATCATTAAGCGTTCCTCTTGGGTAGGGATCTCCCCCAAGATAAGCTCTTCCAGCTCCTTTTCTACAACACGATGATACATTACTTCTTGGGTATTACACACCAAGTAGTAGTGCGATTTCTTATTCTCTACGCCTGGTGTGTTGGTTATCTTAATTCCAGCATGGCCTACATAATCATACATCTTTGTTTGGTAACGCATTCCATAACAACCTACCAGGGAAAAGGGTCCACAACTGGAATTAATCTCCCTGATGTGGAGAATATCTGGGTTTGTTCTGACATAGGAAGCCTTTATGGAAAACATATTACCATCCCAATGCCCCAATTGGGACAAAACAGACAGGAATTTTTGTGTTCGTGCAGACAACGACCCTGCTAAACATATTCCATAATTAAAGCCTTGGAAAGAGATTGTTATTTGCCCACAAGTAATATCATAGCTTGAAAACTCATGCGTTAAGTTTACGCTTGCCATGTAAGCACGCTCGTCAGCTTCAACATAATATTTCCAATAACATTTCCTATCCCGAGTATCAAAACACATAAGCACAGCATGTTTTATGAGTTCTATTAAAGGGTTTGGTTCATGGTGGCGACTTTCAACTTCCCTTATAATGGCTTCACGGAGTGCATTAAAATTTATTTTCATAGATTTTGTGTGATGCAGGTAGTCATCAAAATAAAAATCCCCTTTATAATCCGTCAGCTTCTTCATCATGTCTGTCCTCTAAAAAACTTTCATTAGCTCTTAAGAGAGTACAGAACTAAAAAATCAAAGTCAACGCTTGACAAACTGGAAATTTGTGAGATACTACGAACACAAGCTAAGTGACAGAGATATTCTGTATGGACTGGAATGAAGAGTTTACAACCAAAGAGATAAGGTATCTCAAAACACGACTCTTTTTCAAAAAGAGGAATGCCAAAGCAAGGGGTATAGAGTTTAATCTGACAGAAGATGACTGGTTTATGATGGGTAAAGGCTTACTTGGGAAAGGTGTTTGTGATTACACAGGCCTACCTTTTTCTGCAACACCTAATGACCCTCTCTACCCATCTGTTGAACGAATAGATGACAAAAAAGGGTATGTTCGTGGAAACGTTTGTGTAGTCGGCAAGAGAGCAAACCAGTTAAAAGATTTTCTTGTAGACAAAAAGAAAGCTCTAACGATTGTAGACCCACTTGACATGGATATCGTCCAAGGGATGATATTAAATATGTCAAAGGACCACTTGGAAAAGTTAAAACTTAAACACATACCTACGGAAACAGATATGAAAGAGACAGAGAATGTAATTATTAATGAGCAGGTTGAAGAGATGAAAGAAAAATCTCTTCCTGACGATGTTGAAATTGCACTTGCATACGCAAACTACTGTAAAACATTTGCGGAAGCAGGTATGAATGTTAGCGTTACTTATGCACAATTTAAGGCTAAATATTCAAGAAACACCTGTTCTCTGACAGGGGAGAAGTTAACAAAAACACCAAAACCTATTCTCATTATGGATTTAGATCTTGGGTTCGCAAAAGACAACTTTATTATTGTTTCTGAAAAGATGGAAACAGCATTAACACAACTCATGATCAATACGAAAATGAGTTTACCAAAAATCACAGCTATGCTGAATAAGGTGGTTTAATGAAAGATTTTCTACCAAAACAGTGTCCATTTTGTAAAAATGATGCACTTTTGCTTAAACAGAAACGCTCTGGGCAAACAGTTTTCCACTACATTTATTGTCAGAAATGCGGGACTTCTGGACCCCACGCGCTGAGTGAGCTTAGTGCTATAAGTTGGTGGAATATCGGCAGCAAGAAATTAAAGGTAAAAATGTATGTTTGAAGAAATTCTTGGGAGACCAGCTACCCTTCAGGAAGCCCAGATGATTGAATCTGGAAATAAGCCAAATTTTAAAGTTGGTGATAGGGTTATTTATAAAAATGCAAAGAACATTAAAACTTCTGTAGAAGCTATCGTACTTTTTATGTTCCCAAGCCAACCATCAGGAAAGCAAGTTCCTGTATGGGGAGCCAGATTAACTGGTGGTAATAATTTTATGCCGCTTGATACCATAGAATTATTTACAAGTAAAAAATAACAAGTATAATAGGCTGTCGAAAGATAGCCTATTTTTGTATGGAGAATAGTTATGCAAAAAGAAGAATATGAAATGATTGCCAGATTAGAGAAGGATGCTGTAAAAATTATCCAATCGGCACGAATAGCTCTTTTAAAGTACCGACCATTCTACGGTACTTTGTTAAGTTCTCTTCCTTTAGTTGCGAACTGGAAATGGTTGCCAACAGCAGCTACTGACCACAAAAACCTCTACTTCAACCCTGAGTTTATTATGGGTATGCCTGAAGAAAGGAAGAAGAAGGTTTTTGAGCGTGTGGATAATCACCCCACAATGACACAACAAGAAAAAGATGACTATAAAGACTATGTGAACGTATTTTATCGTAAGAAAACACCCAAAGAGGTTGTTGTTATTCTTATGCACGAGCTACGTCATATTACAAATGACCATCTATCTCGTGGAAAAGCATTTGACTCTAAAACCTACAACACAGCAGCGGACCACTATATCAATACAGATTTGGTAGTATCAGATCTCGGACCGCGCTCAAACCAGATGTGTTTCTTCCCAATGGGGAAACAGACAATCTTTGACAAAGATAAAGAGTTTGGGTTTATGGCTTATTGCTATTGTGATTTTAATTTCCACGGCATGACAGCAGAGGAGATTTACAGTCTCATAAACAAAGGCCAGCCGTCTGTTGGCAAACCTATGGGCACACACATAGGGGATTATGATCAGGACAGCAATATCCTAGGGTATGAAGATCCTCACCCAGTGCCAAGCCAGACAGAAAAAGATGATAATATGTCGTGGTCATCTGGTCTTATCGAAGCAGCAATGGAAGCAGCGGGAGGAGAGGGGCCGAAAGAGGTGCGTGATGTTATTGCAAGAATGCGTAAACCACACATAAATTATCTTCAGATAATAAAACAGCGTATGCTTTCTCGGATCAAGTCTAACCTGACATACAGGAAGCCATCTCGTAGGTCTGGATCTATGACACAGGCACTTCGACAGTACGGAGCTATCGGTAAAAAACAGCATATCGTTTTACCAGGAAGAGAGTACGATAATACTATCGATATAGTTATTGGTTTTGATGTGTCTGGATCAATTTCGAAGGCAAATTTGGACAAAATCTTTGGAGAAATCGTAGGATTATGCCAGCTTTACCGTGTTTTTCGCGTGACATTGTTCTGTTGGTCAACAAAAGTCGGAGAGGTTAAAGTTTATACACACGAAAACATCAAGGAAATGCTTGATTATAAAGTGAATTCTACTGGTGGGACTCTTGCAGCATCAGCTTTTGAGTATATTGAAAATAACATTTTTGATGCAAAAGACGTTATTATTTTTACAGACGGGTATATAGAGGATTTAAGCCACAAGAAAAAAGATTGGGGACGCAAATGGGATATTCTTTGGGTTATTTGTGGTCGTGGAAATAATAAATTTGTACCACCTTTCGGAAGGGCTGTAAATTTAGATGAACACGCAAAATAAATTAAAAGTTTTCGACATGTTAGTGGATATTCACTTCCTGTCTCTGGGGTGTGCTATAGATATATCATGGAAGAGTTGGAACGGTGGCAAATTTATTTTTGGGTCGCTTAGACAAGATACCACAAAATATTTTGTAAGTTGCACAAGGAAATCTCTTGAAATACAGAAATTTTCTGGGTCTGGTTGGAAAACATTAATTGACCCCAGCATGACACTTGACCCACAAAATATCTCAGAGAGTGAAAAACTCTTGGTAAATATCCTCCCAGGACTGACCGATTTTGAGAGGGAACTCTACGAAGTGGCTGGGAATGTGGCTAAAATGTGGGCAGATGACCACACACAAGAAACGGATGCAAGGGAGTACGTGAGGAAGTTTCTCCGCAGACATCTCGATTGGGATACAACAGAAGAGTAAAATTTAACCACACAGGGAGGCTAACGCACGTAGTCTCCCATATGTCCCCATTTCAGGGACTATGTTATAGTAGTCCTAACAAAACAACAAAATGGAACCTAAAATGAAAACTTTCAACGAATTCATCTCAGAATCGTCTGGTGTGAAAATTAACAAAGCGGTCAATCAGGTTATTGCTGATATTCTTAATTTGTATAACATTGACTTAACTCCGCATATCACGCTTGGTAACAAACGAAACTTTTTCATATTTAACACATCCGAACTTGACGAAAATCAGTTCAATAACATTCAACGTTTTGCGAATGATAAAGGTCTTCGACATGAGCCTGGTGGCTATAAAAAATACGCAATATATTTGAAATAAAGGTATACAAGCCTATAGGACTATGTTATAGTAGTCCTATTAAAACATGAGGAGAATATTATGAAATTAGGCGAAACCAACCGAATTGGTCTTTTTACAATATTTGCATCACCTTTTTACGCAGCTCTTTCTGTTGCAGTATTACAAAAGGCTTACGATATGGATGGTGTTCCTGGTTTTGTATTCTTATCACCATTTTTATTATTCGTCGGGGCTTTGTTATTATATGCCACGACTAGTTTTGACCATAACGTCTGGGTTAATTATAAATGTAAATTGTCTGAAGAAGAACATGCAGAAGCTCGTAAAAAAGCTATTGAATCTACCAATCTAGAAAATTTCATTAAAGAATGCCGAGGAAAATAATATGAATAGTTCTAAAGTGTTTAATAGTCAAGCTCGTGCAGTAGGTGGTTTTGCTCATAACGTACAAAATGACCAAATCAAAAATGAACCAATGTTCTTTAACTGTGATTTGAGTTTTGCTTGGGATAACGGTGGTCCAATTACTCGTAGCTTTATCCAAAATCTCCCTGACGATTGGAAAGGCTCGGATGTAGTATTTGATTCACGAGTCCACATGCTGATGCCTGGTTGGTATCCTGCTATTCCTGGATATCACCATGATGATGTTCCTCGCCCTGATATTCCAGTCGGCCAACACTTTATTACTGCAGGACAACCTGACTATGATAACCCTCGTTACCATTCTGAACATATTCTTGGTCTTGTTAACGCTGATGTGTGTCCTACTCATTTTGCAACAGGAACTGCAGAGTTCAGTCAGATTCCTGATGGCGAACTTATCTATCGCCAGTGGCACAAAGAAGTCCTCGAAAAAATTGAAAAAGGTGAACTAGAGAAATGGGAAGCTCCGGACCGTACTCTTCTTCAGTTTGATTGGCAAACATGGCACACTGGTTCTCGTGCAATTAGTAATGGATGGCGTTGGTTCGGACGTGTATCTCGTAATACAGACCGAGTTAAAAAGATTACTAATGAAATTCGTGTCAATGCTCAAGTTTATCTGGAATTCCCTATGGAAGGCTGGTAATGATTAACAAAACATATTGGTCTAATATAGACGACGGTAATGAAGGTATTTCGTACTATTCAGTAGATTGGACAGGATGTCCATCCTACTTAGTGAAACGTATTTGTCAAGAATTTAAAATCGACCAGCCAGCAGGTATTATCGTGAACAGATACATTAATGGATATCAACCTATCGATGAAGTAATACGAACAACTCAAGCTGAGCTTGAAAAGTTTTTCAATAAGTGCCAATGGATAACAGGATGGATTATATTTGTACCGTCGGTATGGTTTTTTAGTACTAAAGTAAGTGCCTTTGCCATACCAGATATTATCGCTATATTATTAGCATCTACTATCGTAAGTATTATTGGTGGTATTATTGGTGGAGGTACTATAGGCATCATTATTAATCTTGTTAAAAGTAGTTTACAGGAACGTAAAGACAAGATAAAGGCCAAGAATAATGAAGTTGAACGTTTTATTACCGAATGCAGGAATTTGAGATGAGTATAGCAATTTACATTAAATCAGAATCATGTGATAGTTATCTGTACACATATGATAAAGATGTGTCAGAAGAAAAAATCAAAGACGATCTTAATATGGACCTTGATATGTTCTGTCCTATTGCAGATTACAAACTTGCGGTTTCTAATAGTGAAAGTCCATCTAAAGAAACGCGCATTGAAGAATTTATGTCCGAATTAATGGCCAAATCATGGGACCGAGATGATGAGTAAGAAAAATAAAGTGAAAGAACTATCAGCCGGTATTATCTTCATGACAAAAGATAAAGAGTTATTCATGGGCCGTGTAACTGGTTCTCGTCCTAAAGGTGCATTAGCTCATCGGTGGGATATTCCTAAAGGCCGTGTCGAGCCAGGTGAATCTCCTATTGAAGCCGCTATTCGTGAATGCGAAGAAGAAACTGGGTTTACACAATATGACCCTGCCTTCCTGAAAGACCTAGGCGAACATCATTACTCAGACAATAAGAATATTCATCTATTCCAATATACCATCCCTGTAGAGCACGAGCAATTCAGAAACAGTGTTTGTAATTCCTATCATACATTCCCAGACGGACGACAGATTCCTGAATTTGATGCATTCGCTTTAATTAAACCTTCTCAATGGGAATATGTAATGGGCAAATCATTATATAAGGTGCTCACTACCATCCTATAAGTAATAAATACCTCCTATAAACGTAGGAGGTATTATGAATATATTTGAAATGCTTCGTAATGACGAAGGTCTTAGACTGACTTTATACAAAGACACCGAAGGCTTTTGGACGATTGGCATAGGCCATTTAGTAACAAAGAACCCGTCTTTAGCCGTAGCTAAAGCTGAACTTGACAGAATGATCGGTCGTAAATGCAACGGTACAATTACCCTTGATGAGGCTGAAAAGCTATTTAATGAAGACGTCGATAAAGCCGTTCGCGGAATCTTGGGTAATGCTAAACTTAAACCGGTATATGATTCTTTAGATGCGGTTCGTCGATGTGCATTGGTCAATATGGTCTTTCAAATGGGTGTAGCAGGCGTTGCTGGTTTTACTAATTCTCTTCGTATGCTTCAACAGAAACGTTGGGATGAAGCGGCAGTAAATCTAGCCCAATCTAAATGGTATCGTCAGACACCTAATCGCGCGAAACGCGTAATCTCAACATTTAAAACAGGAACTTGGAAAGCGTATATATGAAAACATACAGTGAATTTTTATCAGAATCTATTCTTAACGAAGCTACTGACACATTTGCAACTAAGCTAGGTGCAGCTTTAGTTGAAGCTGAAAGTCTATTAGCACGTATTTCTGAACTTGCCAGTAAGATAGATACTCGCAAATTTGAGCGCACCAGTGATATCGTTAAGCTTGAAGCACTGCTGCGTATGTGCGATAAACCGGAAGAAATCGCTAAGAACGGCTCGTTAATGAAACAACGTCTTGAAAAATATATTTCAGGCGCTTCAGAAAAATAGTGTTTACTTCCTCCAAGGGTTTTGATACTATACATCTATCAACTACTTGGAGGAAATTATGACTCGTATCAATTTAACACTTGTTTCTGAACTGACCGACCAACATCTTATGGCTGAGTATCGTGAATTACCTCGTGTATTCGGTGCAGTCCGTAAACATGTTCAAAATGGTAAACGTGTAAAAGATTTTAAAATCTCTCCAACATTTATTTTAGGCACGGGCCACGTAACATTCTTTTACGACAAACTCGAATTTTTACGTTTACGTCAAATCGAGCTAATAGCTGAATGTTTGAAACGTGGTTTCAAAATCAAGGACACGACAGTCCAGGATATTTCCGACATTCCTGTAGAATTTCGTAATAATTATGTCCCGTCCGAAGCGTCCATTGCGATAAGTCAAGCACGCTTAGATGAAAAAATTGCTCAACGTCCCACTTGGTACAAATACTATGGTAAATCAATTTACTAAGGAAAAATGAAAATGTATCAAGAATTTATCACTGAAGCGGATGCCAAAGACCCCAAATTTAAAGTTAAAGCTTTCATTGGTGATGCGGAAGACTTTGGCTCATTAAAACGTAATGGGTATTCTTTCTTAGGTGGCGATGGTAAAGAAATCAACACCTATGCAAAACGTAGTGAAATTGCTTATGTTGTAGCAAGTCCTAAAGTAGATGCTGATGATATTGGATACGATTTTAACAACTTCGGAATTATTTCTGGCGGTAAAGCTTAAATTGTTTACGCTTAAGTATTAATATGGTATAATTACTCTATCAAAACAAACAAGGAAACAAAAATGAAAACATATAAAGAATTTATCGCCGAGGCCTTTGCAGGAAAAGCTCAAGGCATTAATAAGGACGAGTGGAATTATCGTGGCGGAAATGGTTTTGACCCTAAAACTGCTCCACTTGAACGATATCTAGCCACAAAAGCTTCTGATTTTAAAGCCTTCGCTTGGGAAGGACTACGCTGGCGTAACGATCTAAATATTGAAGTTGACGGACTTAAATTTGCTCATATTGAAGATGTTGTTGCTAGTAACTTAGACGCAGCTTTTGTTAAAGCCGACAGTGACCTTCGTCGCTGGAATTTAAAACTGTTCTCTAAACAAAAAGGCCCGAAGTTTGTGCCTAAAGCAGGTAAATGGGTCATTGATAATAAATTGGCTAAAGCTGTCAACTACGCTGGTCTTGAATTTGCCAAGCATAAATCATCATGGAAAGGTCTTGATGCAATGACTTTCCGTAAAGAATTTGCCGATGTTATGGCTAAAGGTGGCTTTAAGGCAGAAATAGATACCTCTAAAGGTACGTTTAAAGACGCTAATGTTCAGTACGCTTACGCCGTCGCTAATGCGGCCCGTGGTAATTAATAAGGCCTATTTACATTTAAAGGAAACATATGAAAACGTATCAAGAATTTATCACTGAAGTTACATTATCTGCGGAACAGAAAGCTGCTATCGAAGAAGGTAAAAATCCCAAAGTAACATATAAAGTAAATGGTAAAGGCGTTTTTGATGGCTTGGTTCAAGACCCTGAATTGAAAAAAGCTCTTTCTAAAACTAATGCATACTTTGCTCCTAAATTTAACGCAGCTGGTGTACTTATTGGATTGGATGTATTCAACTCTAAAGGTGTTCTATCTAATGCCTTTGGTTATGCCGCTAACAAAATTACCAAAGCCGCATGGGAATCCAATACCAAACAAGCTCAAAAGCCTAGAGTATAATTCTTGCCTAATAAAGGGAAACGCAACCTCTCCTCATGAACGTCGAGTCCTCTGAGTGATGTACCTTTTCCAACCTGTAATAAGGTCGAGCCCAAGTGCGGTAATGGGTTTACATAGCGAGTCGAAGGACCTAACATGTGCCATGGAATGGCCCCAACCTAAAAGAGAAACTAAATGAGAACATTTTTAACCGGACCTTATCTATCCCTGATGAATGCTTTTACACACCATTCTGATGCTAGAGTAGAAGAAATTTGTAAGAACGGTTATGCCCCACCATTTGAAGACGTACTCAAGCAGTACTGTACACTTCGTTTAGACGGCGGCAGACAATCAGGTAAATCGACCGCAGTAACTAATTTTGCTGTTAATTGGCTGTATGATGGCGGAACAGTTATTGTTCTTTCTAATACTTCAGCTTATTCTAAAATTTCTGCTGGCAACATTAAAAAAGAATTTTCTCGTTATTCTAGCGACGATATTCGATTCCGTTTATTTACTGATTCTGTTCGTAGTTTTATTGGCAATGAAGGTTCTAAATTCCGTGGATTAACGCTTTCTCGTATTCTATACATAATTGACGAGCCTATTAAAGCTCCTGATATGGATAAGATTTACAATGTACATATTAAAACAGTCCAACACTGTTGCAAAAGCAAATATTGCAACGGCGGTAATGCTCGTCCTCAATTTTTTGTGATTGGAATGCAATGATGACCACTATTGAAGTTTTTGAGTATTGTTATAACAGCCCAGTATGCAATAAAAGGGCTCTTGTAGAAAATTACGAGATTTACCATTTTAAACCTAAACGATATCGTTTGACTAAAGGTCCGTTCGCAGGGCAGCAGGTTCTTTGTACTGCTCCTAATGCACGACTGATGACTAGTATTCCGCATTTCAAAATGGAATTTATTGATGGGCCATTTAAGGGATTAATCACTCAAAGTTTAATGGCGTTTAATTCCGACCCATTTTTGATTAAAGAAAAAACTTGGATAAATTTATTTTCTAATTGAGGTTATATGAAAGCATATCAAATTCTTGAAGGTACACATAAAGGCACTATTTATTTTGAAGACGGTACTCAAGCCCGGATTATTGTCTCTAAGACTTTTAAAGAAGACGCTATTGTAGACCCGGAAATTTTCTACGGTTTGAATGCCCGTGAAATTGAAATTGAACATCAACCTAAAGTTAAAATTGAAGGTGGTCAACATCTGAACGTTAACGTTCTGCGTCGGGAAACTCTGGAAGATGCAGTTAAGCATCCGGAAAAATATCCGCAGCTGACCATCCGTGTATCCGGTTATGCAGTTCGCTTTAACTCTCTGACTCCGGAACAGCAGCGCGACGTTATCGCTCGTACCTTTACTGAGAGTCTATAATGGCTAAATTGATTATAGAAGGGTCTGAAGATGTTTTAAAATGTTTTGCCGCCTGGTTTAGTTGCTCAGGCGAGCAATCATTCACTGAAGCATTTAGAATGGGTGATATTACTGGAAACTATCCGACAACTGATATCATTGTACGTGGATATGGTATTAATGAGCCTATCCAATTGGTCGAATATGACCTTGCCACCGATGAGGAAATTCCTTATGTCGATTGAAGATATTAAAGGCTACAAGCCACATACCGACGATAAAATAGGTAAAGTGAACGCTATTAAAGATGCAGAAGTCCGTCTTGGATTGATGTTTGATGCTCTGATTGAAGAAGCCTATATCTTGAAAGAAAATGAAACAGAGCATCAAACCAAAGAAGATATGGATGCAGTGCAGGCTCTTAAGTACGCTAAGCAACATCTAAAAGAAGCCAGCATGTGGGCCTGTCGTGCAGTATTTCGTCCTGAGGAAAAATACTAATGGCTTCTACTATTACTGGGTTATTGGACTTCCAGGAAAAGGTCAACAAAATTTGTAGTGAATACTTAAAGTATCTTGAAGAAGACCTTGAAGATTGTAAGGAAGAAGGCGAAGAAGATTATGCTGACCAGCGTCGTCGCCAAATCGAAGAGATGAGACATTTCGCCGATATGGTATCTAAAGAATCTTGGACTTTAACTCCATTTTATCAATAAAGTAGTTTACTTCTCCTCTAGTTGTGTTACTATAGACCTGTCAACTAGAGGAGAAATAAAAATGACTATCAATTCGGAAGTTTTTATCCGTCGCAATAAACTCCGTCGAATCTTTGAAACGGAGTTTCGTCAAATCAATGCCGGTATAAAAGATGCTGCAAAGTCTCTTGGACTACCAGGCTTTCATATCAAGTATTCTCAACATCTCTTAGATCGTGCCATCCAGAGAGAAATAGATGAGAATTACGTTTTTGAATTATTTCGTAAAGTAAAAAATCACGTTAAAGAAGTTGCAGAATTTTTATCAATGCCGGCACGTCCAGATGTTGATGAAGATTTTGTCGAAGGTGTCGAATACCGCCCAGGCCGTTTAGAAATAACTGATGGAAATCTTTGGTTAGGCCTTACAGTTTGTCGCGAAAATCCGGCATTCAAAATGAAGACTCTTCAATGTAGAATGGCTATTATTAACAATAAACGACTACCAGGAAAAGCTTCTAAAGCAGTGATTAAAATCTAGAGGTAAACATGAGAAAAGCACTACTCGCTGGTCTATTTGCTCTTTCATTATCAGCACATAGCTCCGAGCATACTTTTAGTAATGTCCAACTCGATAACTTGAATTATGCTTATCAGTTTGGGGAACAATTTTCTAAGGACGGAAAATTTAAAACGCATGAAAATATGCATAAGAAAGGACTTGGATACATAATGGCCGCAATACTATGGCAAGAATCATCTGCCGGTATTAATCTTAAAGATAAGAAAGGTCACCATGCGTATGGAATGTTCCAAAACTATCTACCAACAATGAGGGCAAGAATTAACCAGCTTGGTTATAATATGACTGATGCCCAAATTAAGAAAATGCTATCTAAGCGGTCTAATTCAGCCAGATGGGCTTATATCGAATTTTCTTATTGGTTAAATATACATAACGGGGATATAAGAAAAGCTATATCCTCATATAATGCGGGATGGAAGACAAGTGCTGGAAGTAAATATGCTTCTGAAGTCCTAGAAAAGGCTAATTACCTTAAATCAAATAAACTACTGGAAATAAAAGAATGACCAAAATGTTGGCTTTAATAGTTAGCTTGGTTTCATTTAACGCTCTTGCTAATACTACATATACTGATGTAACGGAGTATACAAACAGAACGGCGTCTGATTACTGTGGTAAAAGTCAAGAGTGTAAAGTAGATTTTTCACAAAAATTGTTATATGCGTATAAAGACGGAGAAAAAGATGGGGCGTCTAGTAGGTTCAAGGCGTCTACCTTAATTAAACGATATCATAAAAAATGGCAAATATTAGAATGCTCGGTGGCGGAACCTAAAGATAAGGCAGCATGCAATTCTATGGTGGACCGTCTAGTTGACTCTTATACTAGAGGACTTGTAGCAAGTGATTAAAAACTATATCAAGGGCGATATTGTCGCCCTGTTTTCTAAAGGTAATAATATTGCTCATGGGTGCAATTGTTTTCATACAATGGGCGCCGGTGTAGCAGGTCAATTGGCAAAGGCTTATCCAAAAATTCTGGAAGCCGATAAACTTCAAACTGAATTCGGAGACGAGTCTAAACTTGGGACTTATTCGGTTTATGAAAAATATTTTAAGACTCATAAAGCTTATTGCTTTAATCTTTATACTCAGTTTGAGCCGGGACCTAATTTTGAGTACTCTGCTTTAATGAATTGTATAATAGAATTAAATGAATTCGGAAAAAATAAGATAACAAAGCCTGTGATTTACATGCCAAGAATTGGAGCAGGTATAGGTGGTGGAAACTGGGATATCATTGAAGAAATTCTTGATACATATTCCACTAAACTAGAAATTGTGATTGTTGATTGGGAACCATTGTTATGAATGTGCATTATCCTCACCCGTATGACCCAAAGAATAAAGCAGTTATTATTCGTGAATGGGAAGAAATTCGTCAGACTAAGTGTCCTATTAACACCCCTCACGATGTTGAACGTCGTTATCATGGACGCTTTATGGAATATACCTTTATTGATAAGAAAGGTCGTAAAAAGCATGTCGAAGAATATTGCATGCAGGTCAAATGGTTATGAGCCAAACAAAAATTCTTACAGGTGCTAAATGCGAAAAATGCGAATGGCCTGTAGTTTTTGCTTTATGCAATGACGAAATGGCTTGTGATTTTGATTATTGGTGTTACTGTTCGAACAAAGGTTGTAGCAATCATAAAGGTGAAGGGTTTTACTCAGGATTTTACCCTTACCCAGATTTCGTTAAAGAAGGTGAACCTAAATGAAATTGACTAAAGAAGAGAAAACTAAACTGTTCGAACTTATCCATGACCTATTGGATGAGCAAGCAGCCACCAATGCGTACGATGAATATGCTCCTTTAACAGACGAAGAATATCAAGCATTGATGGAATCATTTGACAGGAAAGAACAAGAACTCATTGACTACGTGAATTCACTATAAGGGACTCTTATGGCTAGTTTAATTTTTACCTATGCCGCTATGAACGCTGGTAAGTCTGCTTCATTACTTACTGCCGCACATAACTATAAAGAACGTGGCATGGGTGTATTAGTTCTTAAACCGGCTATTGATACTCGCGATTCAAAAGGTGAAATAGTCTCTCGTATTGGTATTCGTCAGGATGCCAATATAATTACAAAAGACATGGATATCTTTGAATTTTATAAATGGGCTGCAGCACAAAAGGATATTCACTGTGTATTTGTTGACGAAGCTCAGTTCTTAACTACTGAAAAGGTGTATCAACTTAGTCGTATTGTTGACGTATACAATGTGCCGGTAATGGCATACGGACTACGAACAGATTTTAAAGGTAATCTATTTGAAGGTTCTCAAGCATTAATGGCTATTGCCGATAAGCTTGTTGAACTTAAAGGTGTCTGTCATTGCGGTAAAAAGGCCACAATGGTAGCTAGAGTCACGGAAGACGGACTTCCAATTACAGATGGCAGTCAAATTGAAATTGGTGATACCGATAGATACGTGTCATTATGCCGGAAGCATTGGAATGATTTGACAGGGTTGTTATAAATACTAATATCTAACCAAGAGGTATATATGCAGCAATTAAACGAAAGACAACTTCGTAATCTTACTGTAACCCAATTGGACGAAATCCGAAGAGAATTAGGACATTCTATTTCTCATTTAAACGAGGATATTCGTCAAACTGGTTCTAAAGCTGATTATACACGCAAGCGCAAGCTGGAAAAATACCTCGCAGATGTTAAGGCCGTTCAAAGGCGAAAAATAAATACTGGCCAAAATTAACAGGAGGCCTATATGGCCTTAAGAGCGATAGCTGTCATGGCGATGCTGGGGTTTTTTGCAGCAACAACTCCTATTGTTGGCACTGCATATGTTGACCCGTACTTTGATAACTTTATGGAATCAGGGATTAAAAACGTATATACTTTGTTCGAAATTCAAAATGTTGAGAATTCTGAAAAATTTTATAAGTATATGGCAAAGCATTACAAAAATAGCCCCTGTGATGATGCATTTGAATGTCATGAACAAGGCATAAAAACTGCCAGAAAATTTGCTGAGTTCATGAAAATAAAATTAGAGCCTACATCTATCTAATTTACTAGCCCCTTCCGAAAGGTTGGGGCTTTTTTGCATCTATCAGTTTACTTCTCCTCAGGTTGTGTTATAGTAGACCTTACTTACTAGAGGAGAACGTTATGTCACGTAAAGAAAAAATTTCTAAGTTAATGTTTTTGATTGAAGAGTACGCTAACGCTGTATCCGATTGGGAAAATGCCCATGGGTGTGAAGACGGTGATATCGATATCAATAAGGCAATGAAAAAGATGGCTGATACGCACACTGAATTGCAAATGTATGTTAACGAGATTATGTGAGGATATTATGCTTTACGATTATACTGGAAAATCTGAAGACGGTGTACTTGAACTTTTACCTGAAAGCGCTGAAGATGATGATATGGTGGCGATGTTTTGTAAAAATGGTCCTGGGGATAAGGGATGGATTTATCTTCGACAAGAAAATGACTTAATTGTTTTGGACCCTAAACAAGTTGAAGAACTTTATCAACATTTAAAACACAATCGGTAGTTTACATCTTGGTAGGACTAAAAAAAAAATTTTAAGATGCTTCTAATTCAGATTTAAGATCAGCAATCATCTTTTCAAAGGATTTGTTCTTAGTCAGTGTAACACCTTTAGAAAGTGCAAACTCAACTAATCTATCTTTACTACCTTTTTTATCAGCTTCATCATTCAGAGACATTGCTTCCTCTAAAATCAGATCAATAGATAGATTTTCTTTGTCATCCTTTTTATCTTGCACTTCTACAATCTTGGCATCAACTGCCTTACCCATACTATTTGGATTAGGAATATCTTTGTTAAAGAATACAATATAAGAACCCATACGAATAGTAGAGTGCTGTGCATCAACATCAAGACCAGACATCTCAGCAAGAGCAGTGAAAAACTCAACAGTGTTTCTGAATGCCTTGTGTTGTGTCCCCACACATAAACCATTCAAAGGCAGTCTTGCAGATACCGCTGCATTCAATTGTGGTGCATATGCTCCGAAAAACTTAAACAGTTCCACTTTATTAGGGAAAATACGATAATTTTGATTTGCCATAAAATCTCCTTTTATTCCTTAGTAAAAACCACTTGACAACACAGGATAAGTGGCTATTATTAAGGTCAGAATGTGAAAAAGGGGAGGTGATAATTCACCTCCCCTCATTAGAGGTAGCATTTAAGCTATCTTATGCGAAAGTACCAGTAGAACGTACAACCAGTTCAGGACGGGTGTTAACCGTCAGGAAGGAAGTTTCAGATTCAACTTTCTCTTCACGCAGATATGCAGAAGATTTGTACCACAGATACAGTTCTTCAGCTACAGTGTTTGCTTCACGAACATCATCTGCCGGAGCATAATGGATCTGGAACATATCATCAATACCTTGCGGCAGGATGTATGCTTCACCATCTGGGATATATCCAGAGATGTCTTCAATGTAGGTTACGTTCTTATGAACAAACATACGGTTGTTGGCATTCTCAGAACCCATACCCAGACGACGACGCAGCGGTTCTTGGGTAGAAGAGTAATACTGGTAAGCGTTCATGATCAGCGGGTGGGCGATCAGAGCAGAGAACCATTTACGAGAAGCCAGAACAATGATATTATAGTTATTGCCGTTATCACCTGCATTGTCGATGATGTATGCACGAGCGTCTTTCTCAATCAGATCAGACGGGTCAACTGCAACATCTGTGAAGTTGATATTGGCAGTATGCTGGGTAACTCCCCACTCAGTAAAGTAGTTGTACTGTGCGGTCGGATCTTGTGGAGACCATGATTTACCCATGATTGCCTGAACCATTGCTTTTTCTTTCAGTTGTTCATGAGAAACGCGAATACGCTTAACTACGCGAGCAACTACGTCTTCAACAGTTCTCGGAGCGTCCGTAGTGAAGTATTTACGGAAGTTCTGAACATCTGCCGCAGTGATCTGACGATCCAGAGGGAAGAACGGAATGTTGAAGTTCTTGATTTGGGCTTTTTCACTACCCACATAGTTACGTTCTCCACCACGACGACGTGCAGGAATATCCGCAACAATTTCGTCAACACGCTCAACACGAGCAATTGTGGTTTCACCATGGTAGGCGGTGAACAGATCCATGTTGGTAATCAGGCGATACTGACGTGGAACAAGTTCCAGTGCTGCGCCAAGGTTTACGATTTGAAAGTCGTTAGTCTGTACTGCTGCCATTTATAAATTCTCCTTGATGCAAATTAGCTGATAGCCGTTACTTTAATATCTTCAGAACCATCGAAATATTTATCGGTGATTTTCAGACCTCTTGCCTCAAGAGCTTTAATAGCAGTCTCGTCAATTCCTGTGGAACCATCAGAGAACACAATCTTGGACTTATTCAGAGTAAGGCCACGAACAGCAACAACAAAATTATATTTGGTTCCTACTTTGAACGGGGTAACAGGTTCGTATGCAGGTACAAGGTCATGGTCAACCAGAACACCATAAGCCTGAGCAGCATCACCAGATGCAGCTAAAGTACCGTCTTCTTTAACGATCATACCTGCTTTCATACCTGCTGCGTACTGAATCTCCATTTCCTTGAAGCTATAGCCTTGGTCAGAAGAATCAACTTTACCCAGTACAATGTCAGAGTAGAAACCTTGAATTGGATTAGCCATTTATTTAATCTCCTCGAATTACGCTTTCATTGCAGCCGCTTCGCGTGCACGGGCGCGAGCTTTTTCTACGTTGGCTTTCAGAATATCTTCAGCAGACTTATTAATGTCGTCTGTAGTAGCTTCAGCACCGGAACCATGTTCAGCGGTAGCAAATTCTTTTTTCACAGTCTTAACTTCTTCTTCAAGTTCCTTAATACGAGCCTGTGCTTTTTCCAGAATAGCCACCACAGGAGCATTAGCTTTCTCGATAATAAAGTTAGCCAGTGCTTCATGATCAGAGTCAGCAGCGAAAGTGAAAGTTTTTGCTTTATTCAGAGCTTCTTTCTTTTCCACTTCAACGGCAGCTTTGATAATTTCATCAGCTTTAGCAGCTTTGGCTTCAGCTTCTTCTAATTTTTTAACCAGATCCAGATATTCCTGAGATTTGGTCACATCAACATTATTAGACACTGAGGTCTCCTCTTTTTTCTTGGATTTATCAACTACAGGTTTTGAACCTGCTTCTTTGACGACCCCAGTCACCTGGAGATCTTTATCATCACCCTCTACGAAAGTGACTCCTAATTCTGCAACACCTTTTTCAAACAATTGTTGTAATTTTAGCAACTCATATTGTTTAGCGAGATCTAATTCTTTACCTTCGTGAGCAGCTTTAGCAATTGTTATTGCTTGCACGCGTTCTTCAAGAAATTCTTGATGTTGTGCATTCCATGCCACAATAAATTCATCATCAGGGTTTTGCGCCGCATCGTATTCAAGTTCAGTTTCAAAACCAAGAAGTTTTGCCAGCAGTTCTGCATCATCATGCCACATGTAGAAGAATCTACGCAGAAATTCTTCAAAGCTCATTGTAACAGTTACTTGCTGGAGGGCTTTGATAACGTCTTTAGTAAGCTGCTCAGGTTTAAGATCAGACTTCATAAGAAGTGATACTGGTCTTAAATTAGCAGAATACCCTTGAAGCTCATGACACAGTGCAATACCCTTCTCCTTAATGGCTTTGGCCTTTACAATTGTCATTCGTCCTCTTCCTCTGTTTCATCTAGATAACCCAGACATTCGATACCGAAATCAACATCTGTTATTTCTCCTGTTGCTGTGTCCACACGCCCAGAGCACTGGATGCTTAAACCACCAACAACATTTGCTTTTTTCAAATCCCACAAAGCAGGATCATTATACTTAACCTTGGCTACCCATGTTCCTGCTTTAATTATCTGTTCCGTCCCAATGACCACAACATCCAGTTCTTCTTGAATCCAAGTTTTTTCAATAGTGAATGCATCAGTCTCGCTAAGATGGAATAAATTTTCTTTCACCAAACCAGCAGCGAGTGCCTTATCGTAGGATTCTTTTGCCTTTACTATCGTTTCAGGAGACATCCACTCTCCATGGGCATCCTTAGTGTTTGGCTCATAAATAACCTCATAAGAGATCATTTGTTCCGCATCTTTTTGGATATTAACTACAGATGTTTCTTTATTAAGACTCTTTTTAAGATTTAGAGATAAAACTCTCTCAGAAGCCTTTTCTACAGAAATTTCTGGAGAATGGCCTGAGGCAATCAGGCCATTAGCGATATTCAGTATCTTGCTCTTTTGAACAAGAGACAGATCAGATACTGATGAAGGAAGGTCTTTAATGCTTTTAAATTTCATTATTTCCCCATTAACAGTTATTTTAACATCGTTCTTTTTCTTTTGCAAGTTATTTCAGAAGGTTGAGTGTTAATTCTCTAAATTAGAAACAGAATTATCCCTGACAGTAGATATTTTTGATGTTCCGTTACCTGTTGATCCTGGTGTCATACCATCTCCAGAACGGCTTACATCCTGACCAAGAATTTGCAACAATTCATCAAGCTCCATATCTTCAGGGATTTCTTCGTCAAAGCCACCAACCTCAAGAATTTTATTAATAACTGTAGGTGTTTTAGGCAAATACCCAACAGCACCAATACGCTGAACAAATTTAGAGAAGCCTTCCATATCGACTTCTTGAATAAGTCCAGGTTTCAGTCTTGGCATATCTTCGTCAGACAATCTTATATCGTTCAAAGCAAGAAGTTGAGGTATTAAGTTCTTATTGAACGCCTCAACAATAATATCAATATCTCTCTGGACAAAATGACCATGAATAGTTTGTTTTGATTCTGAAAGATTATAAGATCCTTGCCCATCGTTACCTAAGTTAATAAACCCCGCACCAAAACGATCAAGAATAGCCTTCTTGCGAGAATTAACAAGCTCTTGAGTGCTGTATTGTTTACCTGCCCCATCTATCCCTTTGAGGGACATTTCATATTGTTTGCCACCTTGGTTATTGAGATCAGATGGTAAAATAAAGTAGGCTTGTTCTCCAGCATGTGCGTTAGCAGCATCTGCCATTAATCCTTGCACCATAGCAGCTTCTGGTGATGTTGGATCTATTGCTGCTTTATTAAGGATTTGGGAAGGTATTTTAAGTTCTATGATACCACCAAGGTCTTTAGATGCCCCAATAGTCTCCAAATTTTCTATAAGGATCTTCTCTCGGAATGCCCTATAACAACCCACTAATGGTGATACCCCAGCCGGGTTTGATTCTGTGCCTCCCAAACTCATTATCATTAACTTATTAACTGGAATAAAAACATCATCACCATTAGTTAATTTACGGATAATGCTTAAAGTGTCACCTAGCATTCCGTTTTGTAAATTAGAGAAAGCCAAACTGCTTTGGTTAATGCCCTTCAGCGTCTTGCCATCGGCATCAAATACCCAAGGCTTTGATCTAGAAAGGCTGCACTGTGGCCTGAATGCAATTTTATCAATCGTAATATACCCAGCATACCTTGAAGTCTCTGACTCAGTACGATAAACTTTTTCAAATATCGAAAACCCATACTCATTGAACGTTGCTGCGCTTCGGGCTATATCACGCAGAGTTTGTTGGTTAGCAAGATTCTTCAGCGCATACTCCACAAACTCAGCAGCTTTCTTAGATTTTCTGCTACCTCTGTTGTACAAGATTTTAAAATCATTGAATGCTTTGGTCACAAAGACATACTTTGTATCAAGGGCTGTGGAAACTGTATGGTCTTGCTTCATGGCTTCAACAGTGGCGATGAAATTAGGCCATCTCAACTCCTTAACTTTCATAATCTCTGATTCAGCCCTAAGTTGAGAAAGAGCACCAGAGCCTAACTCTCCGGTGCGAAGACGACTAACAGCAAGTCTCTCATTACCTGCTTTAGAAATCTCTTCTTGTTGTGCAAATCTTGTTGACACGAATTATCCCCTCTGTTATATTCTTTTATACAAGGTAGGAGCTACAATTTTTGGAATAACAACAGGTTTGACTATTTCTTCTTTTTCAAGATAATTTATCCCAGAAGAAATGGCGTCGACCCAATCGTCTTTTCTTGTCGTCGTACTCCTTTCCCCATTGAACTTTTCAAGCTCTGTCATAAGGGCTTCATAAGTTTTAGGATCAAAACTATCACGAACTATTCTCACCATACCTGCTTGAGCAAGTTTTGCAAACGGTGTGAATCGTGTTAATTTTGATTTATTGCTTGGTGTAGGATCTTTTTCTACTGTAAACCCTTCCGCTATTAGTTCACGGGAGCTTGTTAAAAATTCACTTATTCCTGCTTGTCCTGGGTCAACACTGAAAATTATGGTGACATCATCACCATCAAAATAAGCCTGTTTCTTAATGATAACATCACGTTCCCCAGCTTTTTTACAGAATCTTCCCTGCGTTTGAGTCGAATATCTACCATCATCAAAAAATTCAGGACAATAATCACCAGACAAGTAGTAAAAACCATCATTGTCTTTACTTACCTTAACAGATGCTGTAAAGTCAGGATATCTGTTTCCAGATGTTCTTTCTGTACCTGCTTTATCATACGGACGAACAGATACAACACCGAGAGGTAAGCAGGGAACCTCTTTTAAATAAGATCTCTGGAAATAGTTTGCCCCTTCAGGTCTTGCATTCCAGTTCCCATGCAACAACTGGGCTTTTTCTACCTCTGGAAGACCTTCAAGGAATGCTAGATAATCTGGGTTATTCTCCAGCATGGGAGGATTATCGAATCCTTGTATTCAAGGTTGGACGCAACGCCAACCCCCGCACCGCTACGTGCTGCTGCATGTCACCAGCAGCACGTAGTGGTGCGGGATAAGAGTAGCGATCTTATCTGAACAAAAAACGACACAATTCACATGGTCACAGATAGATTATCTGATATCTCGTCTACGTTCAAACTCTAAATATCCGAGCAGGATGGTTATTTCTTGTAACCCTGATCCAGATCATAAGATCAAGGAGTTGATTTCTTGGTATTTAGATGATGAGGGATATCCTATACCTGAACGCGATGGGGTGATTAGATGGTTTATAAGACGTGACGGGGAGTTTATCTGGGGTGAATCAGAGCAAGAATTAATTGAAAAGTATTGGGATGGCAAGGATGAGAAAAGAAAGCCTAAACCACTTTCATTTTCCTTCATTTCCGCAACCATTAAAAGAATAGTGGCTTCATGCAGTAATGCATGTCGAATAACTTCGTTAATTGCTGGAAACTCTCAATAAGAGACAATCAGCAGCGAAGCGTCTATTGACGAACGTTCAACGACTATCCCGTAAGGGAGTAGAGCGCAAGCTAATGGCGTTCGAAAAGCGAAGCACCCATTATGTGTGGGTGGTGATATAGTCTACTCTGCATGGT